CCTCTTTAATTTCTCTTTAATTTCTCTTTAATTTCTCTTTAATTTCTCTTTAATTTCTCTTTAATTTCTCTTTAATTTCTCTTTAATTTCTTATCTTTATGTATATATTATAGCATACTTTAAAATAAAAGTCAACACTTTTTTCAAAATTTTTTCAAAAAATTAAAATTTTTTTATATACGAAGTAACGACTGCAATTGAATTAAATTTCTACTATGCTGTGTATACAGCTTCTGATTTAGGTGTTTCCTTATATGATACACTTACAAGTTTTACATTAGTATCATTTTTAGAATTATATAATTCAATTTTCTTACTAACAATGTCTGCAACCCATTTAGATATATTTTCCGAACTTGTAGTAAATGGTACTAAAATAAATGCATCTAAAAACTCTCTAATATCCTGATCGCTAATATGACTGATGTTTACCTTTAATGAATCCCAGCCAGTGTCAATTGTGCTGAATTCAAATTGACTGTATTCATCATGAATTTTCTTTACAACCTTATTAAATAAAGGATCTGTTATGCTTAACAATGTACGATGGTCTAAAATATCATTAATCATATTCTTGACAAACCCAATTTCATTATAATCAAGTACCATATCATCCACTAGTTTATCAGAACCTAGCTTTACCTTTAATTGTGCCGTGTGGCCATGTAATCTTCTGCACTTTAATACTGGCTTACCTTCTGTAAAATCACCATCCAAATTCTGGTTATGGATTCTATGTGCTAAATCAAATTCAAAAGTTTTCTCTACTGTATACATTTATAATTCCTTTAATTCTTTATTTACTTTGTTTAATGAATCTAATAAGATTCTGCCTACTAATGTAATTAAATTTTTTTCGTAATCAGAATCGTTTTTAATTATATAGTCATAGCCTTTAATTCCACTTTCTGTTTCAGTTCCTTCATATTCAACCCCATCACGTTGTATTTGTACTACCACACCCCCTAGACAAGAATGTATAAGGTCTACTTCCGATTGGTACCTTACATCGGTACATATGTAAAGTTTATTAGGATTTGATTCTACTATTTCCTTTACATAATCTTCAAACTGATGATCGTTATAACTACGCATTAAAGTACCAATGCCAACAATTAAATCCCTACCTGTAAATGAACCATAACTATTATCTTTATTTTTTATACAAAAATCAACTTGGGTTTTTAAATTTTCCAGTTCATCCCTATTAATATTAAATATATTGCATATTTTTTCTTTAATAGGATCTGCGAAAGCAGTTCTTTCAACATATGGAAAATATTTCTTTATAACATTATAAGCATAATCCTTACCGGACCTTTTAGGTCCAGCTAATCCAATTATCATTCAACAACACTCCAATTTTCATCTAATATTTCAGTATGTGTTGGCATCCAAACAATTTTTTCTTTAAAACTTAATACCATATAAATGTAAGGTATACTAATTGTGTCTAAATCGTTGGGTATATGAAGCCTGATATACGCATCTCCCCACCCCTTAGTTGTTATTTTCTTTCCTTTCTTTAATTCACTTAATGCTTCACCAAAATTCATATTAACCCTCACTAACCGTTATGACGCCCAACTATTACCAAATAATGTTACGTGTAATCTAGGACAAAATCTAAATCCCTTATCCATCGCAATAGTCGCAATCTTTTTCATATTTTCATTATATCGTTCTTCAGTACCACCTTCAGGCATTAGGTAAACAGGAATTTCCACATCTGTATATTCATTTATTAAATATTTAATCCTCAATACAATATCATTTATTTCATCCAACTGGGCTTCAATATCTTCAGGGCTTACTACAAATTTTAAATAAGCATTTGACACAAATCCACCTACTACGAATTCAAACATTTCAGTTAAAATATTTGGTTTAATAGCTTTAGCTCTTGGAACTCCTGAACAACTTAATTTAGGAGACATACTAACAATTAAAGGCCTTACTAATAATTTATTGATTACATCCATTGTACCACTTAATAATGGTTGCGATCCATTAGTTTCAAATGTGAATGAACTAAATTCTTTAAAATATTCTTCATTAAACACTAATAATTCATTTATAGCAATTTGATTGCATCTTAATAAAGGTTCACCACCAGTAAACACTATATCAACTTGAGATTTCCTTACATCTTCTGGAATCACTGATTCTATTTTTTCAATAATTTGTTCAAATGTTAACTCAGGGCTGTAATCCTTTAACTTTGGATGCCAACTTGGATAACTATCACAACCTGTTTTTGCTAATGGTAATGATTCGTAAGTTGGGTACTTACTTGGATTCGCTAACACTTCATTAACAATTTCATCCGGTTCTGTACTTAATTCACCCTTAGGCATACCAAATCCAGGACATCTAAAATTACAACCAAATACACGAATGAAAACTGATGGATGGCCTGCTCTGACACCCTCACCTTGAATACTATAAAAAATTTCAGAAACTCTTAGACTCATATTCATTTCCTTATAATTTAAAATATATTAATATTATATAATATAATATCTAATAATTAAATTTTTTATTTACATATTATCTATCAGAATTTAACCTGATAATACTTCAAATAATGTTTTAATATTATTAAATTGCTTTTCTCTATCCTCTAGTCCGTTAAATCCGCCATTTACCTTCTTTGTAATGGTTTTAAGATCTGTAAATTGGTTGTATTGATGCAAACCGTTAACAATCCAGAACCATATAGCACTTTTAACAGCACCTTCAGGAGTTTCTAAATATTCAGGGTCGTTTTGATGACCAAATTTAGTGTAGTTATTACGTCCGGTTAATTGTATCAAACCTCTACCTTTATAACGAGAGCCATCATGACTATTTACATCACCATTACCCATCCTATTAGCATACACAACATCTGCAATAGCATCTGGTTTGCGCGCATAGTCCTTGACACTCAACTCCCTAAAGTACTTGCCAAAGACCCTAGCTAATGATTGCTCACTATAATTTAAGTTTTCTCTTAGAACCCTAAACCCAGCACTTTCGTGAGCACACTGCGCTAAAAAATGTAATTTGTTAGTAGTAGTCCAATTTTCCTTGTCTATTAAGGAAAGGTGTTGTAACACCCCCTTATTAGCATTTGGATACAATTTAATTAGTTTTGTATAATCCATATTAATCCTTGTTACATAATGAGGTGCTTGCTTCTACACCATCTTCTTCAGTAGGGATAAGGCAAGCATCAACCCATACAACTTCAAATTCGTTATCGAAAGTTTCACAAGTCATAGGCTCACCGTTAATTTCAACATACTTACATTCGTGATCAGAATATCCAACATAAGCAACCTTATCAGTACAACCTGTAACAAAACAAGACACAGCAACCATTACAAATAAAACTTTCTTTAACATATAATTTCCTTAATTATTTTAACTAAACCTTGATGTTGACTTAAGAATCTTAAGCACCTAATTCATTAATTATTGTATCTTTAATTTCTGGATGTTTTTCAAGGATTCTTAGTATTGATTTTAAATCAATTTTAGTTTTCTTAGCATACTTCGCTTTCATTTCATCAGGCACTGTAAATAAACACATTACCTTTGCTAATATAAATGTACCACTAACTTCAAAAGATACTTGTTCTTTGCTGTGTAAGTGCTTAATGTGCTTAAGGTACTTAGCAGTTGCATGAGTAACATTTGTATCTACATTACAACCCTTGCTTAATGTTACGCGTAGGTAAGTAACGAACTTGTTAGGATCTGCATCAATCACTAACTCAACCTTTTCCATTGCATCGATTCTATAACCGTGGATCTTAGGGCATCCCTTAGTAACCATAGCCTTAGCTTGTGATGTGATATCTACTATTTCAAGTGCTTGCATATCTATTACCTCTTAAGTTTTCTTTAATTCTCTTTAATTTCTTATCTTTATGTATATATTATAGCATACTTTAAAATAAAAGTCAACACTTTTTTTTTAATTTTTTTGAAAAAATTTTCAGTTTCTTATATATAATAATATTAATAAAAAATATTAATATACTACTTTTTAAATCCAAAATTATAAGAGTTCCATCCTAAGCTATTCCAATCCCATTTCTTATCTTCTTTATATTCATTTTCATCTGAATAATCATCAAAATTACCTATAGTTAAATAATCACCGATTAACACATCTTCATCTGCATCTTTATTGTATAATGTACTTATAATTGCAGTCATATCCTCAAAGTTTCTTGAATTACAAAAAGGAGCGAATGTTAAAGCTAATGACATAATCATATCATCATGATACCCATTATCAGCTTGATACTTACCGTTTATGGCTATAAATGTGTAAAATTCCTCAATTGTAGCTTTATCATTTATCACCAGTAAGTTATTATCTAAAAACAACTTCATTGTATCTAGTATTAAATTTCTTGATTTAGATGTGGTTCTAAAACCTGGCTCTTTATTAACCTTACCTAATGGGGCCATTCTGTTATACGTTTTATCATAAAATAAATTAGGATATTCATAGTCATTCTTCAACATTATAGCAACAAAGGTACCTGCACCTTCATTATTTTCAATAATCATAAATGCATTGTTATATCTTCTACCCCATTCATCCAAGAAAGATGGCATTAGCTGGAAATTTTCATCAAATAGCTGTGCTGAAGCAACTTGAATAAAAGGCTTAGTAGTAATATCAACAACATGCACAGCGAAAGCATCACCATAACACTTAGAAGGGTCTACATCCAAAATATACTTATGTTTAGGTATAGGTTCCTGGTATATTTTTAATTTAGAATCCCATATCAGCTCCGGTTGTTTAGCTGTTAATGTAGATAATACATCAGGATTAACCAATGTTGTAGATGAACCAATGAATTCACAATTGTGGTTCACTATATTATTAGCTATATAAGTATGATTATCAGTGTTAATGATATCATATACGTCTGTTTTTTCTTTGATTGTTTCTATATTAATAATTCTAGTCGGTAATAAATCCTTTGTTATTATTACATCCCCAATTTTTAACGAATGTGCAAAAATTTCTTTATCATATACAACAAATCTGTGATCTTTTGAGACGGTTATATCACCATTTTCAAATGTTATCTTTAAAACTTCTGAAACTTCTTTTTTTCTAATTCCAATAAAATCAGAATACTTGTCTGATGTTTCTATTTGATATCTATTATTATTTAAAAATTCTTTTGCCCTATGTAAAGCTGTATCCCAATCCTCATCGTCCCATATAATTAATACATCAATACCAAGCGACTCTAAAAACTGTTTTCTGTATATATCTTTCTCAATACTGTTTTTATGCCAGTATGTGCCGTTAAATTCTATAACTTTATTAGATATCATGAAATCAGTTCTAATTACATCTTGATGCAATTTATTTTTATACTCTTCAGTTAATTTAAAAGTTTTTTCATAATTATTAGTAGCATAATAGCATTTCGTTTTATCCAAATCACAAATTGTCACTAACTCATTAAAAAATTTCTGAGATATCTTAGAATATGACTTTTTTGATTTATTTAACCTATTATTAGTTTTTTCAATAAATAATTTCTCTCCAAGTTCTTTGCCATATTTTTTGATATAATATTCCTTGGAATTAACTTTTTGTTTTTTACTTTTTTCTGTACCTATTTTTCTTTTTTCATTATAATTATTAAATTTTTCAAGGCCTAATTCTCGACCATATATCTTCGTATAATACTCCAGTGTTCTATCATACTTATAATGAATATCCGTAGAAGGCATCTTAAATACAAACTCAGCAATATCCCACTTATAGTAAGCACCACATATTGGGCATTTATACTCATTTACTTTACCTTGTAGAAAACAGACATATGATCTAAAAGTTACATTTTTACACTTACTAACTTCAGTTGCATGATGTAATATAGAAAAATACATTTTTTTATCTTCTTTGATTAATGTCCTATATCCACCAGATTTTAAATATTTGTTATCAATATTTAAACAAAAATTTTTAGTTGTTTGAAAATCATAAAAATCACCATCATATTCCTGCTCTAGTTTTCGAGATTTAGAAATTATTGCACGGCCATCAGCTGATGATGAAAAAGATTCACAACCGTATTTTTCTAAGCATGTTTTATTTCTTTTCTCTTTTATTTCATCTGTTTGCATAGGGTGATCAACACCATAATGTAACAGACTTGTATGTATATATTTTTGCTTACGTGAGTTTTTCATATAAATCTTTTACCTTAACCTGTGAAAATGATTCATTTAATTTATCATAAATATTTATTACGGAATCTCCATCTATGCATGCATAGTTTTGGTTGAAAAAGGTTATACCATTCTCCCTGATTATTTTGTTTTTAAATTCTTCTGCAGTTAATTGTCTACCTTTATTATCAAATCTTGGAACGTCTCTCCAATCTACGAAATGGAACGAATAACCAGATTCACCAGATTTAGCTTTATCACAAATTGTTTTCCAATGGTTCAATCCGTTAGGAGTACTTATGAGAATATTTTTCTTCCAAGTTAATGATGATTGAGAAGGGAATATAGAATCTGCAAATTCCCGCCATATTGTATTTCGAATAAATGCAACTTCATCTATAACTAATATATGAATACTAAAACCACGAAATGAGTTCTCACTAGGAACATCTGTTAATATGCGGGTATTCGATTCTGAGGCAACTGAGCCTTTATTCCATTCTACAATACCAACTTTCATCCACATTGGTAAAAAGCCAAATATCATCTTAACATTATTAAGAAATTCCCTTGCTAATGAACCTTTATTGGCACATATACCGATGTTAATATTTTCGGTGAATAAAAACTTCCATACTAGATATATAGCGGTTGTTACTGACTTACCTGATTGTCGACCTTGTAATGATACTGTACCTTCAGATTCTTCACTCATGATGCTGTTTAAAAATTCGATTTGATATGAACGGGTTTCAGGGAAATTAACACCTTCTTTTGTTCTAATTTTTACGTAGTTATCTTTGAAGTAATACAGATCTTCTTTGCATTTCCTTAATTCCTCAATATGAATAGACGATAACTTCATATCCGTATATGCTTTTTTAAGGTTTCTATCGCCTTCATATGAAATCTTTTCACCATATGCATCTAAGTAGTAATTATCTTCAGATTTTTCTGTATCAAGTATATCCCAAGCTATTTGTTTACCTTCATTTCCATGGGATCTTAATATTTCTAATAATTCACTTGTGATTAACCCTTTATTATTTTTATAATGGGTTATTGTATCGATAGTGAAAATTTCTTTTAACTTAGAATTTTCCATTATATTAAATACCTTTAATTTTTTAAAATATTATTATTTTTATTTATTTTTTAATAATACTGATATTAATATTTTTAAATAATATAGAATATAAAAAATTATATTCAAAACTAACAAAGGAGAAATAATATGACAGATATTAATTTAGGTGAAGGTACTAACTTAGGTATATGTGGTGGTAATACTGCACTAGGTGCTGGCCTTGGTGGATTTATTGGATCTTGGTTTGGTAATGGTGGATTTGGTTGGGGTAATCGTGGCTATGGTTATGGACCTGGTATTGGAACTGCTGGTGTTATGGCACAAAATGGTTTTGATACTTCTATGTTACATGACGATAATATGGCAATTCAAAATCAATTAGAAAACATTGGCGCACGTCAAACTGATGCTAACTACAGAGTAAATATGAACTTATCAAATGGTATTTCAAGTGCCTATGTAGGTTTAACTAATGCTCTTAATGCTAACAATGTTGCTAATTTACAAGGTCAGTACGCAACACAGACTGCTATCAACTCTGTTGGTACTAACTTAGGTCAGGATTTAGCAGTAATCAACTCAAATATCTCAAATCAAGGTTATGAGTCAAGATTAGCAACTAAGGACTTAGGTACTCAAATGGGAAGTTGTTGTTGCTCACTAAAAACAGCAATCGCTGATGAAGGTGCTAAGACTAGAGAGTTGATTCAACAAAACTATATTAGTGGTTTACAAGGTATGCTTGCAGATGCTAAATGTAAAGCAAATAATCTTGAAAATCAATTAGCATTTAATGCTTCACAAACTGCTCAAACAGCTTACTTAATTGACCAATTAAAGACAGCTTAAAGTGTAATAGTAAAAGTATTAGTGTTAGTTTAAAGATTAATATTAATACTTTTATTATATATTATATAAAAATAAGGATTTTTTTTATGTGTATAATAATCAAACGCAATAAAATTCATATTAGTGATTTTAAAGATGTTAACAAAAATAATGATAAAAGTCCAGTAAGCTCAAAGGTTGCTGATAAATCTGATAATACTAAGAATAAATCAATTTTTAGCGCAATTGATGTAAGTGAATACCCTGAAGAATGGAATGAGCATATTACTAAAAGAGAATTTTGTGCATTACTGAAGGAACAATTATCATCAGTTGTTGATGCAAGATCTCAATGTAATAAAGAATTATTCCGATGCAAACTAATGGACTTAATAAAAGCTTCAATCATCACCTACAACGCTAATAATTAAAATTTTGTGACACGATGTCACAAATACATACTGAAATTTTTAAGGAGATACGATGTATCCAAATAATTATTTGAACTACCAACAGCCATTACAAAAAGCCCCAGTAGCATCAATGCCTACATCACTCAATACATACCCAATGAACCTTAGACAAATAAATGGGTGGGAGCCTCCAAAGGAGATTTATGTTAATGGTATTAAGTGGACACTAAGGAAGGATTACAGAGATAGTAGTGGGAGTATACCGAACATTACAAGTATATACTTTGATGATGTTAATTCAGGATATATGAAAATTGATGAAATGTCTAATGATAAGACCACTATATACTTATTCTTGTATTATGGTACTATAATGCCTCGTCCAGGTTCATATGAAAAACCTATGAATGTATTTTTCCAATGGTTTAATGATAAACCTGTACAACTAAGAAAGGATGCTATATCTGAATTAGATTGGAATAGAGCTAATGTTTATGTTTCTGAATATGGTTCTTTACAAAGTGCTACTAAAGATGCATTATTCCATGTTGTTGAAGAAAGGAAGAATATTAAAGAAACTGAACCTTTACCTGATATTGTTTTAAATCCAAATGACAGGGATGTTCAATCTGATATTAACAATGTTGGTGGAGAAATAAAATAATGGATATTATATATAATAATATTAAAGAAAAAATTTTAAATGAGATAAAAAGAAAAAGCGAAGTGATTTTAGAAGATAATGATAACCCAAAAATGTTATTTAACGAATTAAAAACAGACCTACTAAGCTCATATATGAAAAATGATTTTAGAGTGTCTGTTTTAAAGAAATTTGCAAGTAAACTACTTGCTATAATAGAATTAACTGAAATGGCTAATTCTAATACGGACGAGTAATATATGCAGGCGGGTTAGGGTCAACGAATTTAGTTAATCTCATTCTAGCAATATCTAAAAGATACTTAGAATCAATAATTATAGCGTTGGATTTAAGTCGTTTTTTAATATATAATCTTAAACACAATCTATAACCTTTTTTGGTTAAATATGGTTTAAGCATCTCATAAGTAAATTTCAAAGGGTTTCTTATTCTACCCTTTGAATCTGTATTCATAGCTAGTATTTTTTCAATAAGTCTTATTTTTGCGTGTGCTTCACACCAGTGGAAATTTAACCCCAACATATATGATTTAGATGTTTTAAGTACTAATGTTAAAGGATATTTATCAAATGTATGATTTTTATCCTTAGCATCGTATTTAAAAAATATAACCTTACCTGGTTTTATATTTCGCCAATCAGGCTTACCACTAGATGCATTTTTTCTATAATCCATAACGATCCCTTTAAGAATTTTAAAGGAATCTTTCGGGCTATATGGTTTAACAAAGCTTAAATCTATTTTACCAGCCATAAATATACTCTTTTATTATTTTATTATATTTATAATCCCAACAAATCCATCAATTCATCCTTTTGCTTTTCAACCTTACTATCATGTTCTTTAATTTTTTCCATATCATCTTGAACTATTTGACGTACTTCATTATTAGCAAAATTAGTTGCTTTATATTGTTGCGCCCCAGAACTAAAATCCACAGTACTACCTTCTGGTAAATTTTGATTTTCAGCTATATCACTAAATCTCATTTTAGGGTAGTTAATATTCATCATAAATGTATCAGTAATACCAGTATAACGATTTTTAGTTACTTTCAGTACCATCTCACAATTCTTCTTCATTTCTTCAGATTGTAAGCAAAATAGCATAAAGTCAGCTGTCATTGCTGTACCAATAGAATCTGATATTGAAGAATTATCTCCATCAGTTTTACCTATTGCTCCACGATTAAGCTGAGAAGCACTTACAATAGGTACTTGTAATTTAACTGCTTGAGCACGTACTTCTTCGCCTATACTCTTAACGTAAGTATACAGACCAGCATTTGGATTCAAAAGGTCAGACTTCATAATACCCAAGTAATCGATAAAAATTATATCAAATTTAATTTCCTTTTCATTCTCAAATTTTTGAACTAATGAGGCTAACATATTAGCGCTAAATGAGCCAGCAGGAAATTCCTTAATGAATAATTTACCACATTTACCTGAACACTTATATTTTTCGTAAGCCCCTAAAATCATGTCTTTGGTAGTTTCAGGTCTTTGTAATTGATCCAATTCTCCTCTAGTTTTAGATAAATCTCTAAAGCTATTAATATCAATATCAAATACATTAGCATTAATACGTTTCATCATTTCATTTTCTGACATTTCTAATGAAACCATTAAAATATTTTTACTGTCCTGTAACATAGTACTCATAAAATCACACATTAGTAATGATTTACCCACACCCTGAGCCGCTAATATAACATTTAGTGTGCCTGGTAAAAACCCTGCTCCTAAACGTTTATTTATTGATTTATGAGCTGTTTTAATTCCGTATTCTCTTTTAGAAAAATATTCTATTTGTTCTTCAATGCTGTCAAAATCTAAACCTAAATCAGAATCTATTTGGATTTTATTCATCTCTTCAACTAAAGCTTGTGCTTTCTTTATTTTAGATTCATTCTTCTCCATTAAACCTTCTGAACCGATTTCTAAGGATTTGTAGTATATAATATCCTTTATATACTTAACTGTTTCATTACACATAAATTCTGTATTAGAATTTAATTCCTGAGTTTTTAATACCTTTAATGATTCAATAATAACCTTTCTTATTTCAGCATTAGGAACATTTTTAATCATTACTGATAATGCTGTTTCTTGGGGTCTTTGTTTATATTCATTATAATACTTTTTAAGTAATTTAAATATTTCTTTATTACCTGCATTTTTGAAGTATTCATTTTTCAATAAGCTAAAACATTTATTGAAATATAACCCATCATGGATTAAAGATTTTAAAATAATAAATTCAAACTCAAACATACAATTCCTTAAATATTTAGTATTAATATATTTTCTATATTATATTATATTATATAATTAATACTAAATAAAATTTTATTTAACCTATTTAAATCCTATTTAAATCCTATTTAAATCATTTTAAAATGGGATATCATCTTCAAGGTATATTTTACTATATACTTCAACTATTCTCTTATATTCGTTGGTAATTTCCATAGAGTTATTAAAATCCTTTATATAACTAAATGCATTAGGATGACCTGAAGTTCCTCCTGTTAACTCTAATCTCAATTTATTTAAACAATACGGGCTTAAAGTACCTTGTTTAACCCTACATTTAAAACAAAATGCGCCATTATTAAATTGAAAGTTGCAAACTACCAGTCCTTGGCCTTCTTTCATTTCTTTAATAAGAATAGGATTAAATACATCGTTATTAAATACAAATGTTACTGGTCCGCATTTATGAACCTGATTATTTTCATATGCCTTTTTAACAGCTTCTTCTTGCTCTGCTTTTAAGGAACTAATTTCATTTGTTGTGTTAGAAGGTAGCTTATACTTATTATTTTCAATTTCAGCGCATAATTCATCTAAATTCTTAGTCCAGAACCATAAATTAACTAATTGGGAATTTGTAAATAAATCATGTGTTTCTCGCCAACAATCATATACATCAATTATATTACATAATGCCTTAAGTGATTTTCTTTCATTTTCATCTAGGTGGTCAGTAAAGGTATTATAGCATAATAATGTGGCACACACACTATCATCTATAATACGTTTAAAATTAGGTAGTTCATCAAACTCAACCCAGAATTCTTTTGGATAAGAATGGTGATCCACTAATTGTACGAATTTCTTTTTTGATATTAAATCCTTTAAACATTTTGGTCTTTCAGAAAAACTTAAGTCCGTAATAATAACAATATCATCAGGATCATTTATAATAGCATCTACCTGCTTTTCAAAATCACCATAAAATGTATGGTATACTTTAGTAATCTTTTCTTTATATTTTGAATTAACACATAGCATACATCCCAATGCATCCATATCATTATGAGTGAAGTGAATCATTATAATACTCCTTAATAATCTTCATTTCTTCTTCTGTTAAAAATTCCAACATATTATTTGCTTCTCTTTCAGAAACATTAAAGAATTTTCTAACTGCAATATTACTATCCCCAGTTTGTTCTTTAGTAGATTTTGGATAAGGTATAAACTTCACCCTGCCATTAATAACATTTTGGATAAATTTTAACTGTATATCTTTTGGGATTTTATGGTAATAGTTTAAAGTATTTGCTATATTCACTAATCCTGCATTACCACATAACCATCTACATAATACAAATTCACTTACTTTATCCAATTCTTCTTGACTGAATTTTGAATCTGTACTTAGCACCTTTTTAAATACATTAAACATATATTACCCTATCTATTGTATCTTATCGGATATCTTCCATAGTAACAACCTTTTCTTCAATCTTGTCATCAACTACAGTTTGAACTTTAGCCTTTGGTTCAAATACAATTTCAATCTTAGAACCTGGTTTTGCAATCTGCTTGATATACAACTGCTGAATCATAAAGGTTACATCTCTTTGTAAAGCTTCCTGATTGATTGTGATATCATTTTCATTAATTTGATTGATTTGATTTTCCATCATTTTTCCTCTTTAAATCTTTAACTGCGTCTCTTAATTCTTTTAATTCATTTAATGCTAACATAACTTTAAATATTCTAGCTTGATTCTCTTTATCAACTAAAGTCCTGCTATAAGTATTCATTGTTATATAATACTTTAATAAATCTTCTAATTCGGTATCATCTACCTTACCATTCGTCATAAGTTGCCACCTTCTTCGCCATTTCATACCCCATTGCTTTAGCCATGTTTTGAAGCGGTTGTATAAAGAATTTTTCAAATGATTCACCATAATCAATATAATCTAAAAACATTTCGGCGAATGAAGTATCGTTGTATATCAATCTATCGGTAGGTCCGAACGTGTTTGGTTGTTTAATCATTATGCAACGACCTTTACTACCACTAGTAAATAGATTATATTTACCTTGTAAGTTATGTTCTGTTATATATTTATTATGATATATTGCACCTTTACACATATAAGGTATTCCCTTATCGGACAGTTTATAATTTATATCACTTATTGAACCATATGTTGCTATATCCTCTATGTCGGAGTTATAATATTCGGTTCTTTGTTCTTCCATCCAATCCCTTAATGCATTTTCATCCTTATCCAATAATATATCTAAGGATTCTAATAGCTTTCTCTTTGTAAATGGTGCTGTTTGAGACCTTGCTAATTCAACTCCCATAAATTTCATATGTGGTTTTTCTTCAGGGTACCTTGTACCTTCGGAATCTCTGATACGGGCTATATACTTTTTCTTTTCAACAAATATAACCGAGTCTGATATAATTTCACGTTTAGCTCCAATTACCTCAGGTCTCAAAGCATTTAATTTACCACAAGCTATTTCTACCGATTTATCAATTATTGGGGCTACAACCTTCTTCTCAAAATCATCAGCTTTATCAACATAATCATTCATTGATAAATTAGGATAAGCCTTAATTACCTTATCCATAAATGGCGCAATCGTATAGTACCCGGAATTGTGAACTAATATATCATTTCCAAAGAAATTATGATTATCTTCCACTTCTATATCATAAACATCTAATTCTTGAATACCTAAATCTTCAATTTCAAATTCGTTCACTAATTCCATCATACCCTTCCTAATTTTTCTTTAACCTTGTTAATATAGTAGTTAATATAATAATTTTTATCTTTATTATAATCGGATTCCCAGATAACATCAATATCATAGCCAACATCTTTAGCTATCGAATTCTTTTTCTGGTCGTTTAGCCAAATTTCTTTGGCTGTTAAGTTTTTAACATATGGATTTGGGTGATCGTCTTCCTTGAACAACTTAGGATTAGCGTGAAAACTATCACCATTAAATTCAATTATATAATTTAATTCTTCTATTAAGAAATCATAATAGTAAAGTTTATTGTTATTAACCAACCAAAATTCACAGGTCTTTGGTTCATATTTAGTGGTTAATTTAAAATCCTTAATTCCTTCATCTAATTTGGTAAAGAAATCAGAAGCTATTTTCGAATAGAATTTATTATGCTTTTGTACAAAGTCATTAAATTTTTTAGTTCCGATTTCCTCACCGTATTTTATAATCATATTATCTAAAGTAACGGCTCTGGATTTATTATAATCAGCAAACTCGTCATCAGCCATACCTTTATATTCTTTAGAATTTGTATATGATTGTATTTTCTGAAGATTCCTGAATTTTATTTCACCTAAATTCACCCCATATTGGGCTATAAAATAACTTTTACTCTGTCGATTAAATCTATTTTGCCTAATAAACATTATATTATCGCTGAACGCGTTTAGATCTATATCATCAGGTTTAATATTGTCGTAATTCCACCCTTCAACGAATCGTTTCATGGTATTATGCACAGAGCTCAAAGACCAGTTGTTTTTAATAAATAAATTCTTTAAAAATATAAACTGGTTCTCAAATCCTTTTATATCTTTAGCAAATTTACCAGAAACAGTATTCTTCTTAGGCATTTATTATCAACTTATCTCCTTTAATTATATCTGCTGGTTTACATTCAGTTAAAATACCATTTCTCACAACCATAATAGAATGATCTTCCGTAATCGTAACTTCTTTACCATTACATTTTACTTTAAACATTCTTTTATTAACCTTGTGTTTCATAATATATTTTATCTTTTTACTTTCAATTTTAAGGTCTTTATTTAAGCTTAAAGATTCAATATATTCGCTAGGTGTTTTTATATAGCTATTGGATTTAGTTATAACAATATTACCATCAGTATTATTGTACAAGTCACCTATGGTTATATTTCCCTTGCTGGTATTTATGATGGTATCGGAAACCACAGAGTCAGTATCACCGTAGACCACATACTTAGAATCAGTTGGTAATAATTCCTGTAATTTTTCCTCAATCATATTAGCTGTATTCTTAACAAGGTAACGGCCATTACCTGTAATAGCTCTAGCCATATCGAGGTTGAATAATGGGAAAAATTCCTTGCCTACTGCACCATATAATGAGTTAATCATAATTTTTTCAACTAATTGTTGTGTATGGTAAAATTCCTCATTATACTGACATATATCGTAAAAATGCTCCAAATCTTCAATACTATATTTACTTAGCTCTTCCTCGCTAAGTTCAAGTATTTTTTCAGGTTCTAAATCAATCATAAAAATTATTTCCTTTTATTATTCTATTATTATATAATAACTTAAGATTTTTTTCTAGCTAAAATAATTTTTTGAATAACCTCTTTTTGTTTTTCATATTTTAACATTATCTTCTTGTCCTTCTTTCTTTGAGTGTATATATCCCATACTAAATTAGGAATTATACCTTCTTTAGACTTATCAAATAATGCTCCATTTATACCCATTGAATAATTATACTTTTGTAGTAAAGGTGTCACTTTATCCCACACATCTTGACTTACATCTAGCGCTTTATCCTCATCTTGAGAATTAAAGTATTTCATTACTAAATCTCTTAAATCACTAGGGCATTTTGCTAATGGTACATAAGTTTCTGGACTCATATTAAATCCAACCATGTTCATGGGGTACATCGAGTTGTAGTCAAATGATAAAACCCATTTATGTCTACCCTTCACAGGTTTTCTCACAAACCCGCCTTTTAAATCAGATTTTTCATGCTCTTGTCTAGGAGGAAATACTAGGTTCTTACTATTACATACATTGTTAATATATGTACTCCAAGGTTTAATGGTACCCATAGTATCACTTACCAAACACCCCATTTTTTGAGCCATACCTAACATAATATTAGTAAGATTCATTTTCATATCCAATCGTTTAAGTAAGTACACATCCTTAATACCATAATATACGAATTGAAATTGCAGTAATTTTAACAATCTATCGTTATCATAATTTTCGTTATTACGTTCTTTTATTTTTAATTGACGGATTTCCTCACGCACTTTATCATCATAAGATGTATTAGATATTTGGTATGACTCACCAGTATAAAATGAATCAAATGTTGTAAACTCACTATGGTCTACCTTACCTTCACCTAACTCTATATTAGATATAAAATCCAATGCATAAGACGATTTAACATCAAATGTGAAATTCTTATATGCATCTAACATATCAATATAGTAATGGCCATGTGCTGTGAAATCAAACATTAATTTTTGAGTTTTATTATCTGTGTTTGCAGAATACTCCACCTTACCATAGTTAGACATTAAATTCGGATCTATACCCAAATTCTTTAATCTATTATGAATATATGGATAGTCAAAACCTAATCCATTCCATGCATGGATAATTAAAGGGTCTAACTTTTTAAATACTGTAAGGTATTTATTTAAAAGTTCAAATTCATCAGTACATTTAATATACTTTACTTTATAAGGTAATTCATATCCCTTCTCCATCTCAAAATCACGCAACCCAAATATAATCATTGTCTCTAACTTATTATCAAATATCTGGATTAATGTAATTTGCTTTTCTGCTAACTCTGGTTTTGGGAATGCACCATCAGCTCTAGTTTCAATATCAAGATACCATACCCTAGGTGATAAGTTATATCCCTTACCCCAGTAATTATCCCTAATATATCGGTACATAGGGTTGACAACACCAAACTGATCCTTAGCATCTTTAGATGTGCCTAGTCGTTTAAGAAGTGAAATACTTTGGTCTAAAACATATTTGTAAGTACCTTTGCTATGTTGTACATAGTACTCAAACTGTGAAGGGACTTCGACCACCTTAGTAGTCTCCCCATCATTTAACCTCGCTAAGTATTTCCATTGGCTTCTGTCTTGCCATATAGCTTCAAATTTCATTATTTACCTACCTTGCCAGACTTGGTCTTTAGCATAAATCTTGTCTTACATAAACCACAAGTAACATTTAATTCTTTATCCTTGTGCTTGATTTTGATACCGCAATCGCATTCGAATGTGTATGTTTTTGTATTAACTGGAAGTCTTGGTGCCTTAGGCACTTTTGGAGTTTCTGAGTCCCCTTCCTTCTTAATACCTCTGTTGATTTTGAAGTCTTCTAGACCCATTTCCTTAACGAATGCTAATCCTTCATCATTTAATTCTGTGTAAGAGTAACCTCTGTTTACATCTGCTCTATTGAATATTAACTTCAATCCATGTTCTAATGCACAGTTCTTAAAATGTTTGTTATGATACTGTTGAGCGGTACAATCTTTGATGCCATTTTGGAGATTGTAAAGATGTACCATTTCATGTAACATTGTGCCAACTACTTCATTGATTGAACGTGTTAGTTGTTCTGCAACAATGTTGATTTCATAAGCTTTTTCATTAGTTTCTTCGTTATTCCAGATACGATTGCAAGAACACCATCCTAACACACCTCTACGTGCTGTTTGTACTGTGATTACTGGTTTAATAACCTTACCGTCGTAGAACTTTTCGTTAGCCTTATCGAAAATGCTTTCCAAGATTGCTATTATTTCTTTAATACTTTGCATATCGTTACCTCTTAAATTTCTCTTTAATTCCTTATCTTTATGTATATATTATAGCATACTTTAAAATAAAAGTCAACACTTTTTTCAAATTTTTTTTTTAATTTTTTTTCAATTTCTTATATAATAATATTAATAAAAAATATTAATATAAACAAAAAAAAAATCCTATCTTTCGATAGGATTTAAAAAAGAAGAGTAAATAATCAAATATAACTAATTGAGAATAATAAAGGGTTAGCCTTTATCAAAACCTGCAACTATATCTTTAGAGAAATTATTTCTAGAAAATTCATAACGGTCAACCAACTTACAACCTTTAGAACCAGTTTGTACGCATACAAAACCTTCATCCTTAGTTGGAATATAATCACCGTTAGTTGTAAGTACAAAGTTGTTGTACATCTTCATTTTATTTAATTGGTTAAGGATCATTAACTTAGCTTTAGTAATTAAATCGAATACTTCGAATATAGCAGTTAAGCCTTTAAAATTCAACACATCAGCGAACTTCTGTCTTGCTGTTTCCTTACCCTTTTCTGTTTTCTTCTTTTCAATTTCATTATTGGCTTTAGTTGTAATGTATGCAACCCATTCATCTTCACGTTTCTTAGGATTTGGCATTGGAGATCCTGCTCTAATGTAAGTGTTGAAGAATGTCATTAAATGCGAAGCACGTTCATCGTTAATTTCATTCCACTTGATCTTATTACCATATGCCTTGATACTTGAAAGGATCTTTTCTAGTTCCTTTGCTTCTTTTGGATCGAAACAAGCTTTGCTGTTTGTAAGGTTGGATACAGTGTCAATCATAAACACATCTTTAGAATCCTTAAATACACTCTTGTTTACTCCAAAACCACCAACTGATAATGTTGTAGGGTCTGAGTCTTGCCAAGTATATCTTGTATGTACTGCAATACCAAATTCTGCATTCCCTACAGCCTTACCTAAATCTGAATCTTTTTCCACAGTGTATACAATTGTGTTTGGATGCCATGCATAGCAAGCTTTACCGTCTACACTAATTGATTTTAAACTAGATTTTGTAAATAGTATATCACCTTGGTACACAGAACCATCCTTTGGTGTGATATCTCTTAGGTATTCTAAAGCAACTTTTAGGGTATCAGCTAACCCACCTTCGTGATTATTGTTGATATCATCATTGCTGTAATTAATTTTAGGTGTTTTGTTAAAGATAGCCTTAGTAGATACAAAGAACCCATCTTTACTCCAACCAAATATAACTGCAGGAGCTCCATCAATCTTAGTACTTACATCAGGTTTACCTGTGCCGATTGTATCAATAATATACTGTAATCCCTCAACCGCATCTAAAAGGCCTTGTTTACCATTCACCAAGAAATTTTCTTCGATGTGTGTACTATGCTTGTTAACGACAGCCTCACTTAGATTCTGAAAAACATAATCTTTGAAATTCTTAAAATTCATGCAAAATTTCCTTATTATTAATTTTTATTTAATATTTATAATAATACTTTAAATAAAATTAAAAATATAAAAATAAGGCAAAAAAATCCTATCAAATGATAGGATTAAAATTATTAGTTTTTAACGGTTTTTATTTTTATTTATTATCAAGGAGAAGTTTTTAATTTTTAAATCCATTGAGATAAATTAACTAATGTTGCGCATAAATTTAAATTCTTATCTCGTACTGTTTCACTTTTATACTGACCATCTGCAATAGCTATAATTGAATTTGGTATATTTTTAAATATATTAATATTATTATATAAGAATTCAAACATAGCATCCGGATTTGGTAAAGCATTAACCTTAGAAACTAATTCTAAATAATTTTTTGATTTCATAGTATTTATAATGTCATCAAAACTTGTATTTACTGTATCAACTACGAAATTACCTGTGGATGCTAATCTCTCAATTCCACTAATCATAGAACGAATACTTGGGTAATAAGATTTAATGATATTACACACACATACCTTAACTTCTTGGGTAATTTCAATACCTTCTTGTTCTAATATCCATGTCAATCTATTGTAAATTGGCATCTTCATATCTTCAGGTTTAAATTCTCCAAAATCATAATTTTCAAGGCGATTAAGTAAAGGTTCGATTACTTTTGATTTATAATTGCCTGTAAATATAAATGAGCAGTTTGCACTATGTTCATCCAAAAAACTACGAAATGCTACTTGTGCATCTTTTGTAATATAATCTGCTTCATCCATTACAATTACTTTTGGTTTATCATCAAAGCTTTCTGAACAAGCAAAGTTGTAAATTTTATTTCTTAATACATCAATACCCTTTTCATTAGATGCGTTTATAAACATTGAATCTGCATCTAAACTGTGGATTAAAGCCCTTGCAGTGCTTGATTTTCCCAATCCTGGGCTCATTGACCAAAATCCTAAATTTGGTAATTTACCTGATTTAACAGCTTTTTGTAATCTTTCTTTTAATGTTGGTGGAAGAATTACATCTTCTAAAAACTCTGGATTATACTTATGATACCAAACTGAATTACCTACATTCTTTACTTCCATAAAAAAATCCTTTTATTAACTAATATTTAATATAATTATATTATATAATAAAAGGATTTAAAATAAAAATTATCTATAATAGGTTATTTATTCAGTTTTATTTTCATCATCGTCTTTAGATTCTTCATCAGTATCAGCACCTTCTTCTTCATCCTTAAGATAAATGCTAGCTTTTTTATCTTCTAATCCTAATATCTTATTATATTTACTTACCTTTTTCATCATATTATCTTTAATAATACGTTTATTTTCTTCGTACTTTGCTGTAGCGTCTTCTTTCAGTTTTTTAAGTTTTGCTTTATCTTCTGGTGAAATATCCTTCTTTTTAAGATTATCATCTATTTGTTTTATAACTTGATTGTAATTATCTTTATTATCTTTTAATTCTTTTTTACACTGGGATATGGCATCTTCTTTATTTGATTTAGCCTTCTCTGTAAATTCTTTGAGTTTTTCAGCGTCGCTTACAAGATCATCCACCATTTTAGATACTTCAGAATCAATACCCAACATCGAAGCCATAGCATTTAACACATCTTTAATAGGGCCTTTACCTAATTTAATGCCGGCATCAAGGAATTTATTTTTAACTTCCTTTTCATCATTAGGACTCATATCATCCATTAAGTCTTCTATTGCTTGTGTGCGTACTTCTTTATGTTTCTTAACATCCTGTTTGGTTACTTTCTCTACACGTTGCTCTTGCTCTTTCTTAACATCTACATCATCTAAAACTTTATCTTCTGGATCTTCTTTTATGCCTTCTTCACCTTCACCCTTTTCTTTAGCCTTTTCCTGTTCCTCTGCATCTTTTGAATCTTTCTTTTTCTCGATATCTTTGGAATCTTCTTCACCCTTTTCTTTATCTTGAAGTTTTTGCACTTTTTTCAATATTGAACTTGCTTTATTGTCTTTTTTACCTGACGCAGGGTCCGCTTTAGTTTTAGTCCAATTATATAAAGTTTTTAATTCTTTAGCTGTACCTTTTAAATCACTTGGATCAAATTTCTTATCAACTTCTTTTTTGTGTTGGGCTAATAAATTAAGTACTGTTTTATCCACTTTAGATGTTAGTTTTGGAGAATCATCCACAGCGCTCATTTTACTAACTTCATTCTCAATTAAGAATTTTCTAAATCCTTTAGCTTTATAATCATAAATCATTTTATCCAACCTTTCTACGTAACTTCACTATATGTAAATGCTTTTTAATGCTATTTTCTCTGGATTTTTGATATTGTGAGATTCTGGTTTTATTAACTAAATATTCTCTATGTCTTTTATTTTTAGTTAATAAATTTTCACGCTTACGTTCCTGTTTAGTTCTAAATAAATACATTTTAGAATTAGCCATAAATTTACGTTTCTTAAGATTTCTGTTAGATGCTTTCATATATGGAGTTACACTTTCCATTAAAGACTCATTGATACTATCATCATCAAATTCATCTAAAACTAATGAGCCTAAAATATCATCTAAAAGGTAAATGGAATCATCTTCTTTGGATATAGCATCTAGCATATCTTTTATATCATTTGGTGTGAATTCATAATAATCATTTTCCAGATCATCCAAACCATCTGAAAAATACATACTATATAAATAAAAACCAAATTCATCTACACATTCTGGATCCATTTCATTAGTAACTATATCCATTATGCATTGTATTACATCGTTAGTACTAATACCATCGATACTATTTTCTGATAATGCTGTCCTGAAAGAATTAAATCCCATATTTATATTATTCCTTATTTTTTAGTACTCTTGTACCTTTGGTTCTAGTCTTTGTGGATACTTTGGTTTCCAAATCTGTAATTTGTGTATCTATTCTTTTGATTGTATCTCGAAAGGAGTCTAGTTGAGCATTAATAACCTCAATACTATATTGGCAATCAGTTAAATCCTTGCGTGTTCCTTCAACTAATTTTTCTAATTTTTTATACTTCCAAAACGCGAATAATGCAAATAATGGCCCTATTACAACCAATACTACTACCCCGATATATATACTTATAGCAAACATTTTTTCCCCCTTTTTTTAACTCTTTTTATTATTTATAATTTAATTATTATTTTCATAATATTTTTTATAAGATTCAATAATTGTTCTTTGTTGTATAATATATCGTTTTAATTCCATCATGTTTTTAGACATATTTTCATATCCTTCTCCACTAACACATATTTTGGCTTCATCATTAATTGTATATACAGAAATATTATAGTCAAGCATTGTTACTGGTTCGGGGTATGGCAAATCTAAAAGTGTTCTGCTGGTGGTGTTTGTACATCCAGATAAACTACAAATCACAAGTATAATGCATAATGTAATAATAGTCCATGTCAAAGTCCTTAAGGTTCGCATTCTTCACCCCTTGTAATATTCTCAAAACATCTATTAACTTCTTTAGATGCATTAGTTAAAATATCGCCTAACATCTTTGGGTGTTTTTGGGCCATCTTATCAATATTAGATAACTTACTTAATTTTTTATTTAAATCATTGGATTCATTTTTTAATTTAATATTATTATTATATAAATTAATATTAATTTTTTTAATATCTTCTATATCAATTTTAGTTTGCCTGAGATCTTCGTTTAATTTTATATTTTTAGTAGTTAATTCTTCATTTTCATTTCTAAGGTATATATTATAAGCACATAGCGAGCCGATGAATACTATAATTAGTATTATACTTATTATTTTAATATTAGAAAATATACCAAGCATATTTAATCACCCTTATACCTTTCATTAGTTATATGGACTAATGTTAAATTCCTCAAATAGTACTTTTAATTGTTTTGTTAATTTTTTAGATTTTGGGTATACTAAAGGTTTCTTTTTAGGATATTTTAATTTATATAATTTATTTAATTTATTAAAATTGAGTTTAGATACATCCTTTTCTTTAATTGCTTCATTTGGATGTATTAAAGGATAGTATCCTGATTGGTAATATTCAATTAAATTTTGAAGGAATTTAACTCTGCTTTGAACATCTCTAGCACCTAAATAGCGTCCAATTGCATTCCAAATTTTTCCTTCAGTACTATTACAATCACTACAAAGTACGCCACGGATTAAGCCATTACCATTAATACCATTAGGGTCTGATTTTCTTTGTTTATGTTGATGATCTAAAACAGGACGAACTACAGTATTGCCACACAAAGGGCATATACCTTGTTGCAATTCAGATATTTTTTCACGTGCATAAGAAATGGAAGTGGATTTAAGTTGTTCTAATGAATCCAAATCCACTTCCTTAATTTGTTTTAATTTCGTTAGTTTTGTTGATTCCATACTATATCCTTATTTTAAATTATTTATACTCCTTATAGTATAAGGTATAGTATAGTTATTTAATATTAGTAGCCTTTGTTATTAATCTCTCTTAACGTAAGAGAAATGATAATCCTTAGTAAATGGTGGTAATTTCACTGAAGTAACCTTCTTTAAAAATAATCTCATAGTCGTTCTCCTATTTACAATAATTTTATATTGTCAATTATGATATATCATATATATATTATTTATAATTTTTTCTAAAAAAATATAATCTACATCAAATTTTTTAATAAAAAATATTTTACCAATCATCTAAATCTAAATTAGATTCTTCTTTATCAGTTGCAACTACATCAAGTTTAACTAACTGTTTAAAATATTCATCTTGAGAAATAGCATCTCCCATCTCCTCAGGGTCTATATTTTTCTCAAAACAAAAAGTCATAATAATATCAATTATTTCTTCTTCTGGATGAACCCTCCTTACATTTAAAACATATTCTAAACAATCCTTAATTAAATATGCATACTTAATATCTACGTCTCTGAAATCAATGTTAGTCATTATCTATACCCTTTATTTCTACATTCTTATAAGATTTTTTAACATTATGAATAAAGGCTATATCTTCGATATTTAGTGGATATTCATCATTTTCAATATATTCTATTATTAACTTATAATTTTTATCAACCAATTTAGCTTTATGTATTTCAATTACATTCATACATTCATAACATAAATTGCTATTTTCACCTAATTCTAGTCTTACCACAACAGGTTCAATAACTGGTTTATTCTCAAATTTATCAAATACAAACCCATCAGTACTTAATCCCATCTCAGCTCTTTTAAGTATCATTTGTTCTGTTATAAATTCTTGATCTTTCTTTTTCTTTAATATTATGAATAAGAAAGAATTATGGATAATCTGTGTAATATAACTAAACGCTGATACATTTTGCCCGGATATTTTCGATATTTTTGTATGGTCAAAATTATCCAAATACTTAAGGATTTTATACACAGCATCACTAGTAAAATCATCCTGGTAAGAATATCCTCTAAATTGGGATTTGGTCATTATATGGCTAATCATTTGCATTATAACATACCCAAATCGTTCATACGTATTTTTATCGATACAGCAATCCTCAGATAACTTAATTACCTTATCCTTTAATTTATTTTGCACCCTTTTCACTTTGGATGAATCAATATTTGTATTTTTTCTATTTAATATTTTAGTATACCATTTAATATACTTATTAATAATATTATTCCTTTTAACAGTTTCTTTATCGGTTCTGGCTAATACTTGGGATGATTTTACGGTATTATCCACCTTCCTTGTTTGCTTTACCCTTATAATGAGTGATTTCAACTCAAGCTCATTGGTATAATGATGTTTCATATAAAATCCTTTTATTTAATAAATATAATATATTATACAATATTTTAAAATAAATAAAATACAGTATTTAACCTGTTATTAAGGAATAATAATGAATCAATTGAATTATGCTCAGCATACTAATTTTATTGCTGGTAGTCCTCAGTTGGGTAATATACATATGTACCTAACAACAGCAGTAGTACCTGGTGTAAATTTTTCATTGCCAGATGCTTATAATCAAGGTATGAAAGCTTTAATGCCAAATGATAGTGTTTCATTTAATGGTTTAAGTGTAGAAGTACTATGTGATGAAGATTTCGCTATATATGAACATATAATAAAGGAAATGCAAAAATCCAAATCATTTACAAATGGTTCTTTTGCCAATAGAATGTTTGATTATTATACTGAAATTTATAATAATAAAGGTAATTTAATTTTTACTATTTGGTTTAGAAATTGCCGTATAGAAAATATATCGGATATAAGTTTAAGTTCTAACGACCCTTCTACTTTAAACACATTTACTTTAAGTTTACAATACGAATGGTTTGAAATTAGTCATGAAGGATTAACTGCTGAAGAAAGAAAGGAATTTAATATATATCCTAAATCTCAATTGGAAAGTACTTGTGAATGTGGTTGTGATAAGGACTGCGAATGCGAATGTGGTAAAAATAACAAAACAAAACCATACAGCCCTTATGTATAATAGTTTAGATTATTTAGGTTAATATAACTTCTTCAGGTACTTCGGCACCTTCATTAAACCTAACTAATATTTGGAATTTAGCTGTTACTTCTGTATTGGATACAGGATCCATCTCAGGATCAAATGTAACTGAAAATACACTCTTAAATGTACTTTCAATATAGTTTAAAGAATCCATTGATAAAGCAACTGTATTATCATCATTTATTGTTTTTAATACAGTAGTTTTATACACAGCCCCTGCATTTGGTAAAGCTTCTTCAATTAATCCTTTGCCACCAATAACCATAATCTTTTTAGGTAGTGGAACATCTTTAGGTATCTTGTCAAATATACTCACAGAAGTATCGTTGAGTAATTTCTTGTTGTGATTCATAACATCAAGAAATTCTTTTAATGCTAAAGGTTCTGCAACCTTTAATGCTTCTTGTAAGGAATTTGCTATAAGCACATTATCTGTACATCCTGAAATATTATAATTGGGATTTTTAGTAACAATTATATTAATACGGTTTTTTAAAGGGTGACCTATACTTTCATATGTTTTCCTACCCATAATAACAATATTATTTTCAGTAAGCTTCTTAAATAGTTTCATATCTAAGCTTATTTTCCATGGTATGGTATTGTCTTTGCCTATCACACCATTTTCACTACAAGCAAAAATAACTGAATATTCCATAAAAAAAATCCTTTATTCTATTATATTATTTATTAATATATAATTTAATTTATATTCTTAATAATATTCTCACTTATGTTATATAAGTACAAATTATTTAAAATAACACCATCATTAGTAAATTCAGACGTTTTTAAGTCCTATTTTCTTGCAACTCACATCTACATCAGTTTCTTTTTAAGATACTCATAAGTGCGTTTATCAATAAACTTGTTTTGAGTATAACCATGAATAAGCTTACTAACAAGTCTATCTTTTTCAGATTCCGTGAGTTTATTTGAACTATAAATTAAAGTTAAAGATTCTATGTAGTAGTCAAACTTGATATGTTTCCTCATCTCTGCAATTTCAAAACCATTATATTTCTTTGGACAAAAAAATTCTTTGATAGCTTTTAAAATGTTCATTTTTAATCATCCTTAGCGTCCAAACTATACCAAACCATACACCAAGCATAGAAAACACACATAAAACAACACGTATCTTTATACTCACAAAAACAAATTGTAAGGACAATAAGAATTGACCCTACTGTCAATCCTAACATTTTCATTCTTCAACACCAAAATTACTAAAGAATAAAATAAAGCCATTCAATCTGTTCTTTTGAAGCTTTCATATAGCCTTCAAGAAAAGCAGTTGTCTTTGTTCTAGTTTCAAAATCCAAAGTATTAGATTCTTTAATTAAATCAATAATCTTTTCAACTTCTTTAACTGTATTTAACAATTCAGACTTTTGATTTTCTAATTTTTCTTTTAATTCTTCATTCATTTTTATTTCCTTTAGTTCTAATTACAAGTCCTTATTCATCAAATTTTCCATTTTTCTCTCATTTTGCAAACATCATTAAAACCAAGTTTTTCAAAATAATCAATTAACAATGGTAGAAATTTTTTTAACTTTTCGCTTGCCATCAATAGTAGCAAGTTTAAAATTGTAAGATTCTATTTCATGATTGTTCAGAATTATAGTGATATTAAAACTTGGATAGTATGCAGTTAATTGATAGAAAGTATCGTCTGTATTAAGTACAATAGACTTATAATGTCCAAGCAATTCAAAAGGTATTTGTAAATTCATTTTTAATCCTCACTTGTTTCTTCAAGAAAATTAAACTGTTTTTGGAAAGTTCTTAAAGTTCTTAATTCAACATAGTATATAAGTTGATGTATCAACTCTTCTGAAGGATTTTCAAGAATATTTTTAATAACTTCGTCAATATCACGAGAAAGATAACGCTGATGAAGATTTCCTTTCTCACAAAATTCTTCTCTTCCTAATTTTCTTTCCATAGTTTACCTTTCATCAACTGTTTTATTATCAGGGAGTTCCATTTTAATTTGATTTCTTAATAGCATATTTGTCGTATATAGAGCATCAGAAGCCATTTTCAAAAGATATTGCTTTTGATGTTCATCAACTTCTGATTGAATAAGCATATTACCTTCTGAACGATATGTAGCATTGCAACTATATACACTTGTATTATCTTTTATACATCTGACCATTACTTCTATTTTCATTTTTTTTACTCACGCCTTTTTAAAGTATTTCAAATACTCAGGTTTGATGTTTTTAACATCAGTAACAGTAACTTTTCCTAAAATAGTTTCGGGTTCCCAAGTATCACCACCTAGCATTCCGTATGCTTTACATAAAACATTGAATTGACCTGCACTTATCTCATTGTGCGATGCTACGGAAATTATAGCTGTATACAGTCCGTCTATAACATCAAATTGAGTGTCATTCTCGTTATTAAGATACTTAATTTCTTCTTTCAAATCTTCTAAGGTTTCATCACTTGATAATCTATTAAAAAGATTACATACCGAAGAATAATCCTTATCTAGTTCTTTTAGTTCATCTGAATCTAAATAATGTTCTGGATTGCCACATTGAGATAGTATATCTTGTAATTTCCCAATATAAGACTTAACTAATTTCAATTCATCTTTACTTATTTCCATATTTCAAAGTCTCTAAACTTTAATAACTCATAAAAATAAAAATTGATCTTTTACCGTTTTCGGTAACATCTGAAACACGGCAAATAGTTTCTTCAAGCATCTCCCAATACTCATTATACCCAAACAATTCGGGATCATCAAAACCAAAGACATCTGAATCAAAGGCCATATTATCTGAATCATCATAGATTACAACCCTATCATTTTTACATACCTTTAACTCACTAAGAAACTTTGAAAGTGTTATACCTGTTTCAATTCTCTTAATTGATTTTTCAAATTCTTCAAATTCCTCTACGGTCATTTTTATGTCCTTATTCACAATCCAAATACTCAAATTCAACTTTTGCTTCATTAAAAATATCCATAGCATCTTGATTGGATTTTAACCATCTTTCATCTGGCTTACTATCAGTAACAACTCTCTTAATTCCGGATTGAACTATTGCTTTAGCACATTCTAAACAAGGTGGTAATCCGTGAACGTATATAGTACAACCTTCTACATTTGCACCATTATATAAAGCATTGTAAATAGCATTAGCTTCAGCGTGAATGATGTATTTGTATTTTATAGGCCTGTTAGAATAACGTTCAATAGTGTCTTCAAATCCTCTTGGAAAACCGTTATATCCTTGTGATACAATTTGACCTTTATCACCTACAATGATAGCGCCAACTTTAGTGCTAGGGTCTTTACTCCAAGAAGCAATTTCTTTGGATATTTTGATATATCTTTCGTCTTTACTCATTCATTAACCCCATTTTAGTCATTTTCATTTCGCTTTCAGTTTTTTCAATATTTTTATTAATAGAGTAAAGTCTGTTAGCTTTACACCAGTCACAAGTTCCGTGACTCCTGCAAGATTTAGATACGGATTTAGCACCTCTATATGCTTTACGGTTTTCTTTATCTTTACCAAAATATTCTTCTTTAAACATTTCCATTACCCCAGGCTTTTAATTTTTTTCTTATTTCCTTATTCCTTAAATATCTAAATAAAATTCATAAACTATATAATCGTTAAGTTCATTATCACCTTCAATGGTAACGCTTACATTCACCTTTAAAACGTTTGCATCGCCGTACTTATTAAGTATTTCCTTTGTTGTATATAAGAACATTTCTTCTGTTGAACCATCTTGCAAAACAACTTTTGCAAAATGTTGGGTATCGTAATCATAGCACGGGCAATCATTATGACAAACGAATCTAACAGCATCCTTCAATTTCATTTTCTTTTCCTTAAATATCCAAGTAAAAATCGTAAATAATGTAGTTCATAAGTTCGTGACCTTCAAGTTCAACAATTACATTAACATCTAGAACTTCGTTATTACCATAGATTTCAAGAATTTCTCTTGTTAGTTCATCAGTCAAACCATCTCGTAAAACAATTCTTGCAAAATGTTCTATATCACTTGCGTTACAAGAACAACCATTGTGTTTTATAAATTTTACAGCATCTTTTAATTTCATTCTCATTACCTCTAAGATTTAATAGTTGATGTATATAACACGGTCTGATTCAGTTATTTTATCAGAGTAACTTTCCACTTCAATCCATCCTACTACTGGGTTATCTTCGATATCCATTAAGCGGTAAGAATCTCCATTGATTTTAAAGATAACTCTTAAATCATCTTCACCTAATGTTTCTATAACTTTTTGTACTAAATCTTTTACTAACATCTTCTTTACCTCTTATTTCCTATCTCTTATGAATATATTATATAATAAAGTAATCCAAAAGTCAAGCTTTTTTTTCAATTTTTTTTATTTTTTTTATTTTTTTTATAAAAAATCATTTTTTCCTTTATGCTTCTTATAACCCTTTTTAAAAGCCTTTTTACGATCTATAAATGTTTTTGCTTTGTTAATCTGCCAGTCATATTTAGCCACGAAATTACCATTACAAGCCATTTTTCTCTCCTATCTCTTGATCTAGCAAAAAAAAAATTATTACGAATCAATTATATAATATTTCAATCTAAAAATCAATTTTTATTTATAGTATTTTATATAATAATATTAATATAATTAATTTTCTGAATCTGAATTATATGAATTATAGTTTGATTGATGTTGGTTAGATCTCTTTTTAGAATATGCATTAGAACCAAAATATACTGATACTAACCCACTAACAGAAATAAAATATATTTCAGCGATTGAAGTTAAATGGGTGATTGCCTCATTTAAATGAAATATATCACATGCTATCAATAACGAAGGATAAATCAACATACCAACTAATGCAAACCATGTCATGTAGCGCATAGAGTCTTCTTTTTCGTTTTCATTATTCAAACGAATTTGTCGCTCTCTAAAGTCAATATTTTCCTTCGTTATGTTTTTCATAGTGTTAATCCGTTAATTAACCTATTAATACAGGTGCTGGACATATATGTCTTTTTTTACACTTGTCACCGTGGTACTGTGCGTAATTTCCAGTATTTGTTATTTTTCCACAATGGGGACAAGTTAATTTTTTATAAGCTCCTGTTCCATTCTTTGCTTCTTCTTTTCTCAGATTGGTGATAAATTCCTTTTGCTCACTTGTCCTGGCATATGGCTTCACAGTTCTGTTTTTCATTTTATCAATAAATTCTTGATCAGTCCATAACTCTTTAAATTGTTTTGATGCTCTTTCAGCATAAATACTTTTAAGATGCTCATGAGTTTCCCAAAAAGCTTTAGATGTTTCACACATTTTTTCTTTTGTTATGCCGTTTCTCCTCATACCCTCTTTTGTTTTTTCTGATATTAATTTCTTTTCCTCTTCTGTTCGTTTCCTTCCAAACATTCCATTTTCTGGACCACACAATCCTTTATAGTTTGTTGTTGTGAAACCATTTTTCCTCTGTTTAGAAAGATTATAAAACCTATCATTAATATCAACGTTGTACTTTTCATGTAAACTTATTTCAAGTTCTAAAGCTTCTTCCGATGTTTTGAAATCAGCTAAAACTTTATATCTATAATTATTTGGGTTATTTTTTTGATCTTTCATAAATTCTTTATTGGATGAACTTGAAAAGTATGACTTACCAATAACATCATACGGATCTTTATCTGTTGATTTATATCCAATATACATTTTTCTGTTTATTTTATTCCATATTAAATAAACGAAATAATGTTTATAATTATATAATATAGTCATTTTAATCCCACTAAATTACGAAATTAATACAGGGCATGGATCTTCCCAACGATCCTTTAATTCTTCCTTAAGGTTATCTATTTCAGTTTGAGCTTCTGACTTTAGATCTGAGTAGTTAATTGTAGCCCCACCAACAAGATTAGCAGAATACTTACCTACAATAGAACCCCAAAGAAATTTTGTACGCGCTATACACATTTTCTTCACCCACATTTGATCATAAATCATATCCTCTTCATCAGGATAGTACTCATAAACAAAATGTATCACAGCTCTACCTTTAAATGGTTCAAATACCTGTAACACCTTCTTATGTGGATTCCAGTTAAAGTAAATATCATCTCCAAAGTATTTTTCAAGCATTGCCCTAGTGTTACTCAACTGAGCTACATTAGGTAATATATCTCCACCTAACGAAGCTGTGAAAAATTGCTGAGACCAAAGGTCTGGAACATAATTAGAACCGTAGTTAGCACTGAAATTCGATATGTTGGATACGTTGCCTCTTGATACTTTAATTATATTAGTAACATTCTTAGGCATTTGGTATTCACCTTTACCCCTTAAATCTACACATACAGTTCCTTCTAATGACCCATATGCTATTTCAGTAAATTCCTGTACTACATCACTTATAATCTCAGAGATTTGTTCATCACTCACTTCAATATCAATTATTGGCGCACCTAATTGGGATCTTATGTATGCAATTAACTTTAATTCAGTATCAATAACTTTTTTAACCATTTTATATCCTAAAATATTTTTATATTATTTATAAATATTAAATAAAAACCTATAGGAATAAAAATGTCTACATTTTCAAGTTTTGATAAGTTATATGAAGATTTTGTGAAACCCAACACCACCGTGTTCGATGAAAGTGCTATAAAAAATTCAATAACTAATATACTATTAACTCATAAAGGTAAAATGCCTGGTAGACCAACATTTGGGTCTAGAATTATGCAAATACCATTTTCGCCAAATGATGATATTACACATACATTATTAAAACGAATTGTTAGAGAAGCATTAGTAGCTTGGGAAACACGTATAGATTTTAATGATGTAGATATTATAGAAAATAAAGAAAATAAATTAGTAGCAAATATAAAATATCGCTTTAAAGATACCGGAATGAATGGTTCTGTATCTATAACATTATTGGAGTAAAGAATGTCTAAAACTACACAAACAGTTCCATTTAGTTTTGATGATTTGTTCGAAGAATCCAGAAATCTTTTTTCAAATGCTGGATTCGATGTATCTGATGGTTCTAATACATCACAATTATCGGCTGTAATGTCTTATTTAGTATCATCTATGAATACTAATACAGCGATGAATATAAATGAAACATTACTACCTTATGCCACAAAACGTAATAATATCTTACAGGATGCGAGAGTATTAGGATACGAACCTCAACATGCAACCTCATATCAATATAAACTAACTATTAAGTTAGGATATAATATGATTGGTTATGGCAAAATTACAATTCCTAAGTATACAAAATTTACATCCAACGATAATACTTATGTTTTTATAGAAAATAATGATTTACATAACTCTAAAGAAAATGGCATTGTTATTGATACAGGTAAATTTAAAGTTGGTGATGTAGAATACGATAAAAGAACATTAGAATTAGAGTATAATGAAAATAACGGGTATATTAAAACAGCTAAGACTCAAGATGGATTTTATGTTGATAATCTTAAAGAACTTCATGCAATGTTTGAACGCAATAGGAATATTGAAATTCCTGTAAAGGAAGGTGAAATAATTGATTATAGTATAGATCCTAGTTCATTAGAAGTTACTATAGGTTCAATTACTGTTAATGGGCAAACAACTGTAAGAAATTATATTGATATTCCATATACTAATGTTGAGAATGATGGTATTAATGTATATGTATCTTATTACGACAGTTATGGCAATTATCAAGAAAAAATACCATATAATAAAGTTTCTGATTATTTCTTTGAAAAGGATTCTACATATACTGGTGCAGTTAATCATAAATTCATTCGTATTGATGATATTGAAATGGGCACACCTAGAATATACTTTAAATATGCGGGGTTAGGTGAGGGTGTTCCATTCGGATCTGTTGTGCAAATCAGTATCCTAAAAACTAAGGGTTCTGAAGGTGAGTTAAATACAAGTTCTGAAAAGTATATATTTAGTTTACCTAATTATGACCAAATGTATGACCATAAACAAACAGAAGCTGAGTACAGAGAAGAAACAGCATCAGATCCAACAACTATAGAATTAAATGTATTTTCTGGGTTAGAATTACCTGAATTACCTTGTGGTGTGGATACACAACCGGACTATATTAAAAATATATTTGCAGATGCACAAATTATTGGTTGTGACTTAGTACTTACAGGAGCTGATGAAGAATCAAGTTACAGTATCCAACAAAACGCACCAAAGGTATACAATAGTGCTAACCGTTTAATCACTAAGTTGGATTATAAGTATGCTTGTAATCGTAGTCCTTATGTTTATGACAGTTCTGTGTGGGGTGGTGAAGATGAGTTTCCTAAAGCGCCTGGTCATATTTGGTTTAGCTTTATGCCTGAAAAATCATCTACAAGGCAATTCATTTCAGATAATAATAATACAGAGTACCAAAGAACTAATAACCAATTAGTATACAATTATGCTGAAGGTGATAGTACTTACCAAACTCAATTAAGAAATGAATACTATAGAAAGAATTATATCTTAAATACAGAAATAAAAGGATATAGAGCTGAAAAAGATGAAAATGGTACTATTGTAAGAAAATATAGTGGTGTTTGGGGTGATTTAATTGATAAATGCGTTCCGAGTTTAACTTTCCATCATAGACACCCAATTTATATGAATTTTAATTATAATTTTAATATATTAAAATATAATATAAAAGATAAGACTTCTAATGTACATAAAAAATTATTTGATGCTTTAAATGCTTGTTTCTGCGGAGATGATTCTTTACATTTAGAAAATTTTGATGTGGAATATTTCCATACCAATATAGTTAAGAGATTAGATTATTTAATTTCAGATTTATGTGGTTTTACAAGTACATTGGAAACACAGTTAATATTAAATGAAAAGACATTAAGTACTGAAAATTGGAAATCCGAATATAAAGATGTTTATATTCCACTAGGCGTACCATTTGAAAAATACTTTACAGATGATGGATTCTTAGACCCTTCAAGATTACCAAGTATCGATACAGAAAACTTTATTAATTTTACATATGATAAGATAAGAAATGAAGTTCCATCTGAATATGATGGATTATATGTTGGTAAGTACGGTGATAAGGATGCTTTAAGATTTTCATTAGTAACTGGTGATTTATATACAGATTGGACAAATATAATTGAAAATACTAATAAAAACAAAGTATTACAAAGCACTGACGCAGAAAAGGATTATTCGGATATTAACACAAAGATGTTTATAGCGCCTATAAAGATCAAAATGAAATGCCGTTATTTGTTAACACAAGAATTAAAGGATTTCTTTGATGCTAACGGGTTTGTTGATATACAATTAGGGTTTAGGTTAGCTCCTGATAATACAAAAGATGAATCATATAATGGTATTAAGTGCAGGGTATGTGTAGTAAATGCTTCAGGGCAATATGACACAGTTATTGCAAATGATGCATTAGTTAATGGTTCTGCGTACATACCAAATTATGAAGATAGATCTAAATTAAGGATTAGAAGCAATTTAATTACCAACCAAGTAGGTAAAATTTTGGAAATTGAATTCTCCAGAACATGTGGATATTATTATTTAAATAATACTTTTAATAAAGATATATTAATACATTTATTTGTAAATGGCGACCATGAAGGATTTAAAGATGCCTCTAATGGTATGAGAACAAATACATTAAATGAAAATACAGAATTATATAATGTATTTAATGCAAATGAAACTGCAATATATGATGATGTAAATTATATTGATGTAACATATAGCAATCCTAGAGCATACTTATATACATCTGATAAAAAGTATATAACAACTACTGAAGAAGATGGTAGTGCTATGGAAATAAATGAAGAAACAGAAATACCTGCAAATGTTGTAGCTAAAATAAATAGTTTATTAAGATCAGAAAATTACACAACAGTAAATGGAACTTCAAATAACCGTTATATTACAACAGAAGGTTATTTGGTTGATACCATAGAAGATGTTTCAGATACTGATTATTATACAGGTGAAATTATAAGAAATTATAAGGAAAGTGATTACTTATATACACCATTAACTACTGACTTATTTAGACAAAATGTATATTTAAATGTTAAGTATCCAAGCACTAACTTTAAAGTAATAAAGAACGTAGTTCCTCGTTTAAATAACGTTAAGTTTAAGAATGCTGTTGAGTTATACTAATAGTTAATAAGGAGATAAAATGGAATTAAATGTAATTTTTGATGCTATTGTACCCGATAACATTAAAAATATACCATTAGTACAAAAATCATTAGCTATATTCATTGAGATGTTGAACCGTAATGGAGCAATATCTCAAAGGATATCTAAGTTGTATTCTGTGGATGACGAAGCATGGTACACTCAAGATGATAAAGGTAACACATTAGTAGTAACTGACAGTGCTTTTCTTAAAGAATCAAAAGACAACCTGAAGAAAGGGTTGTTTATGACTTATTTGGGATTATTATATGATTGTATTACTAAAGCCCAATTAAACAATAATATTAGAGAAGCTACCCAGATGCGTAATTATAAAACTTCTTTAATATTTGAGGAACAACATAATATATTAACATCTGAATTCTTAGGTTCGTTCAGAATTGTACAACAATCAATGGGTACTGAAAATGCTATCCATTACATATACCAATTTGCAAAGTATATAGAAACAGGGTACTTAAAAAGCGATTTAACACTGGATTCTAAAGTGCCTAGCAACTTCATTATGAACTATAGCGGATCGCTTCATAAGTATTATTTTACCGAGTTTATGCATGATTTGGCGCACCCTGTTGGATGGTGTTATGCTTATACAACTATGTTAAGCTTTATTCTTGAAGATTATTTTGGTATTGAATTTATTTACAAGTTACCTAGAATTGTATTAAGACGTGCAGGTAAATGTATTTTCTTTACTAATTTAACTCCTACAGAATTTTTAGATAATTTAAGAGAAGCCGTTAAATCAGACGAAACTAGATATAATACAATATGGAAAGAAGGTCCTTTATATTATAGTAAACATTTAGATGCGCAAGGTAATAATTCTATAAATGATTACAATAGAAGTGTTACTGTATCTGATATTGAAAAAATGGTTATTAAACAACTTGATAGTGAATTTAATCCTGAGTATATTGATATGTATATGGAGGATTGTGATATATTATTAGTACCATATGAGTTTGAGAGATACAATTTTTACTATGGTGAAAATCAGGAATGTAAAAATTCTTTAGTTACATTTAGCAATGGTTATTCATTATATTACGATAATGACAGTGTATACTTTGGTAAATTGGATTATTATGATGTAGAGCCTGATTTATCTAAAATGTACAAATTGGATCCTTATTGGGTGTTGGATTGTGGATCTACAAAAGAAATAAACGATCTTTTAGATTACAAATTCCTTTACACAGATGATATGGAATCCGAAACTGCCATTGAGCCAACTCATGGAGTTTATAAGTACTTAGAGCCAAACCACAATAAAGCGTTTAAACTTTATGGACAAAGTATGGTGTATACCCAAGGTTATGATGAAGGTTGTAATAATGTAATTGCTGTTCAGATGGACCAAAGTGATTTAAGAAATTGGGATGAACAATTTATATTTGATATGTCTTTTAAGAATAATTTTGAAACCTATATCAGTATAAGCGATTCTTATGGACATAGTTTTAGAAAAACATATTGTGAAGGTGAGAATAATGTTAGTCTTAACCTTTCTGGATATGCAGGTATTATAAATGTAAGAGCTTTAACTACAGAATCTGATGTATATTTACAAACTAATATATTAGATTTATTAAGTACAGAAAATAAAGGTACATGGATTACCAGTTGGACTTATAACGACATAACCGGTAGACTTATTATAAAAGGAAAATCAAACTTACAAACTTTAAATATTGATTTCAATGGTAATAAATCAACTGTTAATGTTAATAATGGTGAGTTTAGAATTGAAAGAAAAATTAATGATATATTAATATTATATATTAATAATTTATATATAAAGACTAACTTATTTGTAGAAAATTATCATAACACAGAACTACAAATGCCTATATTTAAAAAACCTAACCTAAATCAGTCAATAATTAGCCCTGTTGAATTTAAAAACACAGATACTAAACAAATGTATAGGTACCCAACAACAGGACCAATTTTAAGTGATTTACATAGCTATGAATTCAGAGAAATGAACTTAATAGGTTCTGATTATGTAAATTTAGATAATTACCTTGAATATAATTTAACTGGATTGGATGAGGCTTTAACACCACAAGGGGTATTTATTAATAAGGGATATAATCATATAGATTGTGATACCTCAGAACAATTTGTATCGGACGATTCTAGAAGAATTAAGGATAGTATTTTTATTGATGTAGTAGGATCTGAATATTTCTTAGTATTTAATGATGATGCGAAGGGTTGTGATTTTGCTAATTACGAAGATGCATTAGCACATAGTTTTATTACTAATAATAATGAAAATACATTTTTATTCACTGTAGAACTAGGTGGATATCCAGAAACTATAGACAGAGCTTCTTGGTTAAGAATAAATAACGTAATTACTGCTAAAAGGAATTAATATTGTTTAATATATAAATAATATTATTATAAATTTAAAGGATTTAATATGGCAACATTAGACGGATTTCAAGCTTATCCTTGTGGTATGACAGCACAACATGCTGTTGAAGCTTTATGGAGAGCACATGGAATAACAGAAACACTAAAGAGTTATACTAAAATTATCGAAAGTAATGATCCACCAACTTATGATGGATTTACATCTAATGGCATTATGCTATGGTGGAATACCGCAAATTCAAAATTATATAAAGGTATGAAAAACCAAACATTGCAACTTATAGTTTGGTTTGAAATTTAGAGGTTATAATGAAAGATCAGATTAGAACCGGATTTGAGGGTTATTTCAAAGTTGAATGTATAAAAGATGGTAAGGTGGTTGATGTATTTGAAGACCATAATACCATTATGATGTCAGCGAGACGTTCAATGGCTGAAATATTCCTTAATAGAAAGAACATCGATAAAAACATCCAATTCGCCAATAGATTTGTAATTGGTACTGAAGGTTGTACATTCTCGGAATATACCCCTAAATCAGAACAAACAGGATTTAATAAGGATAAACTACATCAATGTTTATACTCAGAACAACCTGTAATAACAGTAACTGAAGGTAGCAATGCTGATTTGCGTAAATGGGATATTGTTAAGTATTATAATAAGTATTACAGATATACTGGAGAAGATAAAGTCTTACCTATTACCGATACTGCAATAAATGGTGAAGATTTTGTACAAACTTCTAAACCATATTATTATAATATAAACTTCAGTTTAGAAGGTAATACATATGATGGAACTAATTTAACAATTGGTGCTTCAAAAGATAATAGATGTGGATGTACAGTGTCTATACCTGAAGATGTTTCAGAAGATATCTTAAAACAGACAATATGTCAGTTTGTATTCACTATACCAAAGAGTCAGGCAAATAATCAGCATAATGCAAGTGAAGCAGGGTTTAATAGTGAAGTATCATTATTTACAGAAGCTGGTTTATATGTAAATGGAAGATTATTTTCCATGAAAACATTTCCAGCTAAAGTAAAAGATGATACAACTGAATTAAAAATTACATGGCGAATTATTTTCTAATAAATGAAATACAAATCTCATAAAGGGTGGTATGCTTTGCAACACCCTGAGAAATTTATTAAACCGTTAGATGAATATATGGAATCCTATACAATACAAAATGGGGTTTCGTATATTCAATATAAATCTATGCTTGAACGAATAGCGTTTAGGTATGCTGATATGAACCCTAAAATTAAAAGGTTTAGTATTGAACCTTTTAATATTAAATATATAAAACCTACTGATAATAAACAACATAGGTATTTTATAGATATGTTTTTAGAGTTCATTACAGGAGATAAATTTATTGTAGAAATTAAATCAAAAGGAGAAACACAAAAGCCAAAGAAACCAAAAGTACTAAATGAAAAGAATGCAAAGTATTATAAAGATTCAATAGAAACTTATTTAGTAAATCAAGCTAAATGGAAATCAGCTGATGAATTTGCTAAACAGCAAAATATGAAGTTTATAATACTAACAGAGGATCAACTTAAACCATAAGGAAATATTATGCCATTACAGTCTATAATGTCTGAAAATGGTGATATATTTTATATTAAAGGTGATATATTTAAAACTTCTGAAATTACTTTGATTAAGAGATTACAGTTATTGTTAAAGGTAACAAATACAAGATTTAATAATTTAGCAGAAGTTTTAAATATATCTCCTCAGCAATTAAGCTATAAAATACATCATCATTTATCAATAAAAGATATAAAAGTAATATCGATGTATTTGGGGTTAAATAATAACCAAATAGTAAATATTTTTATAAAGTGATTTAAAAAATATAACCCTATGAAAATAGGGTTATACAACGTTTATCATGCTATAGTATTAAAATGACCAATCGTAATAATAGTGGGGGTCGTCACAAATACTACCGTGTAATCCACTCTTCATTGTACCACCCTTCTCAATCCATCTTCCATTCTTTCTTAGTGTAAAGATATGCTTTGTACATTTATTGTCATCTCTGTAAATTATCCAATTCTGATAACCAGGCCCACATGCCTTTCTCACATCAGCAATGCGATCCAACTCCAACACTTCAATGGTTTTTGGGTTTATTACCTTTGTGATAATTCCTGGGTATACATCTGACCAATAGCTAGAATTGAAATACTTGCAACCTTTATCAATGGCTTCCTTAATTTCTTTAAACTTTTCGCCTTCTGGACATTCTGGAATCATTGCATCTAATTCAGCTTGAGCTTCCTTGGCAAATTTATTGCAAAATTCATCTTTGCTCTTTTCACACATTTCACAAATTTCCATAACATCTAATTTCATATTCTTTACCTCTTAAGTTTTCTTTAATTTCTTATCTTTATGTATATATTATAGCATACTTTAAAATAAAAGTCAACACTTTTTTTTAGATTTTTTAAAAAAAAAAGAAAAATTTTTTAGTATTTCTATAATATAATATTAATAAAAAATTAATATAATTAAATAAAATGCTATTTTATTCTACTTCATCTTTCTCACATTCTACACCAAAAGGTAGCCACTTAATGCCATCCGAAGTGTATTCATAGGAATTAAATAACTCCTTAAGTGTAAATGTTAATGAACCCAAATGGATATAAACAGTTCCGAATTTGTCTATTTCATATCCATTATAAGATAGGTAGTATGTATCGCCACAATTACTTCTAAATTCTAGATATTGAACTGTGTTTGGGTATTGGTGAAAGACTAAACCTGTACTGTCTAGCAATTCTCCAATAGTTTTGAAAGGTTTGTAATATTTTTTCGGTTCATCACCAAACGCAACCATGTCTTTGGGTATGAAATAGTTGTAGTTCTGATTATCACACCCATTCCCATAAGAATAACCAGCACCATAAGACATCTTAACTGATTTTAGTATACCTTCTTTGTATTCAGAAAAGTCTGAAAAATTTGAAAAATAAACTTCTTCATTTAAGTATTTAGAAGACTTTTTTAAATCGGATATTCCATTTCCATAAATTACACTTTTGTTTGTATTAATCTTTTTCATTTTCTAACACTCCAAATGGTGACCAATTACCTAATTTATCTTTATATTCATACTTATCAAAAAGTGTTCCTAGAGATATCCACTCTACACCTAAACATACATCTATGCAGACAGGTCTAGTCCTATAACCATTAACAATACAAGTAATAATACAGTCATTATTCCCTTTTTCTCTAAAGGTAATTCTTGAAAGCATAGTGAATTTATCAAAAAATTCGTTTATACCATAAGGTCTTAATTTCTTTTCCTTGAACTTGGTGTCTTTTTCAAGGATAAAATACATATAATTCCCGCTTATTTCTAAACCACTATTTCCAACAGTTCTTCCAATAAAAGGATACCTTGTATAAGTGCTATCATTTACATTTACATAAGTAATACCAATAAGCTTCCCTTTAAAATATGTACCAAAATCACTATCGTTAGAAAGATAAACTTCCTCACCTATGTGTGTAAAGGCGCATAAGATATCACCATATGTATTTAAGTATATTCTTGTATTTTCTAAATCTAGTTGTTCAGACATTTCTTAACTCCATATATGCTATATGATTTTAAAATATCTAAAATAGCAAAATTTCTTATCTGCATAATTACACTCATAAAGCACTTTATCTTCGCAAATAACAATTCTAGTTAGTTTTCCCTGAGCAAATTCTTTAAAATCTTCACTATGGGAAAATAAACCAGTTTTGCCAATATGCACTATACAATCGGAAACATTTTCCTTACAGTAAATCATTTAAACTCCGTTATATTCAGTTGTGTATATGTATACCCTAGCTTTTGGATATACTTTTAATCCACCAAAACTATAAACTACGTCCTTTTCATAGTCAATCTGATTAACTATGGTAAAATAGGTCATTTCTTTATCAAATAATTCTGGGTAGTTAAGCAAACCTTGCTTATCAATGATTTTATATTTTTTATCTATATTAAACTCCCAAACATAATCTTCTACACATTCAGGTTCTCTATATAATTCAAAAAATTCTCTTATTTTCATTTTCTACCTCTATTGCGTCTCACTAAATATTTACCGTAGTTTTCATTTTCTTACCCATAATTAGGTTTAAACAAAGAACAAAATTCTTTAATTATTTTTTTCTGCTTCTTCATCACTTTCTTTTCTTTCAAATTCTTTTCCTTCTATTTCTGCCATTAGCGATCTTTTGATGTAATCGTCTAGCAACTCTTTTTGTCTCTTAGTCAACAACTCGTCATAATTAAATTCTTCCATCTTTAACCTCTATTAGCAAAGTTATTTTACTATTTGGATCATAAGGATCTTCAATGTACGGACTGAAACTGATTACTTCTTTTTCTAGGATTTCTAAAGGCAAAACCTTTGCATCTTCAAAAGCTATGATTTTATTAAACTCCACCTCAACATAGTCGAAGTGGTCTGCATGAAAAATTAATTCACCAACTTTCATAGATATATTACCATCACATTATCTTCTACACTGATTATAGATATTTCTTCATCCATAATTTCTTCGTACTTTTCCATATTCTTTAACCATTCTGATACTGTTAAACTAGGGTATGTTGTATCGTCTGTTCTAACAGAAATCACAGTTTTAAATTCGGCATACCAATGTAAAAACTCACTTAAGGTTATTATTATGAACATCACGAAAATCCTTTAAAATCTTAGTTAGAAACACTTTCAATTCCTGGAAATTGATTTTTGGATACTTACACTTAAATATTATATTAGCAATTTCTTCCTTGATAAATTCTGCAATTACAATATTAGCATACTTATTAAAGTTATCAATTTCTATTAGATTATTAGTTTCTAAGTATTTAATAGTTTCCTTTTCAATGAAAGCATCTGTAAAAAACTTTTCTCTTATGCTTAACCAAAAGTCCTTACCAGCAACATGTTTGCCTTCAAACTTAGGTTTTTCAAATAATACCTTTGCCCAGCAAATTCTTCCATATTTGTTTCTAGGATTAGTGTAATCCTTAATTACAAAACCCTCACCAGTTTCAAATCCATCATCCATTAGGAATTTACTGAATTGCTTTAGGTCACTTAAAACAAATTCTTTAAAGTTAGGTCTGTTTTGAGCTGGGATTGTAGGTACAATATCCAACCCAACATCTTCTTCAGTACTATTTGGTTGTCTGTATTCGCAGGTAATCCTGTCATATACGTCAAAGATATAAAACCTATTCACATATTCTGGTTTAACCTTAAAAACGTGGTTTATTAGGTATTCACCATACAGAATGTTTGTAGGGTTAGCTTTAAAATACTCTAACAATTCTTCCTTTAGGTTTTCCATTATATATTTTGCGCAACCATTATTATCATCTTCTGGTGTAATAAAACGGTTACGGGAACCAATAATAATATTACCATTATCAAATGTTATACAACAGTTAGTACCATCTAACTTAGGTTGAACACATAAGGCTTCAGAATTTTTTAAGTGTAAAACTTCATCAGTGTCCCAGTGTTCTATGTGCATATATTTAAAATCTTTAAATTCCATATATTACTCCATATTATCCTTTAATAATGTTTTCTATTTCTTTGTAATTATCTTCAATAAAGTCAACAATTTCTTTTAATTGTGACTCAGCTAAATCAATAGACATTTTATCATTTAGTTCTAAATATTGTAAGTGTGCTAAGTCTAATCCAACACTAAAAACTTTATCGCTAACAACTTCATGGTCATAACCTACCACTTTAGTGCTGTCAAACATTCCTATAAATGATACAAATGGAGCATTAAATAAGTAATCATCCAACGGTTCCTCTACACGGTCAATGTAGTCAGGAACTCTGGCCATTTCATCTTCGTAGTATTCAGTAAGTTCTGGGAGGTGAACATAAGCAGTTAGCCATTGTGTCAAACCATCTGTTACCTTACAAATACTGCAGTCTCTACCATTATAAGTAAATGTTTTAACCAATTTAATCATTTCAATTACCTTTTAGATTTTCTTTAATTCCTTATCTTTATGTATATATTATATAATAACTTAAAATAAAAATCAACACTTTTTTTTAATTTTTTGAAAAAAAATTTTAGTTTCTTATATAATAATTAATATATAAAATTAATATATAAAAATATTAATACAAAAAAAATCCTATCTTTCGATAGGATTTAAAATTATTTAATGAACTTTATTATTTTATTTATATTTCTAAATTATGCTAAAATTGTGTTAGCAAAATTTACACCAAAGCTACGAGCATATGACTTAGCACGGTCATTAGATTCTGGGTTAACAACACCAGGAATTGTACCTAATGCATAACGAGTCTTAGCAATGATTACTGGTTGACCAGTTACGTAGTCAGTTACCTTAGTGAATGATAATGGAACGTATGGACAGAACATACCCATTGCGTCCTTATTAGATGCACCCTTGTATAATACTGTACAATAGTTATCATCAGCGTATTGGTCAACTACAACCTTGTACTTGTTATTGAATGTACCTGCTACACCACCAGAAATTGGTTGACGTACATCAGAAGAAATAGGTGCAGGGTTGAATGAACCAACTTGTTCTAACATTGTGCATACCTTAGGTGATACTAATAAGATATTACCTTGGCCACGCTTTGTATCTAAACCAATTTGTACTGATTCCTTATCAATGCGGATAGCTTGAGCGCGGTAACGTTCAATTTCCCAACGACCATCTGGAATTTGTACGTTAGTTTGAGTACCAAATTGCATATCTGGTAACCATGTAGAATTGTTCTTAACGAATGAAACAATTTCACGGTCTAATTCAGATTGGATTTCATATTGCATTGTACTCATTAATTCTGAGTCCATAGTTAAACCATGTTGTGCATTTAAATCTTGGAATGCTTCAACTGTGTATTTAGCTTTTAACGCGCGAGACTTAGCTTCGATACTCTTACGAGCGATACTGAAACCAACTTCTCTTATTTCGTCACCTAAGTGTTCAGCTTCCACTGTAGTATATGGACCTGTGTAATTCTTAAGGATATGAGCAAATGCGGCTTCGTTTGAGTAAGTAGCAACTACTGTTAAACCACTAACTGTACCTAAACTGAATGTTTCACCAGTAGTTAATACTAAGTCTTGTTCTAATACAGATGATGTATCTACATCGATTGTAGCTAAAATCTTAGTACCAACGTGTTGATTTTCACCTAATACATTAGTGCGAACATCCTTTTCAACATATAATAATGTACCAACAGCATCACCATCAGAATTTAATACCTTAGTAACACCAGTTTGGATTGTGCCAGCTCCAATACCAGCTTCAATAGTAGCCGCATCTGATGCGCTAACTGTGTAAACAACACCAGCAGGACGTGTACGGTCTTCAACCTTACGTAAACCATCACCTAAGTATTGGTTAACCATTGCATACATATAACCTGTAGGCATAGACATAGGTTGTACGCCTAATAATTCATTCGCAATTAATTGAGGGTAAATACGACGAACCATAGGTAATAAGATTGGTGTAAATTGAGCAATATCTGAAGTTAAAGTACCTTCACTTAATTGCTTCATTACTTCAGCTTGTGTATTTTCAAATAACTGAATCATATTATCGCGTTGAGTACCGGTTAATTGTTCACCATACTTAGATGATTCAAAAATTTCCTTTGCATACTCATTTGATACTGCAGTTTGTACTGCTTCGTTTAACATTTCCATTAATGGAACTCCTATTTATTAAAATTGTAATCTTTTGTAATATATTTATATTTATTTATATAAATTTTAAACTAAACCTTTCATTCTATCTCTGAATGATTCAACCATTAAGTTAGTAGAGCTATTTGAACGTGTTTTGATACTTTCATTTAAACTACGAACGATATCCACACTTTCATTTACTTCTTCATCTTCATCTTCTTCATCTTCACTTTCTAAGATTGAATTCTTAATATCTTCTAGCTTATTGGCAAATGATTTATCTTTTACAAATTCAACTGCTTCAGCTAACTCTGCAAATTCCTTAGCTTGTGAAGGTGTTAAATCTTCAGACATTTCAGCAATTATACCCATCTTAATAAGCTTACTATTTTCTTCCTTAAGTAAATTTAATTCCTTACGAGATTTTAATAAACTTTCTAAAATGCGCTTTTCATCTACATTAATACCTAAGTTAATACCTGAATGACAGCAACTGTCTTGTACATAAATACTTTCAGAGATTCTTTGAGCTTCCACACCTGCTGATAAGCAAGCATTACTTAAACAACGGAATACTGCTTCTGCACGTAGATCTTCTTCATTTACCTTAAACACCTCTTGATGTTCTGAAATAAAATCAGCAACTACATGATCTACATACTTATCAACCATTTCATTGATTTCTGTAATCTTATCATTTACAGCTTTGTGAGCTTCTTCAGCTAACTGTGCTTTATATTCTTCACAAGCTTCATTAAGTTCTTCAGTCTTAGCTTCAATCAATGATTGTACCTTAACTTCAGCTTTAGTATCTACTGCCTTCTGAATTTTTACTTCAAGTTCTTCTCGAAGGTCCTCAGTGAATGCTTCACCTATACTTTCTTTTAAATTTTCGAGCATTTCGAAATTCTCCAATATTAATAATTTATTTTATTTATATTTATAATATTATAATTAAATAATTTTATTTAGAAAATCATCAAATGCCCCTCTAATAGCATTTTGTACATCTTCTACACTTTCACATTCAATTAAGTTACCGAATTGGTCGCATTCAAAGTTCTTACCTTGAACTACACCTTCACATAACTGCATTGATTCACACATCCCATTCATTGTTGCGTTATAGTCGCTAGGATTAGGCACAACGTCATAAGTAATAAGTTTGAATGACTCCACAATTCCATTTCGAACATTCCCAACACCTCTACTTGAAACTGAGATTTTCACACCATTGTCAATTAATGATTTAAGTTGGTTTGCTTGAGGATTATCTAATAATACTGATTCACCCATTACATAATTACCATCAATCCACAATTTTTCAATTTTAGCTACAGCCTTCATTGGATCAACAGCAGTTCTTGCAGGGTGTTCATATTCCATTAATGTATTAATAGAACCTGTTTTTATTTCATTTTGATAAGAAGCAACTTCCGATTCCCAAAGATTTCTAGGATACACTCTACCATTTCTATTCTTTTCAGCTATAGTAGAGTATATACCTTTAATCTTATATTTCTTTTCGGATTTACCAGTAGCTTCATTAATTGATTCTTCACGCTCTATTTGTAACTGTTGAGCATCAGCATCAAACATCAAGCTACCCATAAATTATTCCTTATCCCAATCTCTAATATCATTATCACTAGTAAAAGATTTCATTACTTTTACTTTAGTAACATTATCAAATGTAGAATCGAATCCTGTTACAGCTTCTCTTCCTAATTCACCTTGAGATGATTTAGTCTTACCAATTGTTTGGTTATCCAACTTAGCACCAGAAGTAATATCTGTATCACCAGCTTCAGGTTTACCTACTACAATAGGTTCTTGTAACCATTCTGGACCATCTTGGAACAAAGGAATTGAACTAGGTGCTTCAGTACCATCTAATACCTTCATATCCTTAACAACCATCTTTTCTACGTTATCATTAGTATCTTGTAAACCAATTGATTCAGGGTCAAAATTAAACACTTTAGAACCCATCATCTTACCTTCTTCAATAGTTTCTACATCTTCAACATCACCATGTGACTTAATAGAGTCTAAATCTTGGTCATTTGGTTCATGAGATTCATTCATTAATGTATTAGCTTCAATTAAAAGATCATGTACTCTAGTATTTAAAGCATTAATTTCTTCATAAATACGTGTGATTTTCTTAGCTTTTTGGATTGCAGGATGATTAACAAGTCTTTCTTCAAGGGCTTCCTTTAAAACCTTTTCAAATCCATCAGGGTTACCCTTCACTAAATTTAAAATTTCTTCTTTCATTTTATATCCTTAATTACATTAGTTATTTAATGCTACATCATTCTTAGTAGCACTAGTAAATTTAGCAGGTTGGTCATTATCTTCATCATCACCAATTACCCAATCACTATAACTAAATGTTACATTATATTCTTCTAACTGATCCACACCAGCTTGATCTAATGAAATAGTAGCTACTGATGTAGGGTAAACATTATGTAATTCATAAACCACAGTTTCATTTTCTGCTGAATCTAACTGAGCTACCTTCATTGTTGTTTGCAATGAAGCAGGGTTACCTGTATGAGTACCAGTTTGAGCATGGTCCATAGCCTTTTGCCAAGCTAAAAATGCTCTACGAAGATTATGTTCTTCTGTGTTGTAGAATGTACAATCCCAAGTTCCTGTAAATGTAGTATCACCAGGTAAATTATATTTACGACCTTGATTCCATACTTCGATAACGCCAATAGTCTTATCTGGAATAGAAGAAGCTTTGCATAAAATTGCGGCATCATTTTCTAAATTAGTACTACCTACATCTAGGTTCTGAGGAAATGTAATATAAACCATAAATTTGTTCGGTCTTGCACCAGCACCAATTTTGGCTTTAATTTCTGAAATACGATTTGTCATTTAAAACCTCATATAAAAATATATTTTATTTATATTTATAATATTATATAATTTTTTATTATTTCAAACTATTTAAGTCAGCACTACTAATAGGATAACACTTAGAATAAGCAAAACTAATATTATATGAAACTAATTCGTTTTGAGAACTATCAGAAAAATCAACCGAGCCTATTTCTGTAATAAAACAATCAGTAAATTCGTATCCAAATATAGGATCTTGCTCATGATTTAATTCAACTATTTTCATAGTGGTTGTGTATCCGTCCCAATTAGAATTCTTTACTTGAGAATCCACACCCATCAACCAATTTTCAAAAAGTCTCCTAACAGAGCATCGATTATCTTCCATTATTGTAACGGACATTGTATCCTGATTTTCTTCTATACCTCTTAGTATTAATTTTCTACCCCTGTGGAACATAGTCACTGTATTTACTTTGCGGGTAGGAAAGGCAACATTAGTACATAACACATCTAAAACATCATCATAATTACTTTCAGATATATTATTACTTTTAGTATCATTCTTTGGTGCATTAAAAAATATCTTAAATTTATTTTTAAACAAGCCACCTGCTAATGCTGATTTTACTTGTGATATAGGGTTCATTATTCATTTCCTTTAATATCTATTTCATAATATGTATATGAAAATGTTACTGTAAATTCTTCTATTGCTTCTGATTCAGAACCCAGTTCTATAGAAGATACATCTGTGGGATATACCCCATATAATGTCCATACTGCAGTGGGAGTAGCTGATTCTAAATCATTAGAGGTACTTGAGTATTGTTCAATTTTTATTTCATCCTTTATATAATCATTCCCGATTAGCCCTTTCATTTCATCTGTGAATGAAGTATACTCATTTTTAGAATCAACAGCATCTAACCATAACTCAAACATTCTTCTCATATTATGATTTTCATCATTATAAAAAGTACAAGTCCATGTATTACTATATTTTGTGGATACTGGAACAGGAATGCTTCTACCCCTAAATACAATATTTTGTGTTTGTATAGTCCTATTAGGTAAATTAGTAGATTTGCACATTATGGATAAAGCTCTAGGATCATTATAAGAATTGTCTATTTTAGATGGAATATTCAACTTAATATCAAATCTTGTATTTCTCGCTCCATCACCTAAATATTTTCTCATTAAATCTTGATAATTGGACATATATTTTACCTCTTATATATTTATAAATAATATATTTAATAAAAAAGGTTTATATATGGCTTCAAAATTATCAAGCGCTTATAGTAAATTAAAGAATACAAACTGGTCATTTAATAATACATTTAAATGTATATTTAATTTTAATAATCCAGAAAAATCAAATAAACTAAACGGTACTGATGGTGAAAATGAAGTGTATTTGGTAAAGGCCAATATACCTGCTTTATCAGCGACTCCAGATGTACAATGGATAGATCATAGAAATTTCCAAACTATGAGTACTGTGGAAATAATGACTGTATCTATAGATTTTTTAGATCACGATCAATTGGAATTATATCGATTTTGGTCTAGTCATTTTATTGATCAACTTGATCAATATTTAGATGATTATAAATTTGATGTTACTTTTATTAAATTACCTGATAATGCAAATGAAAAAGAATTTCCTATAGCTAAAATAACAGATTGTGTTGTTAATAATGTATCCCAATTAGACTTAAATGCTAGTTCTGAAGGTTCTGGGACTATATTAACATTTTCTATAAGTATACAAACTCCAAAAATAATAATCAATAAGAATACTAAGGATAATTTAGATTCAACTGTGAGCAATGTTTTATAAAAAAAATTCGTTTTATATTATATAATAAATATTAAATAAAATTATTAATATAAGGATTTTTAAATGTCAGAATTAGAAAATATTGAATTACCTGAAGGTGCAGAAGTTATCGATTTAAAAACTGAATTACCTGAGGATATTAAAAATTCCTTAAAGGAATTACAAGAAAAATATGGTTTAGAAACTCCAGAAGCTTTAGCATCAGATGTAGTAGATACTCCTATAATCGAAAAAGCTTTATTAAGTAATATTACTAAACGTATAAACGAAACTCCTGGTGAAGCTCATTTATCTAATGGCGAAATAAAGTACCGTAAATGGAAAGTAAAGGATAAAAAGTATTTGGATAAATCTAAGACTATAACTGATATGAAATATGCATTAGTATATAATTGTTTACAAAACAACCCAATTATTGATAATGAAGAATTTAATTTCCTATTACATAAAATTAGATATGATAGTGTACATAAACCTTTAATTAATAATTTTTCTTGCCCTAACTGTGGACATATTCATAGATTAGAAATACGCTTGGAAAATATTGTAAAATCATCTGGCGGTGATTATGAATTAAATGGAAAGATTGTTGTTAAGAATGGTGATGAGGACATTAATGTAGAATTTGGTAGCCCGTTAAGCCAAGAAATTTACGATGAATTTATGTATGTAGATGATTTGAGCGATTTTCAAATGTTTATGACTGATATGATTTTACACATTAAGAAAATTGATGATTTAGAAGTAAATGACCGAGATAATTTAATTGAAGTAATAAAACTAATAGATGATTTAGATGCTGACGTTGCGGATAATTTGGTAGAAGAATGGAATAAAATTAGATTTAAGACAGTTATTGATAATGATATTGAATGCCCCGAATGTCATAGTATAAGTAAATATAATTTTGAAGATGTGCCTGGTTTTTACCCACCTAGCTGGAATGATTGGAATTTATAATGAAAAGTATTTTACATCTTAACGGCAAAACTTTTAAAATCGAATCATATAAAACTAAAGATGAATTAGATTGCTTAGAGTTTTTATACATTCATGAGGATTTATCCGAAGAGGATGTAGACTCTTTTATAAATGAGTTTTTAGTTAAAAATAATATTGATATTAATGGTTTAACCGATATAGAAAAAATAATATTATTATTAAAGATAAGAGAAATTTCTATAGGGGATGAAATAAAGGTTAAATTTAAATGTTTACATTGTGGTAAGCCTGCTGAAGCCACAATTAATATAAATAATATGATCAAATTAGCTGAAACTCCTAACAGTAAAATAAAAGGTATATTTGATGAAGAATATGCAGGCATTTTACAAGTGGATGATATAGTATCACCTAGCGATATAGAAGATATGGATTTAGACCTATATGATGATGTTAAAAATAATATAGGTAAGTATATAGACACATATAATTTTATACAAAAATGTCCTTGTGAATATTGTAGAAAAGAAAACCAATTTGATTTTAATAAAAGATTAATAATAAATTTCATTTCGGATGAAAGTTTTGATTCACTTTCAAGACTCTTACATATTTTAGTGTATAACGGAAGACAAACCAGAGGTGATTTAATGGAAATGACACCATTACAACGAATATTAGAGTATGGTTTGTTGGAAGAAACAAAAAATGAAATAGAAAAAAGACGAAAGGAAATTCAATCCCAAACACCTAACTTTGGATAACTAAAGGGATAATAACGAGATAATTATGGCTGATATAATACAGAAACAGTTACTTAGAGCACTTAAAGATCCTAATTCATATACCAGATTTATGAATAAAGGAAGTTCTAACGGAACAGTAAGTGTTAAGGGTAGTATTTTTAATAAAAATAAAAGTGATACTGATAAATCCTTAAAGGCAATTCAAGACTTATTGAAAGCACAAAATGCAAATCAAAAAGTTCCTCAGGTATGGGTTAAAAATGATTTCAAAAAGGAAAAAATAAATCATAAGGAAATTGAAAAAAGAATCACTGATAGTAATTCGTTAAGTAAAGAATTGAACCGAATAGCTGAGGATTTTAGAGCTACTTTATTTAATATTAATAATATGAGAGAATTTGATATTAGGTTAAATTCTTTATTTCAAACTGATTTATCAGCATTATTAGACCTACAAAGATCCTTAGTTGAAAGCCAAATGTTCAGTGATATTGGTGGTAATTCAGTTAAAAGAATTTCTCTTATACAAGAAAAGATGTATAAAGTAATGGAGAAAATCCAACATCATTTCATTGTACAACAGGATATTAAACATAAGAAGAAAGACCAAACTGTAGTTATTAATGTTAATGAAGGTGGTTCTGAAGGTTCATCTCCTATATTTTTGCCAAATGATAATGATAATGGTGAATCTTTCTTTGGACCATTGTTCCAATATTTAGGTATTAGAAATATAGCAAAAGGTATGGCTACAGTAGCTACAGCTAGAGCAACTGGTAAAGCACTATCATCTGAAGTGAGATCATCAAAAGCTGTGGTTGCTAAGAACGCAGATAAAATGAAAGCGTTTCTAGCTAAACATAAAGTATTGGGATTTTTAGCAAAACATAAATTAGGTGCCGTAATTATTGCGGCTTTAACCTATGGCGCTCTCACTCTGGATAGTAGTGAATTTGGGAAACTCCTAAAATCAACAGGAGGTTTAATATCAAGTACATTACAACCTTTAGCACAAACCCTTAAAGATTCATTTATGGGTGGAAATGATTTAAGTATGAGAGGAATGGCATCTCAAAGTGTCTCATCATATATTAATGGAAATGGGTATTTTAATACATTAGGTCAAATAGCATCACATTCTACCCAATCATATTTATTTGGTAAAGGTATAGAGAAAAGCACTGTATTAGCTAAAACTATAGGACAAGCAGGTAAAAATGCTATTTATAATGCAAGATTATCTGTTAATGCTAAATTGAGTGATATTATATCAAAACAGGTTAAGAAATTAGAATCAGCATCAAGCAAAGGCATCAAAGGTTGGGTTAAAGGAACTGCTAGAGATCTTTTTGATATGGCTGATGACAAGCTGGTAAAAAGATATTTAAATACCAGTGAATTACAAAAAACTGTCAATTATAAAGGATTTTCTAATCAATTACGTAAAAATAGACTCTTACAAAAAATGGTTAAGAAAGTACCTGTAATTGGTGTAGGTGCTGGATGTTTATTTAGCGTTCCTGATATAATCAATTTCTTTAGTGTAGATATGGATAAGCAAATAAATCACGCTTTAGAAATCCTTAAAAGAGATGAAAGTAGATTTAAAGATAAAGCCAGATACCAAGAGATATGTAAGAAAATAATCAGTAATATGGAATCCTCTAGAAAGTGGTGGCTAGCAACTATTATGGAATCCATTACATTATCAGCAATTAATATAGGGGTAGGTGCTGGTACTGGTGGTATTGGGTTAGTTGTTTCTGTATTAGTAACATCAGTATTAGATGCTTTATTTGATTGGGTTAGAGATGTGTGGTTGGGATTTGATTTTGATCTTATTGATTTTGATAACCCATATACATTTATTAGCCAAGAAGATTTAGTAAAAGCTACAACAGTATCATTCTTATTAAATGGTAGTAATATTAGAATAGAAGATATAAAGGAAGAGTTTAGACGATCAGGAGATGCAAGAGCCGTAGCAACACAATCTGGTGTTAATGCTATAATTAGAAGAATTAATGGTCAAAGGGTTGTAAAATATGACTTTAGCAATACTTTTGTTAAAAAACCTGGTTGGTCTGGTAGTGTTACTACAGCTAGAGTGAATTGGGGTTTAACTGTATTGTGTTTAAATGCTTTTAGAAGTGGCCTTCATTATAAAGATAATACAATTAAAAATAATGCATTGGAACCACACTCATTTATATTAGGTGGTGATGAAACTATTGAAAAATATGGTGATGATGTTATAAGTGTCTCTGGTGGACAGAGTGCTATATATTATCCAAAAATGGAAGGTGGAGAAGGATTATATCAACCTATAACTAATGGTAATTTAACTGCATCTAAAATACTTACTGGTGATGAAGCTTCATCTGTACTTTTAATTAAAAATATAATATATTCTTTACTTTTCCTTTACACAATATCCATGTTATTTAGAAATAATATTAATATTAAATTAAGAGATGAAATTAAAAATTTCATTAATGGTAAAAATACTTATATAGGATTCCGTAAAGAATGGGTATTAGCTGTGGAATTTCTAAGATTTAACTATGCAGGGTATCCAGGTGATAAGTGGAAAGGTGTAAGTAATGAAATAGAATTCTTAAGAAAAAATATAGCACCAAATGTTGTAAATAGTTTAAATGATGTAAATAGTTGGTGTCAAAATAATGAAGGTTTAACACAAGTAATTAAAAGTTATAGTTTAATTTATTTATTATATAGATTTAAATATAGAAATAGTAATAATACTAATATTCGTGAAGCTTTAAATAAAATAGACGTAGAAACTGTTAGAACTATGGTTGAAATATTACGTTCGCCAGAAGATTGGGATAAAATATACGATTATTATGATAAGAATAAGGAAAATATAACTGAAATTACTAAAGGTGAAAGTTTATATATTGGTAGCGATCTTAAGTTAAATAACACTTCTAGTTTTAAAAATGAAGTTATTAAAGGTGTTGATATCACAAATCCAGGATCTGGATATGAATCTTTGAAATTTGGTAATATAGGTATTGATTATGATTTGGGAGAATATATTGAGTTAGACAGTAGCCTTAAGGATGATGGTAATTATATCAATAAAGTTAAATTAGCTGGTGCTATTACACAAGAAGCTTTGAAAACAAATAATAATGCTTCTTTAGCTATTGCAGAAGTGTGTTTGGCTTATGCTGATGCCTATAACAAGAACATGCCAGATAATCGTAAAATAAAACTTGATAATCTTGATGATATTGTTAAAAACTATCATAAAGCATTAATGCAAATGTTACAGGATAATAAAGGCGAAAACAAGAAATACATCAATGAGTTGAGTACTATGGATGATAAATCCATTAGCAAAGAAGATATAATTAAGGTAGTTAATAAGTTAGTAGTAACTCAACCTAATAATAATATTGCAATGGCTCGGGTTGATAATATAAATGGAAACGTTATGGATTCTGAGTACAGAGGTAAATTATCAGAAGGTGTATTGAAATCTAGTGGCATTAATTATATAAGTGATAAAAATTATTTTGGTAATACAAATCCTACCATTGGTAAGGTTGATAATAATTATGGTAATGGAAATGTATCTGGAGAATTTGATTTAAATTCTGTAATGAATTCTAATATATACGATAAAGGTAATGGTATATATTACAGTGATGATCCTTTTGTACAATATGTATTGAATAAAGAATCTGGTGGTAGAGCTAATGCTAAAAGTCCTTTAAGTTCAGCAACTGGATTGTTCCAATTTACAGAAGCTACATGGGCTGATATAACTAAAGGTAAGGATTTCAGTTTAGCTACAGATCCTTACGAAAACTTTAAAGCATTTAAGTTATTAGTTAAGAGAAATGCAAGTATATTGAAGAATACAGGTACTCCATTAACTAGATATACAATGTACATGGCACACCAACAAGGTGCTGGTGGAATCGCAAATATAAGTAAAATAGCTTCAGGTAAGTTAAAGAAAGGTGATAAAGATTATGATAAGACAATGACCAATATTAATAAAAACGTTCCTCCAAATTTAAGAAGGAGCGGTATATGGGATACATTGTCAGATCAGGATAAAGCATCGAATTTCTTAAGTGCTTGGGAAGCTGATGCTAATGGAACACAAGTAAATGTAATTAGATCTGGAAATACTGAAGCAGATATGCAAGAAGATGCAGTTAAAAATGACGATGGTGTTTCAGATGCATTGTTTATTACTGATATAATGAATGATATGTTATTTGGCACTCAATTGTGTATGTAATAAAAATTATAGAAATAAAAAATCCAACTTTCGTTGGATTTTTTTTTATTTTTTTATATTAATATTTTTTTATTAATATTATTATATATAAGAAACTGAATTTTTTTTTATATTTTAGAGATTCCTTTCTTCAAATCATCAAATAATTCAGGATCTTTAGTAGTTTGAGGCATATCACCTCTTTTTGGGGCATTTAATATAGGTGTATTATTTGCTTTTAATTCCATACAATTATCAACTATTGACTTAATTGGATCATTATAATACTTTTTAAGCTTCTTAATTGTATCTTCAGGCATATCTTGCAAGTATTTCTCAATTACAGATTTAGAACATTTAAGAAGATTTTTACCCTCTACGTCTTTTATAATCAATTTACCTAGGTTAGATCCTATAGTTGCCTGAACTGCTTTAAGCATACTTAATGGACTCAAATTACCCTCAATATTAATACATTCTAAATTAGCACTAGGATTGGTAACAAATATTTCAGACCACCTATGATGTCCATCAATTATAAATGTACCTTGGAATGTAACAATAGGCTTTTTAATACAAGCAGGACTTTTAAAGCAATTTTCAATATTATCACCTTTCATCATATACTTAAGTGTTTCATCCAACCCTATTTCATTTTGAGTCGGAATCAACTTATATGCTGGAATATTAGTCTTTTTAAGTTTTAACTTATAATCTGCAAACTTACCACCAAAACCCAATGAAAGTATAAATTTTAATTTAGGATCCTTCACTAAATCGTCTATAAATCCTATTGCTTCTTCATAAGGTTTTTCTTTAAGCATTGCAATAAGTTCATTATATACTTTTTTGGATTCTTTTACATCATCAGTATCCAATTCACTAGAAATGTTCTTTAAATCTTTAATATCAGAATTATTTGATTCTAATAATTCCATTAATCCTAACATTTCGCTTATTCTGAATTGCTTAAAATCCATGCATTACCTCACTTTTGCTTCTAATGCTTCAATTCTCGCTAGCAATCTCTTTAAAGATACTATTTCAACCTTTACCCACATTGCAGGATGACTATCTGGAGTGTAATTGTAATTACCATCATTAGTAGAACGATATATAATGTTATTATAACTTACATATTCATCTACTTCATATCGTGTATTTGCACTCCAAGCAGGAATGTCATTACCAATAACAATATCCGATAATGATTTTAGCTCCCTTACTTCTCTTTTAAGTCGCATAGGTCCCTTATTAAGAACAACCTCAGAAGGAACCATATCGTTTTTAATTCTAAAGTCGTTAAAAAATTGTTCTAAAGTTGTAAACATATATTAACCCTTTATAGTAATAACTAAATCATTAAGATTATAAGATTTTATCCCTAAATTTCTTAATATTTTTAAGGTATTATCAATGTCATCTAAATTAAATAACTCAATTTCAATCCCATCATCTAATAATTTAGTATGTTTAATTTTAATACTATAAGTCCTAATAACTTCAGGAATTTCATATACATTTACTGTATTTGATTTAATAACATTTTGAGGTTTTGATTTAGTTGTATTAGGCTTAGAAGATTTAGGCGATTTTAATTGTGTTTTAGTATACTGGGCTTTTGCACTCTTATCAACCATATCAATAATTTTATTTTGTTCTTCTAATAATAAATTATTAAAAAAATTCCTGAAACTCGAACTCATTAGTTAACCTTAAATTTAAACATCATTGGTGTTGTGTCTGTATGTAATGGATTAGCTGTAATAGCAAATCTTTTAAATATAAAATACTTATGATTACCTGTTTTTACATCGGCAACCGGGCCTATAATTTTATCATAGTAAGAAGTAAAGATTGCACTACAACGTCCAATTTCATCATCCCTTAAGCCTACATATACATTATCATCTTCTACATCTGGATTTATATAAATAGCCATACCTGCTACATTGCCAACGTACATATCATCCAATACGGGTTCATTCTGGCTAATCATTTTAGGATACATTGCAATAATTGAAGCCGCGTACTTATATGGAACAACTAAATATGAATTAAAAGTAATACGACCACTCATATTAGCTTCTAAAACTAACTGTGTTGCTTTATATGCAATTTCCTTCCATACAACATCTGGATCTGCTGGATTTGACAATGTAAGAGCTGTACTTAATTTTGAGTTATTCTTTAAGAATTCAATACAATAATCATTTTCATCTATATTTGCATATCTACCCATATAAGTAACAATACGTTCTTTTACATCTTCACCAAACATGTTAACCCAGTCATCGAACGCTTCTTGTGAAATAGAAATACTGTTAGATACATCATCATTAACTGTAATATTATTTCTTAATAATTCAAGTCCATCTCCAGTATCTTTTGATTTAATAGCAAATACACCACCTGTAGGTCCATGAATTTTAGTAAAACCAAAAATACGTCTACCTAAGCTAGGTAATGATAATTTCATATAAATTTGGTTTAATACCACATTTTCATCTGTATCAGCAATATTAGGTGCTAGTGCTGATTCATTTATATAATCATTCTTCATTATAATACCTTTAAACTAAATAGTAATATTATTATTTATAAAAATTCAAAATCAACTTTTATATTCATATCGTTTTGCTTATCTTCACATAATAGCATATATCCACACCAACCACATAATGCTGACTTATTACACTTTGTAATGGGTTCTGATTCACCTATAGTAACGTTTCTAATTCTTGAGAGCATATCATTAGTAATATCAGCAATTTCACTTTTTCTTATAGTCATAGAATTATGTAAACAATGCTCTACGTATAGATAACTAATACGAACTTCATCATATTCTGGGTATTTTAAAAAGAACCAAATAGCATACCATTTTAATTGTGTCCAATCTTGATCATCGTATGCTTTGAATTTGCCTGTCTTATAATCAAAAATTTGATTTTTGTATAATAAGTCAATTTTACCCCTGAATAACACTTTGTTATTGTATTCAGCAGGTACTAATTTTCCATCTACAATGTCAATTCCGAATGCTACTTCTTTTTCACCTAACTGAACCTTTTTACTAATAGATTCAAACAACGGTGATTTAATGAAATTATTAACAATATCGTATTCAACATCCTTGGATTGGTTATCGATGAAGTTATCCAAGTTTTCTAAAATGTTATGAATTTTAGCACCCTTAGCTAAAGCACTATTGCAATTTGCATCAGGTTTAATTTTGTCTATATATTGATACTTGTACTTCATCGGGCAACTTTCGTAACATTGTACTTTACTTAATGACCAAGGTTTCATAATATCACCTATTCCTTATAGCTTTATTTCGTAATTTTCCACGTTTCTTGGGGTGCATTCAACAACCTTGTATTTCATACCATAGTATTTCTTTTCACAAGGGCTTAAACGACTTCTTCTAAATTTAGCTTCTGCTTGTGCTTCTTCTTGTGCTTCTTCTTTAGCTCCGTATATACCCACTGTAACAAAATTACCACAGCCTATTGAACCACCGACTCTAATCACTGCATATTTATTCATATTCATTACCTCTAGCTAATTTTTAATTTCTATCTTTTCTATCTACTTTGATTAAGCTACCTAACACTACTACAATTAACATTACTGCAACAATGAATAAGAATAATGATAATGCAATTACTATAGGAACTAATATAAATGGGATTACGAAAACCATTATCCAACTGATATTCACAACACCCACTAATTTTAGTACTACTAGCACAATGAATACTACTAAACTTATAGAAAATCCTGAAGAACCTACAGTTTTTGAATTTATATTTTCGTTTCTCATGTTAGATACCTCTTAAATTTTATTTTTCATTTCTTATGTATATATTATATCATGTTTTTAAAATAAAGGCACGCTTTTTTTTAAATTTTTTTGCATTATTATAAATATATAAAAAATATTCAAATAATAAATTTAGAGGAATCATAATAATATGAATATGTTTTATGAAAGCATGCTGAATGAAGCTTCATTTAGTGTAAAAGACCTTGAAAAGGTTGCAAACGCATATGGTGCTTTATTTGGTAAAGAATTTGGTGGTAAGTTCCTTCCATTTAATATCGAATGGTATCAAAAACAAAAAGAAAAAGGTCAAGGCGTTCGTATGATTAATAAGATGGGTAGAATGCTACGCATCAACTTCTCAAATCGTACTTCTAACTTTGCAAACGCTCCTAGAGATTTCGTTGTATTAAGTTCAATTGACTTTTGGGAACAAGGTGCTGAAGATTATGCATGCCCTACCACAACTTGTTATTTCTCACGCGCAGTGAATGTAGTTAAAATTTGGAAGAAATTAGGCGCATTAATCCGTAATGGTAAAGCAGGTAGATATTCAGTTGGTGATTTTATGGATTCTGTTAAAGAAAACGTAAATGAAGCTAGTATCACTGATGTTCGTAAGGAATTTTTAGCACAAAAGGGTGGCCAAGCTTGGCGTGCTAACATGAAGAATAAATTTGATGAATGGATTGACACTAATGGTTTAAAAGATGAATGGAATGAATTTATTGCTGAAATCGAACCTGGCAAGCCAGAACGTAATGAATTAGAAACAGAAATCAAGAAGACAGAAAAAGCTTTAGAAGAACATCAATATTGTAATCCAGACACAATATTTAATGAAATCGAATTAGCAACTATTGCTGTTACTGAACAAATTTCTCGTTCATTCGTACTTTGTGGTATGGGTGGTTTAGGTAAGACTTACCACGTTAAGGAAGCTTTAAAGCGTACTTTAGGTACTCAAGGTAAGGATTGGTTATATACAGCTGGTAAGGAATTTACACCTGCTACATTCTATGATGAATTATTCCGTTGTCGCGATTATATTACAGTATTTGATGAAGCAGATAGTATTTTAACTAACCCAGAATGTATTGTGATGTTAAAACCTATGCTAGATACAACAGGTGAAAATACAATGGAATATGCTCCAGGTAAGATGCCTTGTTTCAAGATGTCAGATGATGAAATTAAGCGTTATTCAGCATGTGTAGATAAACTAATCGAACAAGGTGCGCCTGTATCAAAAGCAGTAAAAGGTCCTGCTATGTGGAATGGTACATACAGGGAAAAGGATGGTAGTAAGATTTTCGATAAATGGAATCGTATTACATTTATGAATGCTATGGAAAATGGTATAGATACTACAAATGGTGTTGAAGATTTTACAGCTGATGATATTGCAGGTTACTGGGTGCCATCAAAGTTCTTCTTTTCAGGTGGTTTAATATTCATTTCCAACTTACCAGCTAAGAAGTTAGACCAAGCTATTATTTCACGCTCAATTCGTATTGACTTATGGTTAACAGCTACAGATGTTGCTAAACGTATTACAGAAATCCTACTTAAACAAGGTTATGAACCTGCACTTGTACATGAAGCAATTGACTTCTTAACTGAACCAGGTAGAAATAAAGAATTGACAGTTCGTTCAGGTGTTATGACTATTAAACTTCTATCTTGTCAAAACAGTGAACTTAGAGCTGGTTGGAAGGGTATGGTTAAACATATGTAATCCATATGTAATCCATATGTAACAATACTAATAACAAATAAAAAAGGTCATCACAGATGACCTTTTATTTTCTTATATCTTTATATATAAAATAATATTAATTATCCTTTTGCATCTAATTCAGTCAATCCATTTTGAATAACTGCCTTATCGCATAACATATCTTTAAATGTATTGATTTCAATTTCTGATTCAGATCCTTCCTTTAATTCTTTTCGTATTCTATCAATTGCTTTAATTACCTGCTTTGTTGGTAATCCTTGTTCTTCAAATTCCTTCTTTAATTCTTTTACATCTTCACCTAACGATTTCTTTTGCAATTGTAATCTAATATATCGTTCTGCAAAACTAATTGTTAATCCTTCAATTTCAGTGCTTACTTGATCTAATTCTTCCATTATTTACCACCTTATTCTCGTCCTATTAAATATTACCCATAATTTCAATAATACCTTTAAGTGTGTCAGCAGTTGCATTTTCCATGTAAATGAATTCTGCTAGTACTTTCTTACCGTGTGGAAATTCGTAAGTATGAGGGTTAGAAAGGTTCATAATAATTCTATTAGATTCTTCGTCTAATTTCATAGAAGAAATGCAAGTAACATTTATCCACTTATTAACTTCGTACTGAATGAAAGTTCCGCTTCTATTTAATTCTGAAACGATTGATTCTAAAATTTCAGGTGTGTACTTTACATATACATAATCTTGAATGTAAACACCAGATGAATTTTGGGTTACGAAAGTCATATTAAAATATATTCTATCCTTTACTTCATCTAATTTTACAGTTGAAACCTTTTCTAAATTAATTACACGGTTATTTACTTCTAGGATTCTCATTTTCTTTTCCTTTTTACTATTACAAATTAAATATTTAACTATATTATATTATATAAAATATAATAAAAAAATTTTTATAAAACCCATTTATTTTACAATTTTCTTTGGATTCTAACTTGCGCTAAAATTCCACTTCCTATATTATTTAGGATTAAATCTTTAATATCAATTCCTGATTTTAACATTTCATTAGTATCTTTGAGTTTAATACTATCAGGATAAATTAAAGCTTTATAACCTTGTTTAAGGTATTTTATGCTATTCATATACCCGGTACGATCGTTGTCTAAACAAAATACTAAATCCAATCCCTTTAATAGATCTAAAGGTGGTGTTGCGCCTAAACAAGCAATAACATTAGTTAGACCACACTGATATGCACTTAACGCATCAAAAATACCTTCAAATACATATATAGGTTTTTCTATATCAATATTGTACAAATTCCAAACTTTAAAACCTGTGTTCTTATCCGGTATATATGTTTGAAACCTGTGCTCATTCATAGACCTTGAGTAAAACCCATACATTTTACCACCACAATATAAAGGTATTATTATATAATCATTAATCCTAAAATTTTTACCATCTATTATAATATCCTTACCAACTAACCACTTCCACTCAGGGTTGTACACGATACCTCTTTCTTTACAATATTTAGTTATTTTAGCATCATCCCTTTTAAAATTATTAGTCAAATCAAAGAGGATTGGTGGGTTCTTACCAACACCTAATAATTCTAATTCTTTGTCTTCTTTAGTTTCCTCAGTTTCTTTATTATAAAAATCATCAAAATTAAAATCGCTCAATCCTGCTGACATTGTTTTAGAAATATCAGTTTTCATAAAATTCTTAAGACTGGCTAATGTATTACTACCCTTTTCATCCCTGTACGATGGTAATAAAGCCGGGTAAAAATCCTTTAAAAACCTCTCCATGGTAATGTTATTAACACTACATTCATTAAAACAATTAACTAATGTTACACCGTTCTTTTCGTATAAATGTAAACGGGCTTTTGATTTTGAGTATTTACTATCGCCACATATTGGGCATCTTGCTGTAATGTCTGTGGGTGTTTCTTGTCTTATCCTGTCCCCTCCCACAGCCATTTTAAAAAATCTAATATCTAACGAATCCATATAAATCCTTAAATCCTTTAGTTTAATCCATTGGTTGAGCATTATCTGAATTATCAAATTCTTCCTTTGATGAAACATAATAGGAATCATAGTAGCGGTTGCATTCAATTGCAGATTTTTCTAAAGCATTTACTAATGATTTAATTGTCTTTGGGTCGGGGTTGATCTTTGGATTCCATGAATGTCCACATTCAAGAGTGTAACCGAATACTCTTTCTTTTAGGTATTCAAGAGTACCTTCCCAAATTGTTTCACGGCCACGGTGTGTTGATTTTACATAATATACTTTTGCCATATTCATTACCTCACTATATCTATTACCAAATATTATTCATCATCTTCATCGTTGTTGTATGCGAATGGGTCACTCCATTCATAGTCATCGTCTTCGTTCCAATCATCTCCGTCATAGTCATCTTCTGAATACCAAGTATCTGATGTGTATTGGAAGTCATCGTACATATCCAATTTGTTATCTGTTGTCATTAATTCTGGGTGATTTTCAATATGTACCAAAACTAATCTTTGTAATTCTACTAATTCTTCTTCATAGTAAAGCTCACCCAGAGAGTGTTTCGAATATAATCACCAACTTCACCCTTGCATACTGCGCAAAGATATCTTGCTGGGGCATTTAAAACTTCCTTGCCGTAAGAGCGATCAATGCAATCCCCATCGTTGTACCAACGGTATACAATTTTGCAAGTAGCTCTGATAATTTCGCCAGCCACTGTGTCTGCCTTACCCATTGGTGGTACTAGTTCTTCAAACAATGCGTTAATTTCATTTTCAACTTCTGATTTGTTTACTGTCATCATATTCATTACCTCTTAAGTTTTCTTTAATTCCTTATCTTTATGTATATATTATAGCATACTTTAAAATAAAAATCAACCCCTTTTTAAATTTTTTTTCAAAAAATTGAAATTTTTTTTAGTATTTTTATATAATATAATATTATAAATTAATTATAAATTAATAGTTGTTTCTGTAATTCCAAAATCTTCCGGATTATACGAACTTTCAATTCGGTGTTGGTATTGTTTCCAAAAAATCCCACTAGGTTTTCTAAAACTGAAATTATCAACTATGTCATATACAAATGCTTCCTTTTTATCTTTATGTAATCTCATCAATCTTCCAAGGCTTTGAGATACTGTGGTGAATGCCTTCATCGGTGAAGCTAAAATTAAATTTTTAAGCGCCTTTATGGATACCCCTGTTGATAACAAGGCTGTATTACTTACAAGGATTGGGCTCATTCTTTCAATTTTTTTAATTTTCATTAGTATATCCTTTTAAAACAAATTTATAACCTTCTAAATTTATATAATCTGTGGAAAATGTTACTGATTTCTTAACACCAATATATTTAGGAATAACATCACCAGATTTTAGGTACTTTCTAACAATAGTTTTATTAAAATTATTGTCTTCACACATTTTATCAAAACCATTAAAGGTTTTAACATCACCGTTAGGGTATGTAACTTCAATTACCTTACATCTCCTGTGTTTTCTATTTTTCATTTTATTTAAATACTCATCTGTTTGCCAAAGTTCCTTTATAACTTTTCCCGCTTTTTCTTTTTTATCAACATTTTGGTTTACTCTTGTCATTGTTTCTGTGAATTTCTTTTTATATTCTGGATCTGCATGGAGTTTTCTTATCCCATCAGAAATATGTTGCTTTGCTTCCTCCGTACATTTGTATCCAGTTCTGGCTTCAGATATTTTTCTCTTTGTTTCTTCTGACTTCGGAGCCTTTAATTTTTGTTTTATTTCTTGAGCCATTTTAATTCCATATATCTCTTCAAGTGTCTTGCCTTTTACTCTTTTGCGAATAGAATTTGCCAAATTTTTTCTATGCTCTTCACTAAATCGTTTACCTTTCAGTACATTACTATGATTTTTTGCTAACTCTGCACCTTTCTCTTCACCATATACTTCTTTATATGTATGAAATTTACAAAATTGATTTTTTGGCGATTCCCATTTACCATTAATTTTACCTTGATTTGCTTTATTATAAAAATCTGGGTTTCTCATTACATCATATTTTAAATGAAGCTCACTTTCGTATAAAATAGCATCATCCCTATTATCAAACTTTTTAATAATAATATATTCAAAATTATTTCTATTTTTCTTCTGTTCATTTATAAAATCTTTATCAGTTGAACTTGAAAAATATTTAACCCCTAAATATTTAGGGGGTCGCCGTAGCAACCCCTACTTCCTATATATTTTCTACCAGTTAATATATTTTTAATTTGATATACGTAATAACATTTTTTGTTCATTTAGCCACTCGTCCGATATTTCATCAGTTTCTTTTAAATCTTTTGCTTTAATATTTATGCCAGTAGTTAATTTAACATCATCATCTTCAGGTATATTTAATAATGTTCCGTCTTCTAATGTTATTCTTATAAAGTTGTTTTCCATAATATGTCGTACTTCTTCGCGGGTTTTTGAGTCTTGCTCACCATTCAAAAAGAATACATTATATTGCTTTTGGAACTCCAACGATTTTTTACCTACTATATCCTTATTCTCAACATTCACCTCTGGATACAATGTTTTCATAATATCAATAAATAATTGTTTACCGTGGTTGGTACGTTGGAATAACACTAATGAATTTTGGTTCTTTAATGATAACCCTGTACATAACCTAACTATTATTTCATTCCTTCTTTGATGGTCAATTATGTATTGAAGTTGCTTTTGGTAGTCGGTACATTCTCTAAATTCTGCCTTGCTTACATTATTATAATTCAAAATTATACTCTTTATACTTACAGGGCAACCTAAACCTCTTTCAATTAACTCTTTAGAAGTAATAACTGTTTTAGGTTCGCCAAAAAGCCCTAATAACATCATCTTATCTACAGGATTTTCGGGTAATGTCCCCGTAAAACCTAATCTAATTGATGTGTTATACGATCTTTGAATAATATCACTTGTAACATCCGAAGCGAATCGATGGCATTCATCACATATAATAAAATCAAAATTAGTTCTCTTTTCATCAACCAATGATTGCCAAGTACTAATGGTTAGCACTGTATCAAAATTAGATTTATTACCATCACCATGTACTTGGATTTCATTATATAAATCGTTAAGTCCATAACTCTCAATATCTGATTTGAATTGTGTTAGTAAGTTAATATTTGGAACTACTAATACACCCTTTAATCCTTTCCTTCTGAAATACTCGAGAATCATGGAGATAACTAGACTTTTACCAGAATTATGGTGTATTATTCCATTTTGAATATAAAGTCCATTCGGATCCGAAATTTCAAAATCTAAATATTCTTGTTCTGGAATTTTTGTTTTTGAAATAACTTTTTTATGTGATAAATCATCAATATCACCAACTTGAATTTCAGAGGCTCCTTTTAAAATACCATTAAAAATCATATTATGTGCAACTGCACAATTTGTTTCAGTATTATCATCATACTTAATAATATAGCCTTCAGACATTTTAGAAAATTTATTTAGAATTTTCTTTTTACCAGTTGGGCTATCAACAAACATTTCAATGCCTTTATCCAATAATTTATGAATTTGTCTATATGTTAGTTTCATAATATCCTTCCAAAACATCTTTATTAAAAGTTTCTGTTGTTAAAAAACCATTATAATTTGTATAAACTCTATTTTCATTAAAAGCACTTAAAATATATTGTTCTTTTGAATATGCTTCATCAACAGAATTATATTTTTGAATAAATTTAATTTCATAATTTAAATTATGATGCATTTTTAATAGTTTTAAATTAAATCTTTCTTCAACACTTTTCCCAGTTATTCCTATTTTCCAAACATTGAAATTATCTTCGACATTATAAAAATGTATATAATATAATAAACAATATCCATTTGTTGTTGTTACGTTATTTTTACCTGAAGATTTTAATAGATTAATTCTTTTAATTTCTTCTTCAGATTTTGAATTTAAAGTATTTTGCCACTTAATTTGTCTCTCTTTCCAACGTTTAGTACCTTCTACTTCACCATATTTTTCAATACATTTTTCAAGACTAAAGGTTGATTGTCTTTCTTTTAAAGCAATTTTTGCTTCATCTTCTGTTAAACCTTTATCAATAAAATATTGTATTCTTGTAGATTTACCACAATCAAAACACCTTTGTTTATACACTTCTTTTCCTTTCTCATTGCCGAATTTTTTAATACAAAATTCTAAAGATTTGGAATCATGATTTATTCCTGGTCGATGCCAACCTTTACATTTTGATTTAACATATTCTTTATATAATTTTATGTGCTTTATATTCATAATATAAAATATATTTTTTTAATGTTACAGCTTTATCATTCTTTTTTCTACGGTTTATTTCTTTAAATCGTAGAAAATCAATAGGTAAATTATGTGATAATCTTAATTTCAATAATAGTTTTAATTGCGTTAAACTTCCAAAAAGATTTATCCAAATCAATAATTGATTCTTATTAAAATATTTGGAGCATATTTTATAAGATTCAGATTTATTTTTTAAACAATTATTCATCTAGCATTTCCCTTATTTCTTGTTCTGTATATCCAGGGATATCAACTTCTATTTCTGTATTAGGGTCCAAACATGAAGTGCAAGATTTTAGTAATGCCCTCTTATATAACAAAGCATAACCTACTGCCCTAATTTGGTAATCATATGGCTCAAACGGTAAGTTCATATCTTTTAATATATTTTTGAATTCAATAACATCATCTTTAAAGGTAGGTTGTTGGTATGTATTATCCACTAAATGAGCATGACCATTATATATTAATAATTTACCTTGTTGCATACTGCCAAAGCACTTGTATGGACTTCTTAAACCTAACTGTACTAATCTATCATACTTAGTGCTTGGGTCATATATCTTAAGGTGATCAAGTGCAATTTTTAATTCTTCTTTAGTACCATCACAATAACTAAACGATTCATTTATTTTTGTTATTAGCATATATAATCCTTATATTCCATTACTTCTTTCTCAACTCCATAATATCTTTCACAATTTTTTGAAAGCTTTTTATATCCACATTCATCTAATATTTTCTTTAGATTTGATGGCACATCCTTAATTTTATATTCATCTTCTAATGGGATTTGCACAACCTTCAATACATCATTCCAAAAACTTACTTTTTGGATATCATTTAATATATCGTTAGAAATTTCAATTTGTATAGGTTGTTTATCCATTGTTCTTGAATATTCACTTATTATATTATATCGTTTACATTTATCAATAAATCCTCTATGTTCAATTTCCTTATATAATATTTCCTTTTTAATATCCAATGGAATATCTTTAATAATATACTTTTCTAAGTCAAATAATATATCGAACATATTATTATTTTCAAATTTAGATATATCCATGTCATCTCCAGATAATAATATATACTCATCTACCAATTCCTTATTTTCCATTTTAATGTCATCTTTCACTTCTTTTATGTATGGTAATAATACATTACTTTCATATCTCTTTGACACTAATTCTGGTTTATTCTTAAATTGATATTGTAATAAATATATAAATGAATTTTTATGATTAAACTCTAATATATTTCTAAATAAATCAATAAATATAGCACCTTTTCCCAATTTACTTAATTTAGGCTCACCATAATCATTTAACTCAAATAAAAAGTTTAATTCTATTTGTTTGCCAACATTCTTCATATATTCTGATTTTATTTCATTAAAAGATGTTTTTAAATTATAATTAATAGTATTTTTAATAAAATAATGTATCTCTTTGGCTCTTCTTGTTCTTTTAATCATTTGCAATGAACTAATAGCGTCACAAGTATTGGATGTATCATAATGGAAATGGATATCCACATCATTTAAATTTGATACTCCAACAGTTAATGTAGGGCTATATATAAGTACATCGTACTTATTATTTTCATCATTTTCAAATAATTTATATATTAAATCCTTAGTTATTTGAGGTGTTTCTGATGTTAATGTTATTACCTTTAACCCATGTTTCTCCAATAATTTTTTAAGTGCTTTAATAGTTACTAAAGATGTACAACTAATAGTTGCTTTATACTTTTTACAATGTATTAGTACGCTTTGTATAAAACAATTAAAATTTTCGTACTCATATAGTTTAGTATCATCTCTGTAATCATTTTGTATCATATATACATTGTCTTTCTTAAAACTTAATAAATTATTTTCATAACCTGTTAAGAATGCATCTGCAATAACTAATTTCTTCCTTAAACAAGCAAATAATTTAGATAAGTTAATACAGGAATTAGTTAAGTTATTTCTAGCATGTAGCATTACTGATACAAATTCATCCAATATAATAACATCAAATAATCTTATATTGTATTTCCATAAACTGTCATACTGTACGATCAGAGAATCACCTGGATTATATTGATCCCTATTATATAACTTAATACCATATTTCTTACTAAAATCTTGCGCAACTGAAATTCTATTAGAACATATCATTATCCTCAAATCATTACATTTAGCTTGTCTAATAATTTCATCTATTATAATTGATTTTGCAGTACCCATAGGGCTTTTAATACTAAATAATCCATCATTCTTTGCTAAAAATGTATCTATATGACTTTTAATTTCATCTGTAATTGTAAGGTAAGGCAAATTTACACTTATTAAATTAGTATTAGTATTATATTTTAATAATTCATTATCATAATTTATTTGTTTCTTTAGTAATTCCTTTGCTTCTGGCATTTTCACTATTTGCTCGAATAAGTTAATGCTTCTTAATTCGTTATAGTGGTTCATAACATAAGGATTATCTTTAAACCAATAAAATCCACCCGGACTTTTAGTTTCTGAATCATGTTTAAAAATAATACAATTACCGTTAGCTTTTAAAGCTTCAAATCCTAATGATTCAAATACCTTAAGGCATAATTTATCAATACTATCTATATTAGTTAAATCAATATCCTTAGGAATACTTTTTAGATCATTTAGATCAATTAAATTATTAAATGCTTTTTTATCAACATTTTTAAGTCTTAATATGAATTCGTACTCATTCATATTAGATTCTAATAGAACGGATACTTTATTCATAGGAGCATTTAATTTTGCTTTGTGAGATGGACTTAAATCAATATCTCCATACTCCATTAAATCATCGTGTAATTGTTCTAATAATGGTCTTAATTTAGAGATTTCAATAGGTTTTAAAAATAAGAAACCTTTTAAATTAAAGTTATCTATATTATTACAACTACGGGATTCACCCAGAATACATTTATAATTCTTAAAATAATTAAGTATTTTAATCTGATTTTCTTTAGAATTAACATGATCCACGTCAATAATGACATAATTTGTAGTTGAAGGGTAATACTGCTCCAAGTCTTGCTTACGTCTTCTTAATCGCTTTGTTTCACTTAAATCCAATGAAATATTTAGAATAAACTCTTTACTTAAGATTCTGTATAAATCCATAGGTTCTGAAACTTCGATTGTTCTAAAATCAAATGTTTCATCGCCATATGGACTTATAGGTCTTTTTCCTTGAGTCTTTTGAGAATTAAAAACAGTTATTTTATACATTTTTCATTACCTTAATTATTTTATATTTTATATTATATATTATATTAAATAAAATAAAAAATTTTTCATTACCTATTATTTTACTTATTTTTTTTTAATTTGATTTGTTGGTATATTCCTTTTTATATCCACTAGGTAAGTTGTTTTTAATATTCCCACTAACATCGGGTATTTCACCTTTAGGTATGTTTTCTTCAACCCATTTTTCAGCTTCTTTTTGCCAACTATCCACATTCTCAGCACAATCACTACAAGTACATTCGTTTACAGAACAACAAATATTAGGCAATGAGGAATCAGGTAATTCAGGGAAATTAAACAACGGATTACCTAATAAAGTACCCAAATCTAAATTAAAATCTATCTTAGGCGGGATTGCGTTGATAATAGCTATTGTATTGTTAATTGCATCTATAACGGGTTTTATGTATTGCATTACCATTCGTTTAAATGCACTTAATAATTTAATTATCTTCATTCCTGCAATCTTCATAATAATCTTAACCACAGCCATTAATGAGAATTGAGGTGTAGGTGGAAATAAATCAGCTAAATCAGGTAATTTAATATCATATTCCAAAATCTTACTAAATCTATCAACAGTAAATTCATCAATACCATCAATTTCAAACCATGAACCAGGGCTTAGCCAATCGCATGTACAATCATTCTTTTCCACTATCTTTTTAGAACCATCAGGGCTTCTATTAGTAACTGATAATCCTCCAATATTAGACATTGCTCGAGTAGTAGATTCGCATAACATTTGAATTTCATTTTCATCAATACCTTCAAATGATTCCTTATGCTGTCTAATAAAATCCTCTAAAACTGATTTATGAATATCATTTTTAACTTTTTGGAAATCATCATCTAATTCATCTATTTTATTTTTAATATTCTTTATATTATTAATCTTAATATTAAAGTCTTTTATATTTCTTGTTTCTTCTATTGATTCATTTATAGTTTGGACTCTGTTCTGCATTTCAGTATTATATGATTCCATTAAACTTGTAGATGGTGGGCTTAGCATAATACAAGGTAAGAAATCCTTTGCTAACATAAACATTCCAGTAACCATACCATTAGTACTAACCCCATTCGCTACATCTAATTTGGTATTAATAGCACATGCATTACCTTGGATTGCTACTTTACCACCACTTGAGGATACTGTTGTAGAATTAGATAAAGTAACAGAACCTTGCCCACCTTGGATTTTAGTTTCTTGGGATCCAGTTATAACAACCTTATTTTTAGATTCAAGGTTCATTGTATCCTTTGATGTTGCAACTAAACACCCTTTATCTATATTCATAGATAAATCACCATCAGTACTCTGCATACTAATATTATTTTTACTATTAATTAATACTTCATTATCAGATTTTACATTTACACCATTACCAGCTTGAATTGCAGTCTTCTGCCCGGATTTTACATAAATACTTCCCTTTGCCTCCATACTTATGTCTCCAAGTGATTCGAATGTCATTTTTTGAGCACTGGTTACATTCACTGTATGACTCAATATACAAATTGAACCATCTTCATTCAAAGTAATTTGAGATAATCCTGAGCTATGTGTAATTCTTATTGCTGGAGTATTAGGTGTGTCATCTAATTCTATTAAATGCCCACATGGTGTCTCGAATGTAGTAGTTGTTAGGTATTTACCTTTATGTACGGTGTTAATATGATTACGGGCTTTGAGTAGACTTCCGTATCTAAAATCACAATTTTTAGGGATTGCCTCAGTACCCCAATCAGCACCATCTCTATTGCCAATAGGTAATTCGGAATCATATAAGTTAGTATGATCTTCAGTACCACCTACTAATACACCTACTACTACTGGGTGGTCAAAATCCTTATCAAATTTAATCCATACACCAGTACCAATTCTTAAAACAGAACAAGCACCAGTACCTCCCAAAATACCCATAAATGTAGGTTGGATTACCTCAGCCCATTTTATATTATCATCTTTGAAGCCTTCATGTAATCCTTCTATCCTTACCTGAACTCTACCCCTTCTAAATTCATCATTGTTGTCAATCACAACACCTTTATAAAAACCATCTTCGATTTGCATTTTAAATCCTTATACTGTATAGGTTTCGTGAATACCTTGTCTTTCTCGAATTTTTTGTAATTGTTTTTCCCTTATATTATTTAATTCGGATTTTGTTTTGATATTAGAATCAATATAGTCAATATAGTCATTATGTGTTGAAATAGAAGTAGATGAATTATCTAAACTTTTTATATTAATATTATTATAATTATAACTATCAAATAATTTTTTAACACTTAATTGAAAATCTGACAAATCTTTATTGGATAAATCAAATACAACTTTAAATTCTTTTAATCGATCACTTAACCCTCTATTTTCTAAATCCTCATAATAACTACTAAATAAATCATCTAAATCCAATCCACCAAACTCAGAATCAATTGAGGATACAAGATCTTTACCATAAGTGGAATTATTATATCTAATTTCAGCTTGTCTAGCATCTTCTTTTGCTTTATTTAATGCGTCATCAAATTTCTTAAGATTTTCTTTAATTTCTTTAATATTATTAAGCAAATCGCTAACATTTCCTAAAGCCCAATTTTTCAATTGACCCTTTATATTAGCTAATATATTTTTGAGACTATTAACAGAATTTTTTAAATCATTAATAGCGTTTTTAAATGATGCTTCAATATCATTAAATAACCCAGTAAGGCTAATATCACTACTTACCTTATTCTGTATACTTTTATATATGCTTGTATCTTCTTTACTTGTAATATCCTTAGGATCATCGAATCTATTAAGGATCAATCTACAAAAACATTTACCATCATTTCCTAAAATGACTTTGTACGTACTACCAGTAATAAACCAAGTCTTACTTATTTCTATATCACCTTGATATTGTTTATAAGGATCCTCATGGTTATACATCATATTCAGATCTACTAATTTACCTGGGTATAATTCACCCATATCCCCGCTTAAACATACATATAGCGTCTTTGTAGCTAAAGCCCTGTAAAACTCCTCAAATGTTAAACTACAATTCGTGGTATTAGAATTACCTTGTGTGTCAGATACTTCAGAAGGTAAACATTTAGTGTATGATTCGTTATTATCATTAATGCAAAGCGATTCTAATAACATATTCATATCAAGTTGTTTAGATGTATTATTTTTACCTTCAGTTACAGATACACGTTTAAGTTTCTTTGAAAGTCCTGTATTACCATTTGTATTATTTGGCATAATCTTATAATCACAAATATAATAAGGACTATTAGACTCGCATCTATCAGATAAATAATACCCAAATTTAGGAAACTTGGATAACTTAGGGTTTTGAACTATATTTAAACCATTATAATCCTGCCAAATTCTAATGTTGTATTTCATGCAATACTCTCTTAGTGTTACTAGTGGAGAAGCGTTAATAACCTGGATTTTGCTTGAATTTTGCACCTCTTTTCTGTAACTTTCAGGTAATTCACTCACAGGGTATTCATAACCACTTAAGTGATTAACAGTAATTGGAGTATCATCCTTATATTTTTCTTTTATAGAACTAAATATATTATTAATATAAGAAACAACATTATTAATTGGAGTTCCTTCATATAACCCATCTTTATATTGAAAAATATCGTTGCATATACTATATCCATATACATCTAAACATTTAAGAATATAATCGCCACCTTGAGAACTATTCACAGACGGGTTAACAACTTCATCCACAATAAATCTTTTAGTAAATGAGTATCTAGAATCTCTTTGGGTTATCGTAATTTTTACTGTGCTTTTATTAAATTGTTTGTTAATATCATCTAATTTTAATTTTTCAATTGCTAATTTTTGAATTTTAATTATAGCCATTAAAACAGGTCTTGTAAATGACGATGATATTTCTAAAGATGAAATGTATTCACCAGTATTAGCCTCGTTAAAATTAAGTTCTTTTTTATCAAATATAATTTGAACAGTTGCTGGTTTCGCAAATTTTAAACTTTGTATAGTAGAGGTAGACACACAATTTCTCCATTTATTCCATATTAACGAGATTTATATTATCTCTGTATTCTGTTGTTAGTTTATATATTTCACTCAAGACAATAGGAATTAAATTTATTTTAATAGCTTTTATATATAAAAATTTAGAATTATTCTTATTATATTTTTCAGATAAACTATTTTCCAAATCGTTATAAGCCATATCTGAAAATTTTTCAAATGTATTTTTAAATACTTTACTTCTATAACGATCTATATCCTTTTCAATTGCTTCTAAGACAATATCATAAGAATATGGCATATCATAAACCATTTCTCTATTATTTAATAAAAGGGTCAAATCATAATAATCTGTATTATTATAATAATCATAACATACTTTTTCTATTTTTGTGTTTTCTTCTACTTTAAGATATACGAAGTATGAATTATCCAAGGTATTTAAATACATTCTTATTTTATTTAAACCAGAGGATGTATAATCAGTAATACTAAAATTATATGTTGATCCTTGCATCTTAAAATCATTATAATCTATTATATTTCGCATATATTATCCCTTTAGCTCTTTAAGGTTTTTTCAGAAGCACCAGTTTTAGCATCTGTTAGTTGTTTATTATTGTCATTAGTTACTAAATTTCTATTATAATTATTATAGTTTTCATTCACATTTTTATCGGAACTCCTAAATTCAGTACTAAAATCCTCTCTCATTTTCAGCTTAACTTCTGCAAAACTCAATGTAAGCGTAATCACTTTAGGAATCCCATCACTATACATTTCTAATTTAGAACCATTACCATATGTAACACCAACATTAGTGCAAACCACATAATCCAATTTAAGTAATCGATCTATATAACTGTTACTAAATGATATTTTCCAGTAATTTGGCTGACCCATATACCCAAACACTTCTGATATCTTTTTAACAGTACTATCAACCGCTTTACCTACCTTTGTTGATATAGTGTCATCTACACTTTGTAGAGGCTTTGTGTCTGCTTCAACTCCAGCAGGATTATCTGTACTTGTATTGTCATTTGTATTACCATGCGCTATCACATCCTTATCAAGATCTACATTACCTGTTGGAGAACTATACATCTTAAATGATCTTATTATATTAAGTACAGTTAAAGCTTCATCTCTATTTCTGGAATAGAATGTATATGAAAATTCAAATGTTCTTGGTGTTGAGTTCGCGTAGTTTTGGAAATAACCTGGATTTACTAAAGCTTTTCTACCACCTGCCATTAATGATATTAATCCGATTACTGGAGCTTTACCTATATTTGAAGCTATACCAACAGTACCTGCAGTAAGATTAGCTCCAGCACTAAATAAAGCTGAAAGTTTTGCACCAGTTGCATTACCTAGCAATGAAAACCCAGAGCCAGTCGCGTTTGCGGTTGAACCAATACCTTGGGTTATTTTTTCAAATGCACTTATAGTAGTTTCTTGTGACCATGCATGAGATTGATTATCTGTTAAGTTCGTTGGTGTAGGCAAATAAATTATGGATTCAACTTCACCCTCAGATATAGCTTCATAGTTTAAAAAGCCACCACCGTCTTTATGAGCTTGTAATGACTTAATAGCCATAAATGTAACAGCTTTATTAGAATTGCTAGAGTTATTTAAATCATATGGATATACATATGTAGTTAATTCAGTCATAAAAAAAATCCTTATATTTTTATATTTATAATATAAGGATATTGTATATTAAGAACAATATAATGCTTTTAACCAATTATTTAATTGTTCACTTTTCTCCACTATATTACATACATAATAATTTTTAAAAGTATTATACTCTTCTATTGTATTTTTTGTTCTAGCACCATAAGGTAAGATATTTACATAAAATCTTGTTTTTCTGTCATTTTTCCACTCATGGTTTTGCCCAATCTTGTATCCAAAAAAGTTTCTAGCATGCCATAAACGTATATACTCATAACAAGGACTTACAAATATAATATCAATATCCTTACATGTTATAATAAAACCTTCTAGGTTTCCACTACCGAAAACACTTAATTTACTAAGAAGTGCGTTATCTTTAAATAATTCACCCTTTATAATATCTTCTTTCTTCACCTTTAGATTATCAATGTTTAATGATTCTATAAAATCTTCCATGCAATCTACAGATGATAAGAATTTCTGTATAATATCGGACATTTCACTTTGCTGTATCATTTCCAGTATCCTCTAATCCAAATATAATTCATTTATAATTATATTATATATTAATTATATGCAAAATAAAATATTAATTAAATATGTATTAAAGGGGTTTTAATATGAGATATATTTGTCTAACAATTGGAAATGAAGAAAGATCATAATAAAATTAATGAAATAGAAAAAGAAATAAAAAAGTACAAATATTTAGATTTTAATAATATTGATATTCAAAGCACTTTATGCTTACCTTAATCCCAATATCGATTATATCTATATAAGATGTACTTCTAAAAAAATGAATTAATTGTAATTAGTAATTTATAATTATGAGTATGAAGTAATATGTAATACTACATTAGTTGTAGGTTTAGCATATAACCATTCAATAGTGATTTTGGTTCCTGTATGTTGTTTTACTAATATACCACAATCATAAATATTTTGTATATTAGTCGAATCATTAGTTGGTACTGAAACAATGATATCATTTTTAGCATCAATACCAATATCCTTAACAACAGTATGGTTTGTAGCATCCCATTCAGTAGGTTTGATAGTTACATCTACATTACTTATGGTAACTGTACCTGAAATACCTGGAATTTCTGAAATCTTATCAGATACCCATTGTTTTATTTTAGTATCATAATATTTTAGAGTATTGTTACTAACTACATTATTAGCATTACTTATATCAGCCATATTGTTTCCTTAATTTTTATATATTTATAAGTACCTCTTAGAGGCACTTATTTTAATTATTTAATCAAGGTTTGGTTACCATTTTCATTAATCATCAGGCCAGTTGTCATCAAACCAATCATCTACATCACCAAGATCAGCAAAATTCAAGCCATCTAATTTTATCTTATCAGCCGCACTCATTAAACCTTCAGCTTCCTGTGTTGCTTCACCATAAGTGGTTACATCAAATGTGTCGGAATCGATTTCATCACCGTTGGCGTTCTTAGCAGAAACTGTTACAGTAGTTATATAAGTATTACCATTTATAATAGCTGGGCCTACGCCAGCGCTGATATCTAAACTTGCAACGTACTTAGCATCAGCATTGCCTGTCATGTTATCAATTTTAACTTTGTCTTCAGCACTTAATAAACCACCAACTGCGTCTTTGCCTTCGATACCATTTTCTGGATCTGCTTCAACTGCTGATTGTGCATTTACATAAGTTGTACCAAGTACATCAAAAGTATCTAATTCAGTGCCATCAGATGCCTTTGCTGTGTAAGTAGTTGTAACAGTCTTTGAACCGTCACCATTATCTACAATTGCAGGAGTGCCTGCATCAATTGTAGCAACATACTTAGCGTCCGCATCTTCGGTGCGGATGAAGTTGCCCATGTCGTCATTCAAGGAATCCAAAATTGCCTTGTCTTCCTTAGACATTAAACCGTCATAACCAGTTACACCTTTAGCGTCAGCTACTACAGCACCGATAGAAGTGATAGAGGAGATAGTTTCAGAATCAATTTCATCACCATCACCATTCTTGAAAGAAATAGTTGAAGTAGTAGTGGTTACTGCACCTACAGTTGCATCTCCAGTAGAAACATCAACGGACTTAACATATGTACCAGCAACTTCATCTGTGATGTCAGCCTTTAATGCATCCAAATCTAACTTAGTATCACCTACTAATTCCCAACTATATTCAGCTGGAGTACCTGCTGATTCATCAGCTTCCTTCTTCATGTACCATAAGTATTCTTTGTATACATTGTTAGCGCCATTGTATTCACCAGGATCAGCTTTGATTAAATAGAATGTACCGATTACACCAGTTACAGGTAATGATTCAACAATAGTAATTTCAAATGAATTGATCTTACCGATTACATCCATCAACTTAGTTTCTAATGCAGTATCTGCGTCTTTATAAGCTGTCTTGATTTTCTTATCGTAGCTTTGTAAATAGCCAACGGTAACAATTTGATTAATATCTGTTGCCATAAATTTTTTTCCTCTCTATTTATGTTTGTTATAATAAAAAAAATTTATTATACTATTTTATTTATAAAAAATGAGTAATTATTCATTATCGTTAAACCAATCATCCACATCATCAGGATCAGCTTTATCAATACCTTCAATAACCAAATTATTCAAATTATTCACCGTATTCTTTAATTCAGCTATATTACCTGAGTTAGTAGCTATGTTGTCCTTATTAATTTTAGTTTGCGTAATTGCTTCAGCACAACCATCGTTTTGGCAATCATCTAAACTACTTAATTTCTTTTTGAGTAATTCCCACGCACCTTTTCGACCAATTGAAGTCATAAATATGTCAAGGGTTTCCATCGCATCATCACCTATATAAGGCATAGCAATCTCCTTATTTTATTCTATAAATAATATATTTATAAAAAGGTACTAAAAAATGATATATACATATGCTGAAGTTTGTAATAAGTTAGACAGTTTATTGGAATATAGTAAATTAAAAAAAGATAGTACATTTCACACTCAAATGTCAACTCAAGTTAATAAAGTTAAAACTGTAATGTCAGCGTATTTAGACGCTAATAAAAATGAATTAGCTAAAAAGTTTGAGGAGTTTATTCAGACATATATGTGGTTTAGTAATAATAAAATACAGGAATGTGAGAATGATGAATACCTAGGGATTACTATACCTGATTTACCACAGTTATATTTTGTAAATGATTTTAGGTTATTAACCACTAATAATTGTTTTAGTTTTGAAAGTATAATGAATACATCTGATATTGATTTCAATAATGCATGGAGAATAGTATCCTCTAACAATTATGTTGTAATAGTGAATGATTATATAGGATATAATTCATCTTACGCTGGAACTGATCGAGTTGGTTGGTGTGATTATATAGCCACTAAAAGAGCTACAGAGATACAAAATGTAAAAAGTGCTATTGAAGATATGGAAAATTACTTTTGGGAAATTCCTGCAATGATAGAGACTTTTGAGGATAGAGGTAATCCAAAGGATGATCATAGTGTTATTATAGATACTACCCCTAAAAAATATAAGGTGTGTATACGAACCATTAATGGTGATATAATCGAAGAACGATATGGTGAAAATGCGGAATATAAACTGGACCCATCTTTTACTATAGAAGGAATCGCTAAAATGATTTATATGAATGAATATAAAGGAATGTTTGATATTATACGTTGTTTAAATATGTATGATATTAACGATTTTGCAGATGGTTCTAAGCCTTGTAGTACTAATGGAACTAACAAAATCTACATTCCCTCATTTCTAAAATCAGAGTTTAAGAAAACTCTTTAGTCAATATCATTTGCAAGCAGTGGGTTATTAAATTCGAACTTAGCAAGGATTTGTTTAAAAATATTTCCCACTGCTGAATAAGTTTTTGGTTGATAAGCTTTAATGCAAGTGAAAGACATATTATCAATATTAATGATACTTGCTTTATCTCTTTGTACTATAATTGTACCAATATGCTTATTACCACTAATCAACATTACAGTTCTACCATCCTTTTTAACTACTCTAGCCTTACCTAAATTTGTCTTAAATAAATTCAATGCATATTTCAAATCAATCGAAGTTTTTGCTGTTATAAACATATTGTAATCCTTTTAAATTCCTTTTAAATTAGTATTAAATCAAAATTTTATAATTATACTTTAAAATAAAATTAAAGAAGTTTTTAAAATTCTAAATGGTAGTAAGGTTCAAGACCTTCTAGGTATTCAAATCCTTCACCACAATCGTAAGATATTACTGTAGCATATTCTTCATGAGAGCATGAGAGAATCCATCATCCCATACTTCAACCAAATCATTTACTTCAAAAGATACATATAAATGACCTTCTTCTACATAGAAGCCTGAATAATGTTCCTGCACGTCTTGAGGAACTTCTACACGAACTGAAACTTCACCTTCAACACCATCAAAAACTAATTCTAACATTTTCATTACCTCTTAAGTTTCTCTTTAATTTCTTATCTTTATGTATATATTATAACATACTTTAAAATAAAAGTCAACACTTTTTTAGATTTTTTTTCAATTTCTTATATAATAATATTAATAATATTAATAAAAAAATATTAATATAAACAAAAAAAATCCTATCTTTCGATAGGATTTTGAGAATTTAGAATCTAAACAGATTATTCAGTAACAACTGTGCTAAAATCGTTAGTACCAACATTGAAGAAGCGTAAGTGGATAAACTCAGCTACATAAGTTGGCTTAATGTAAATATCTACCACTAACTTATTCTCAGCAATAATTTGTGCTGTGTTGTTAGAAGTATCACATACTACCTTGAAGTCTTGGATACCACGACCTGCTTGTACTTGCGCTAAGTAAGGTTTAATTGTTGAAACAACCTTATTTCTAGTAAATGAATCGTTAAATTCAAATACTGAGTAACGAGACATTTCAGCTAAAGCTCTTTCAATTGTATTGAATAAACAACGAATGTTAATTCTGTTAAATGAAGAACTCTTAGATAACATTGTCTTTTGACCCCAAAGTACTGTACCTTCACCTGGGAATGTAACAACAGGGTTTACACCATTAGTATATAGTGTTCCTCTTTGTGTTTGGTTAGGTGCATATGCTAACTTAATAACATTCTTGATTTGGCCTCTATCCAAACCAGCACTTGCCCACCAAGCATCATTTTCAACAGTACACTTAGCTCTTAAACCCGCACAGTCGCCTGCAATATTGATCCATCTGTAAGTATCGTTATAACGGTCATATTGGTACTTGTAATTACCATGTAACGCACACCACATTGTATTGTAATTTACTGAGTTTCTGAACTTAACAATATTTGTTGTAGCATTATTAGTTCTTTCACCAATACATACTGACTTATTCTTATATTCCTTAGGAATACCGATATAAGCAATACAATCTTGACGGAACTCTGCTAAACTTAAAGCACTTGAACCATTATCTAATTCATTACCTATAATATAATCAACATCTAAATCTTCTTTATTATTGAATAATTCATATGCATCAATTAAATCATCTTCCTGAATACCAGAGTCATGAGAGCAACTAAATTCTAATGTTCTACCGTAGTATTTATTATTTACAGAATCATATACCAATGTATAAGAAGCAATATTAGGCACCTTTACAGTTCTTGTTCTGTAAACATCATTACCATCAGCATCTTGACCGATAACTTCAGGTGTACCATCTACCTTATATATTGTTTCTACAGTTGTTAATAAAGCAGGTACGGCAATATTATCCTTAACGTATACTAACTTAGAATTGCGGTTAATCACATCTTCTACGTACATTGAATTGTTATATGAATCAACTTCTGTAGGATCTAAAGAACATAAGAATGTTTCCTTAACTTCACCTTCAATACCATCTAACACAACTACAGCAATCTGAGCACTACCTAACTGAGGTACATATTCAAACAAACCATCTAATGTAATACCTTCAAAAGCATATCTTGAACAATGATTACCAATAAATCTTGTATCATTCACTGCAAAGTCGCTAGGTAAAGCAATACAAATCTTGTATTTAGCATCTTCAGTACCAGGTGTCTTACTAAAGAACTTTAACTTAGAAGTAGCTAAAGACATTTTAATAACTGGGTTGATTAAATCAAAATGATCATCGTTCTTAATCTGGATATTATTTTCAAATAAGAATGCTTCATCAGACTTTTCAGGTACATTTACTTCAAAATAAGGGATTGTTTCATTTACATATTCACCAGTATCAACATCCACTTTAGTTACAACACTATTCTTTAATTCTGGGTTGTAATAAGAAGTACCATCTAAGAAATTAGGAACATCAATATTTGCCTTGTAAATTTTACCATTTGCTGATTTTACTTGCTTCCAATCAGGGTTAATCTTAGTAGTTAATTCGTAACTAACAGCTTCAGCAACACCATTTAATGAAATATCAATTCGGTAAATAGGGTCATTAGCTTCTACATCCACTACACTACCATTTACAAGTTTCTTAGGTGAGCGGTCTAAAAGGATACCATAAACATGTTCTGAAACACCATCATTTAAGCGTTCGCCTTCATTTACATCAATAACTAAGAACTTAGGATATTTAGTATTAATCATTGCAGAAGTATCATTACCAAATACAATGATATCACCCTTCTTAAGGTTAGGGTTAACAGATGTAAATACCCATTCTACATCAGATGCAATACCATAAGTACTAGCACCCCATTCTTGGATACCATAACCATCCAATGAATCTAAATCTAAGAATTTAGATGTAGTGTCTGTTAAATTACCATTAATGTTACAAGCACGAGCTACTAAAAGGTTTGATGCATATTGTAAAAAGTTATATGCTTGGTACCAATCATTATAATTATCGTTATTTGGTTTACCGAAAGTTTCAATAAGTTCATCTACGGAAGTAATTTGAACGTATTTTTCTAATGGTCCCTTAACGAAATCACCTGCGAAAACTGTTGTTGTCTGGGAATCATTTGTAGCGATAAGACTTAAGTCTGTTTCTGAAATGAAAACACCAGGGTTAACCATTTCTGCCATTTAATTTCTCCTATTGAGTTAATTGAAAATAATTTATTATATTTATATTTTAGATAGAGTTTAAAATGGTGTGATTATAATTGTGTAATTAATATTTTTTATTAATATATTAATATTATATAAGAAATCAAAAAAAATACCCTTTCGGGTATTTTAAAAAAAAAATTAAATTTTATTTTTCTTTTTCATCCTCAGAATCTTCTTCTGTTTCCTCGCCTTCTTCATCTTCGGGTTCATCAGTTTCATCAGTTTCTACATCTAAAGCTTTAATAATACCATCAAATGATTTTACCTTCTCTAAATCTGGGTCATTTTCAATTTCATTACTACCATACATATCAGAATTTGGATCATCCATATCCTTAGCCATTATACGATTACCATTTTCAATATTATCTAAATCCTTAATATCTACATTCATCATATCCAATGCTTCATCAGTAAACATAAAACCAGCATCTTCATATAATTTTCTAAATGCAGGATCTGCTAATTCAATCTTAATCAACTTCATATTATCTTGAATTTCTTGATCTGTAAATCCAAAAATCTGAGTCATAAATTGCTTAAAAGATAATACTGCACCACCACAATCTTTAACATTATTCCATATATCAATTTTGTTAGTTAATTGTGCTAATTTCATTCTTTCAATAAATAAGTTCTCATTAGTAAATATAATCTCAATATCATCTTCCTTTTGCTTCCATTCCTTTTCCTTCATTACACCAGTTGATATAATCTCTCTTTTTAACAATTCTTTGAAGAACTCACTATACACCTTTCTTATTCTTGATATAAAGCACATAAACTTTAAATCTTCTTGTGTTGTATCTGAAGGTTCCATATTAAATGAATGATCGGCATCTGGATCTATATCCAAATGTGAGGTTGGTATATGTAATGCTCTGTATAATTTCTTATTATAATAAAGAATATCAGTTAATTCACCTAAATTACCAGTTTCATCTAATAAATCTACAGTGGTACCTTTACCTCCAGATCTATTAGCGAACCAATAATCTTCCACCATACTTGTGATATGTTGTTGATTAGAAATTTCACCTGTTTCATTATTGTAGAATTTTTTATACTTAAATGCTTCTTGAATACTTTTCATGTATTCTGCACCTCTGTGTTGAGGTAAGTCACCAATATCTACATTAAATACACGTCTTGAAATACTACGAGAGAATCTTAAAGGTACTAATAAATCCTCTAAGCATTTTAACATATTAGCGATCTTGATTGCATATTCTAAATAACTTAAACATAAGTGATCTTGCCATATACCAAAATCACATCTAGCTATTTCTTCAGGGCTGTATCTTTCCTTAGATGTACTATCTTTAAAATACATAGTTTGATTATTGGATGAATACTTAGAGTATTTCCACATTTGATCTTCTGCATCAAAATAAAATCCCATAGGGTCTATCATTCTTAATGCCTTTATACCTTTATGTGTGGATTTAGCATCAAACTCACAATGAACTATCATTTGGCCATCTATATATGATCTTCTAACAAAATCAAATAAGTTTTTATTAAATTTACCTAATCTAATAATCTTTTCAAACGCTTTCTCAAAAGTCTTTTGCATTTTTTCATTAGTTTCGTTAAATTTAAGTTTTAAAGGAAATCCCTCATAACTAAACATTATTTCATTAGTTATAATGTCTATAGCATTAGCTACTTCAGCTTGCATAGCACATTGTCTATATGAATTTATTTTTGAAGATTGCTTAGCTATTATATCATCTAAGTTAAAATCAGCAAATGTTCCTACTTCATTTTGGTAATCAAAAAAGTCATTAAATCTATTAGGACCTGCATCATCAGATAGATTGTTTAATACTTGTTCAGGATTAACAATGGATGACTTTTTCGAATTATCATTATTATGAGGAGCAAAGAAATTTTTAACCATCTCAGTTATTAAAGCCATTTTATATCCTTAATCATTAATAATATTATTATTTATAAATATATATTAAATAAAGGATTTTATATGAATTTCAATTTTACACATAAAAATGAATACAAACTCCATAATAGCATTTCTTGTGAATGTATTAGACTTTATGGAATTGAGGTTAAATTACTTAAAACTGAAAAACTAAATTTAGATAAAGAAGTATTCGGCGATTGGAGTAGTATTAAAACCGATAATAAGCAAATATTTGATGTGCATATTTTACCTGACAATTCAGAAAATTTTGACTTCGGTGAATTTGCATTTGGTGAATTTGGATTTTCTAACTCAGAATCAGCTTCCGTACATATCAGCGCTCAAGAATGTATGAAATTAGGATTTGGTATAAATGAGTTAATGTCTTGTTTAATAATATTACCTTCTAACAAAGTAATGGAAATTACAAATGCTGAAGTACTAGACCCCGGCATTAATAATCTATGGGCTTACAGTGATTCTAAATCCATTTTCAAACTAAACCTTAATACATACAAATTTAAATTACATGATGAAATTGTAGGCAGTGATGTTATTAATACATTAGATGTAAATGAAAATGAAATTAAGGAAATAGATGATATCCAAGAACATTATGATCCTTTAGACAATTACTTTGAGACATTACTTAACACCAAAGAAGTACAAGATTATGAGGCTGAGGTTAAGCCTTTAGCACAAACTGTAACAACTTCACCTAAAGTAAGTGATGATGCGAACAATCTCAAAGTTCAAAGATCAGTTGTTAATAAAGATGAGTTAGATCCATTTGGGTGGTAAAAAAATGAATTGTGAATGTAAATGTTGTAAAACTAAGTATAGAGTTATCCAACGTATATGGTTGGATAATGATTATAAATTAGAACCTGGCACTATTATAAATGATGAAATAGTAGACCAAATAAAGGATACAGTACATTTTAATATTTGGTTAAATGAAGGGTGGATATGTCCAGAATTTCCATTTTTAGAAGATTGTAGGAATAATGCACAAGAAGTATTGGATAATGATTCTAAGTATAATGATATTAATTCAGATGAAAATGAAATACTTAAATGTACTATTGATTATATAAGAAGTCAAAGAAAACACGACCATAACCATAACCATAACCCAAATTTAATATATGAAGATCTAGAAGAATCAGAAAAATATCTTTTAGGATTATATAGAGATAAAGAGTTAGGGGAGTACTACGATGGATAAAGATAGTGCTGATAGACTTGTACAAAAAATGAACTCTATAACAGAAGCCTTTAGGGGTAAGGTTGATTGCGTCGATGACCTTTTGGTTGAAACCGAAGATATTATCGATGAAAGTTCAGAGTTAGTTACTGCTGAAATTGAGAAACCTTCACCTAATGTTAACTTAGCAGAAGTTCTGAACCTACAGAATATGATTGATGATGTTAAGTACATAAGAGAAACATTAGCTGAGTGCTCAAGTACAGGTAAAAAATTACTTAAGAGCATGGCTCAGGAAATTGAAATGGAACCAGATGCAAGGCTTTTAGAAGGTTATTCGGCACTGTGTAATGTAATAAATGAAAATATGAAATTATACCTACAATGTTATAGGGATATGAGTTCAATAGTACTTAACCTATCAAAAGCGCAATCGGTGAATAACCAAGGTCCTAAGGAAGTAACTAATATAATAGTTGATGATGGTGCTACCATTAAGAGTACTGCAGAACTAATTAAAGAACTAGCTAAAAATAGTTAATTTTATAAATATATAAAAATATATAAAAAAAGGAGTTAAAAATGAAATTTGCAGAATACTTAAATGAATCTCGTTCAAATAGATTAAACGAAGCTAGTGGCCTTAAAGCTGGTGATTGCGCTACTTATAAGGATAGATATGGTGAGACTATTGGATTATTAGTTATCGGGTCATTAACTAATGGTTGTATTGCAACTACTGGTGGCATGCTCGGTGTATACACTCCTAAGAATGTTAATAAGTTTACAGCTAGTGAGCTTGACACTTGTGTGTATATTGATGATAATGGTAAAGTAGAAGGTAAATACCAAATTAGTAAATTTAATGGTAGTTGGGATGAGTTTATAGATAAGCTTGACGCTGAGTACGAATAACTAATGATTAAATTATAAATAAAATAGTGCCTCCTGATATGGAGGGTACTATATGGATTTTGAACATAACGGTATTATGTATTTTGTGCATACGTACCAGATGGATTATTACCATACAGCTAATTATGTATATTTTAAAGATGGAGAATTAGTTTTTATAGATTATTATAATATAGAGATTGAAAAAACTATTGAACTATTTAAAAAATTGCATTAAAAATAAAGCCTACTTTTAAAGTAGGCTTTTATTTTGATTATATAATTAAATTATGATAATAAATCAGAATATTTATGAGATGCTATAAATTTCTCAATCTTAACTGCTTCTTTCGCCATTTTAACAATTTTATCACCATATTGAACTATATCCTGAAGATATATCGTATATGCACCATCACCAAATTTATTAGTTATAAAAATATTTTTATCCATTTCATTTTCCTTCACGCTCATACTACCTCCGTCTAAAACTATATCGAGGTTTTTATGGTCTTCGCGAGGTCTAAAAACAACACGTATGTTAAGATTTAAATAATCATCATTATATCCATTATGATCTAAACTACATCTAAATTTAGACATATCAGCACCAGCTTTTATACACATTTGTTTTAGTTCTTTAGCAAATGGGCTTAAAGCGTTACTTGCATCTAATTTCTTCTTGAACTTTTCATTCTTTTGGATAAGTGGATCTACAAATTCGTTATTTTTTACTCTTACTGCTTTTGATCGTCTTTGATTACCCATATCCTCCCATGTACAAGGTGCAACCCATAATGTTTCTACAGTAGCATCTTGTTCAAATGTTTCGTTTTTAGGTAAGATTGATTCCGACCAAGAATCTTTAAATCCTCCTGTATAATATGCAAATACACCGTAGAATATTTTACCTTTGTTAGTTAAGCATACATATGCAACATTAGTACCTTCCCCTAACTCAACGCCTTCTTCTGTATATTTCTTTAACGCATTCTTGAACTTTACACCCCAGCCAGATCTACTATTGAGTACAGGTATTGAAGCCTTTGGCACGACTTGTGTAAAATTTAAATCCTGAAATGGAATATCATTATTTGCAAAACCCTCAGCAATTTTCTTAGTATTCTTTTTAATAATATCATTTTTAAGCATTTCTGAAGAAAAGCCTTCATTTAAATCTGAAGAAAAGTCTTCGTTTAAAAAAATCTCTAAAATTCATTTTTATCCTTAATTAATATTTTTTTATATATATTTATATATTATATATAGAAAATAAAAAATCCTACATAAAGTAGGATTATAAACTTTATTATATTATTTTACTAATGCGATTTTATTTTCAAAACCACCACGTTCATCTAATTTTTTTAATCGAATTTCTTCTAATTCATCTAAATAAATTTTCTCATTATCTAAAATAGCATAAAATACTTCAAGTACATCTGCTAATTCTTCAATCCTGTTTTCTTTAGAAATAGCTTTATTATATTCTGTAGCTTCTTCAATTAATTTTTCTTTAAGGTATTTTGTATACCCTTCATCACTCAACTTAATAAATTCCCCATTTGTTGCAATTTCAGGTATTTTATCTCTAACTAATTTCATTTTTTATCCTTTAGATTTTAAAAGTAGTTCTCAGTAGGGTTACGAACCTACATCATAGACTTTCATCTATTGTTTTATCTCTTAAACTATGAGAACAAAAGATATGACGGTCAACTGGTCCGCATTGTTTAGCTAGAACAATTAAGCGCATGACCGTAAACAACAAGTTGTTTAAATGGTATAGTTTATCCAAGCGATCCTATCAAACGCTAGTGCTAAGCACTTGCCCCTACCGTATTAACATTTAAAATAGATAAGGTGCTCTTCAATTTGTAAATGTATTTAATAAACTAATTCTTCTAAAACATCTTCAATCTGTTTTATGTTATTCCAATAGTCTAGTAATACCTTTTCATTTCTTTTTATAAATTTTCTATAATATTCAATATCCTCTTCTTTAAGTTTATCCGTATTTCCAGTTATTTTTAAGTCAGGAATACTCATACTAAACATATTTTCTTGTTGTAAATTTGTAGAATAATTATTTTGAATTTTTATTCTTGGTCCGTGTTTAGCATTATTTTTTGCAGAAATAAAAATGTTGCAAGGCATCTCTTTATGACGTTTTCTCAAGATATTTGCCATTTCAAATAGCATTTCTTCATTTAAAAAATCTCTGAATTTCATATTTTTATCCTGTAAATTTAAAATGGTGCTCCGAGTAGGAATTGAACCCACAACCTACTGATTACAAGTCAGTTGATCTACCTATTGATCTGTATGCCTTAAATACGTTCAAATCTTTTCATTGCTTCAAAATCAGATATTTCACCATTCCAATGCATCATTAATATATCATAATTTTTTATTATCCATTTATAAACTTTTTTAATCTTTTTAGATATACCATCATCTTTAATATGTTTATCATAACGTTTTAACAAACATTTAGGTTTTTTGCTAATTGAAAAAGGAACTAAATTTTTTGGTTCTATTTCAATTTTTAACCTGGGAATATCATGTTCTACTAGTCTTTGTTCCCCAGCAGAATCTAACCATATATTGTATGGCAAACCACTATCAGAAGTTTGAAAATTTGCCATTTCAAATAGCATTTCTTCATTTAAAAAATCTTTAAATCCCAATTTAACCTCTTTATCAGTATAAAAACTATTTTCTAAGTCTTGCACTTTTTCAAGTGAAGCTGTACAGTTTCTTAGAAGGTTGTCATCCTGGTCAATGTATAGACCAAACAAATTCTTATCTTACTCATTTAATTAAGCAACGTACCATTATCGTTCAATTTAGGTACATTATCACTTAGCAATCTATTAAAGGCAGTATGAACACCTTTTAGATTGACTTAATTAAACTTTTGACCTCAATTTGTAAGGCAAGTCAAATAGGTCACTACTCCTACCCAACCTTTTCGGCGTTTTTACTAAAACGTCTTAAAAATGGTTGCGAGTGATGGAATCGAACCACCAACCTTTAGGTTATGAGCCTAACGAGATCCCACTTCTCTAACTCGCAATTATTCTTTAAAACTTCTAATTGAATGAAACTAGCTGTAAGGGGATTTTTTAATTCTACGTTAGGTAGCGAACCTAAGCAACACTTACATATACGACCCTTGCAAGATTACTTGCATCTCATTGTTATGAGCAATGCGTTTTAGTTAAACTATCGGGAAAACTAATTCCATTCAATTAGGAGTTTTTTTAATTGTTTTCACATTGTTTATATTATATAAAAAATAAATCTAAATGTCAAGTATTTTTTACAGTTATAATCAAATCGCCCAATTGTATTATTGAGATTATTTCAAAATCTCCAACTAATTTATTTATAAATTTCATATAAGGTTTACATTTTCTAGTAATTTTTAATCTATACAGTTCATCAGTCAGTTTTTGATTACCTTCAACTTCAACTAAGAAAACACCATCTGATAATTTTAAAAAATCTTTAACTTTCATATTCTACCAAGACTTAAATAGTTCCCACTTGCGTCGCAAGGACAAATTTTTAGTCAAGATCCTTAAACATTGAATCCCAACATTCGTTGCAAATACCAGTTAAAAGTAATTCTCTTTGGTCTGGTGGTAAACTTATTTCTTGTAAAAGAATTTCGCCATTTTGCCATTTCTTGTATTGTTCTTCTTGTTCTTCTTGTTCTTCTTGTTCTTCTTGTTCTTCTTGTTCTTCTTGTTCTTCTTGTTTTTCGTTTAATTCAACTTTATTTATTTTGTCGCAATGTGTACATTTTACTTCAATAACTTTCATTTCATTTCATTTTCCTTTAACAACGTCTAAAACTAACACTGCACCATTATCACTTAAATCAGTTCTAATTGTGCACTTAAAAATTCATCCATTTTAGCTTTTAAGAAATCTGCGATTTCATAGTAATTTTGTTTAACAAATTCTGTACCAAACTGATCCTTTAACCAGTCTGCGAAATAGTAATCATCATCCTCAAATTGTTCAGCACCGAAGGTATTTTCAAAGTCATCCCATTCATACTTACTGTGACCAAAACGAATTTCATCGGTAATTCTACTTACTGCATATAAAAAAGTCATATTCGTTACCTCTTAGTTTGATCTTATTTCTTATCTTTATGTATATATTATATAATAACTTAAAATAAAAATCAACACTTTTTTTCATTTTTTAGTATTTTTTACTTACGTTTGCCTATTACAGATTTTTCTCTCAATAATACAAATTGTGCTTCTTCAATTGAAGGGTCTGAATCTTCAAACTTTAAATCTAATCCATCTGTATTAGGATATATTACATAATCACCTTCTTTAATATCTACTATCGCACTACCCACAGCAATTACAGTTCCTGACATAGGTCTGTCTGTAACTGATTTCTTAACTTGGCCTAAAATAATACCACTTTGTGATTTAACTTCAGTCTCACCTCTATCAGGTCTAAGTAAAATATATTCTGCACGTGGTTGGAATTCATTTGATTTTAATTTAATTTCTTGCATTTTATATCCTTTATCTTTAATTTAAGTGTGTAGCCATATCTTTTAACTTAAATGCTTTTTCCAATGTATCGGTTTCATCCTTATCATCTCGCCATTCAATAAATCTTGGGTGGCTCAATGCATAGTAATCATTACTACCTGATTTCACCAAATCATTAAATTGTACTGTAAGCACTTTACCTATATATTTATTTGGGTTTTTAGTTACTGCATCTACCATTGCATCAGTCATTCCTGAACACTGACCTTTAATAGTACCTTCATCATTTTCAAATACAATTACCTTATTCTTACCTTCATATTTAGTACCTTTAGTACCTAACACAAATTCCTTACAACGTACTTCTAAATCAATGTTTAATTTGATTTTTAATTGTTCCTTAGATGTACCATCTTTAAATGAAGCATTCATAGCCTTAAGTACGCCACCTTCCAAACCTAAACACATCCAACTTGAAACAATAGCTAAAGCTTCATCTATATTATCTACTTTCCTGGATTCAACAACATGCAGGTTAGCACCTTTTAATACAGCTTTACGTCTAGCAATTTGAATAATATCATTTAATGCATTTAATCTTAAATAATATGGAACATTAACATTGTTATTGTATTGATTTTCATCCAAATAATCCCACATAGTAAAATGTATGTGTTTATAATCTGGGTTATCTGAATTAATATTACCGTTAGCATTAAATCTATCAAATTGTTTATCAGCTTCACCTAATGTAAATTCACCCATATAATAGCCATTAGGTAAATCTCTCATTTGTTCTTCAATAACAGGATCAATATATGTTTCACCACTTCTTGTGCGGATAAATACCTCACCATTTAATACTCGCACTTCTCTATATGTTCCATCACATTTAAGTTGAATGTACGCTGGAAATTCGAATTTCTTTATATTCTTTGCATTAAACACATCACATCTACAATATTTTGGATTTGGAACTATATCCTTCCACACTTTATTTAAAGATTTATCGTTAATACCAACCTTTAAATCTCTATCTATAACCTTTAAAAACATACTGCTAAAATCATCATAATCGCGGTTATTTTCGAGGAGTGCTTTGCATAACATTAAAGCATTACGGCCAGTATAAGTGCGATTATTTAGCGCTTCTAATACAGTAAATAAAGCGTTTTCATTAGTCATATCAATACCAAAATTATTAGATTGATTGAATTCAAGAATTGACTTAGATTTTACGTTATACACACGTTTTACTTTATTATAAGTGTATTCGAAAATTTTTCTCAGTAATTCATTATCCTTATTTTTGGTTAGAATTTCTAATTTCTTTTTAGAAGAAGAATTATTTTCTATTTCTTTTAATATATTAATTACATTATTTAAATTTTCCATATTATTCCTCGAAATTCCCAAAAAATTCATTTATTGCTTCACTCATTTCCATCCCTTCAATAATCATAGTTTTTTCTATGTACGCATCTTCACAGGACATTACATATTCAGTATCTATTATTGAAATGCTTGCCTTATTGATGATTTTATTTAAATCTTTTAAATTTTTGATTGTAATATAATACGCTAATTCATATGAATTATTTGTAGTGATATGTTCTTGATCAATCTTAAAATTATCAAAGAACCATTTAAAGATATTATTTTCGCAAAATGCGATATTCTCAATACCTGATATTATTCTAATTTTCATATACCTTCCTTCTTATATGTATATATTATAGAATATTATCAGGTAAAATAAAATATTAAGATAATGGGTTATTTAACGAATTTATTATTGAATTTAATTCAATGCTATATTTAGATTCCATATTATAAACATTATAAGAAATATGGCTTCTGATTCTGTTTATAAATTCTCTTAAGGCATTTACTTGTGCAGTTAAGAAAATGTAATTACTATATTCATCTATTATATCTTGAACATATTTAGCATATGCCAATGGATGTACAGGTCTATGATTTCTGGCATTAGAAATCATTAAACGACTAATACCATCAATTTTACCTTTAAATTCATTTATTATACAATTTATATTAATTGCACTAATATCTTCTGTTGCGACAGTACTAGTCATTTATACACCTTTATTACACCTTATAAGAAATCATCAATACTAATAGTACTACTTATAAAATTAGGAGGTAATGTCTCAGCTAAAGTCATTAATCCATTATCATACAAGTAATTTTTAAATTCATTTATATTTATATTATTTTTATTAATTTCTTTATATTTAATAATACACTCATTAAAAATTGTACTAGGTATATATTCCTGTAATATTAACTTCTTATTTCTTTCATAGTTAGGTCTGTATAGCTCGTTAGAATCCAGCCATTCATCCAATCGGCCTTCATTTATTATTTTTTGTAATGTCTTAGGGCCTATTTTAGGATTCTTCCATATATCTTTTACACCCTTCTTATTAAGAACATTATAATTTTCTTCAATTTCGATTACTTGTTCTGGTGTTAATTGTAAATATTCCTTAGGGGTAAAACATACATTTACACTTTCCATATAATCTTTAAAGCTTTGTGTAAATTCGGTTTGAGATGTTATACGAGGTACATCATCTGTATCATCGCCTAATATAATATGTTCTTGTAACCATCCTTCCATACTATTGGACTTATCATTAAATGTTATCCACTTCTTCACTAACGGGCTATACTGCTTGATGTGAGACTTACGTTGTGCCTGTATCATATCCTTGTCAGAACTTAAAATTAAAACTTCTTCAACATCTGAAAATACTTTAGCTAAAACTAATATAACATCATCAGCTTCAGCACCTTTAACCTTAATTACCTTCCATGGTGTGTTAGTAATAAATTGATCTAATAATTCATCTATATATGGAAATATATGGTCAAATGGAATTGGTGAGTCATCTCTATCAGTTTTTCTATGAACTTTATATGTGCTAAGTACCTCCCTTCTCCAATTATTTGTGTGAGAATCTAAACAAATTACCATAGTACCATAATCTTTAAACATTTCTTGATAACTAAACAATGAAGATATAATAAATCCTTTAATTGCAGGCATTATATCAGTAACATTGTATTTGCCATTATCTTGTACTTTTAATTCATCTTTTAGTTTTAGAGATGCTACTGCACTGTGTATACTTTGGAACATAATTCCAGAAAAATCAACTAATAACATTATTATTTCCTTTTAAAATATTTTATTATATATTATTATATATTAATTAAAAATATTAAAAAGCCTACTGTGTAGGCTTTAGTTTTATATTATATATTTATTAAAATTTATTTAAAGTCCTAATAATGCGTCTAATTCATCAACTTCTGATTTAGGTGTTTTTGGATCTTCTGGAGTTGCTGGAGCTGGTGTTTCAACCTTAGTTTCAACCTTAGCTTCCTCAACTTCAACACTTACATTAGAAGTATTATCATTAATTTGGACGTTTTGTGTTTCATTATCATTATCATCCAATGAAGGAATACCATACATTCCACCAGCTAACTTTTGTAACTTTTCATATAATTCATCGTAACTCTTAAAGAATTCTGGTTTTAAGAATTCACCCAAATCATATGTATTTTCTTTAATATCAGCTACAGCTTTAGCTCCTGCTGTTTGGATTGCTTGAGGGTTACTTACATCACCGTAAATACTACCAGGAAAACCAACCTTATCGCATTTAATAAATGAACTATCGTCATAAGAATAAAATCCTGTAGGGGCTTTCTTAACCATTAGTTTAAATACCCAACCCTTTAATGGATTAAATACTTCCTTGCGTTCTTCACCTAATGCTAAATCCTGTTCTGATGGCATCACAGCATTTTGAATCTTCTCAGCTAATTTCTTAGACATTTCATATAAGAAAATCTTTCCTTCATTTTCTGGATGTGCTGGATCCTTTAGAACCTTAATATTAACAATTAACTTTTGTTGTGGGTGGAATAAACCATAACCATTCTTATCGCCTTCCTTCCATAAACGCACTGAAGTTTCATTGAATGGGCAAGGCTTTTTAATAGAATATGGTGACCATTCAGATACAAATTTACGCTTACCATTCTTAGTAATAGTAGTGTTAATCTTACACATATTAATTAATGTGTGCTTAGATGCATCAGGTAAGAAAGCGATAATTGCAACACCATTGTCATTATCATCTCGCTTAAGTTTGTAAAAACGATTGTCTTCTTCATATTGAAACTTCTTCTTATCAAATGGGTTAGCACCTAAAGCAGAAGTCATAGAACCAAAATCAAAAGAGTTAATATCAAAATTTTCCATGTTATTTTCCTTTTAAAATCAAAATTGTCAATTAAATATCTGTTAGTTTTGAAAGGACTAACAAACCTTATTTCAATTAAAACTTTTTAGCTAATACAGGTAATATAATCTTAAAACCTTCAATATCCTTAGATTCTAAAAATAATCTATACTTATCCTTAGCTTCGTTATATTTTACCTTAACCGTATAATCACCTAATGGCAATCTACCTAAAGTAATAATACTAATACCTGTCTTAAAATCCTTATTAGCTTCTTCATCTATATTTATCTTAATTAAATTAGAACTCATACCTTCACGAGATTCAGTTTGTACTAATGAAATATTAGGGGTATCACCACCTTCAATTAAAACTGTATTTAATTCGTTAAATGAACTAGCACCAGCTTTTAATTTCTTAATTGTATCTGCAGTCAATTCAAATTCCAACACACTAGGAATATTAGCAGTTAAATCAAACTGTTCTGGTTTTGTATCATAAGAAGCAATTGCTTCAGGTACAGCTAACAAATATCGAACCGATGTTCTTGAATCCTTAACTGTAATGGACTTATTATCCACTTCTAATTCGTAATCATTATCAAACATATTAAACATATTTAAAAATGAATTTAGCTTGTGGATACCTAACACTGTATCAAATCCATCTGTATCAAACTTAGAAAGATCCACACTATATACAATATCTTTATCTTCTGAAATACCACAAGTAACTGGGTATCTTAATATAGTCACGTCAGTAAACTTACCAATAATCTTCAAAAAGTCTAATGTCTGTCTATTTAACATCCTCTACCTCTTCTAAATAATTTTTATATCTCATTTCTTAATATACATATATTATATATTATCTTATAACTAAATAAAAATAATATATAACATCTTAATTCTTCTATTTATTTTTCTATGAATTTAAATTCTTAACTCTTTCTTGGCCAAACATAAATTGACCTATAGCATTATAATATTCAAAATTAGATTTAGGTACTAATAGCTTATTTCCACAATATGTTCCTGAATTAAAGAAGCTAGAGCCACCACCACTAAAGAAAATATAATCGCATTTATCTAAAATAGCACCATATTTTTCTTCGATTAGTTCAAATAATTCTTTTATATAATCCTTCTTGATTTCTCTAATTTCATTAGTATAATCGTACTTATCACCACGTAGCTTATAAGTATTAGTATCAAGAATCTCAATAGCTTCATGCAATGAAATCTTGCGTCGGTGTTTTTCATTTATTAACAAGGCTACCTTAGAAGCTACCTTCATAACACCTTCATGCTCAATACCTTCAAATACTGAGGCTGAAGTCTTACCATCTATAACACGGTAAAGGTCAAGTGTATTCATACCAATGTCAACGCCAACAAATGAAGTCTTACCAACAAACTCAGTTTGGATATTAGGGAAATCAGTACCATACTTATCAGAGCATAGCTTTGAACCTGCTCCTTGAGGTATAATATAAACAGTGTCAAACTTATAATGAGTATCATTAACATCAAATTCTTTAATTGTATTATTAAAATAACCACTATTTTGAATTTGAGCTTTTGACAATCCTGATACAACTACATCAGGCATCTCACCAATTAATTTAATTGCATGAGCTAAAAATAATGGAGCATAATATTCTAAATTCTTATATTCAGTAATATCAATTAAACTTTCACTAGGTAAAGCCATAGCATCTTCACCAACATAATAGCTATGTTCTTTATAATTATAAATCTTAGGGTCTTTAATGTATGCGTTTGCCTTAGTAATACCAATTACTGAAGTAAACTTAAATTTCTTAATAGGTTCGCCATTTTCTGTACCAAAAACTACTTTTGTACTTCCGTATCCAACATCTATTCCAAGTATTTTCATATTATTAATATATCCTTCTAAAATTCTAAATTCTGTAATGTATCATCTACATTAACAGGTCTTTCAATATCAGGTAATTCTAAAGGTTTTACAATCTCTTTTTTATTTTTACATTTATTATTATATAATTCTAAGTCATCTAATAAAATATCTTTATCAACATGTTCTTCAACGCATTTTTTTGATTCTTTACGCTGGTTGTTTTGCTTGTCCTGTTTATCTTGTTTAGGTTTAGATTCCTGTACAATGCTAGTACCATCAGAAAAATCTATAGATAATTTATCTATATCTTTTGTGCATGTAATATGTAATTCAAACATTTTTAAAACTCAGCATTTAACATTTCATTAGGTACTTCAGGTGTTTCATTAGCACTTTGCGTACCCTGCGTATTATTCAGTAAAACATACTCAACATCAGGAATTTTATTATGGGGTGAAGATGTTGCAACAGTTGTAGCTAACCCTTTTTGAAAATCAATATGTATATCAATTTTATCAATTTTTTGACCTTCTGGAAGGTCTTTCACTTCAATGATCATATATTCTCCAAATTCATATAGCCAATTATATCAATTACAGTCTAACAAATTTATCTAAAGGTTCAGGATGTTTAATAGGTAATACATAAGCACCTTTACTAAAATAAGGTGTTAGTGAAAACTTTTTAACCATATCTTTCATAAAGAAAATTTTATAATTAATATCAGCTTCCATTACCTCAAATGGAGTATTTTTATCCTTAATCATAAGGATTTGTTCTTTTGGTATTAGTGTTGTAGCTATATCAGATTTGCGAACCATGCATAATCTAATTTTCTTATTATAATACCTACCTAAAAACCAAATCTTATTCGGGATGCTTTTAGACAATTTAATTAGCTCATCTTGCCCGCTAGCATTAAATACTATTACGTCATTATCTATTAAATCATTATAAGCATCATTCATTATAAACTTACTTATAAATTTACCTTTATCCGTACTTCTTCTAAAAAGTACAACTGCATCATTTGGTAATACAGGTTCAGTTACATTAACCAACCATTTTTCATACGAATCAGGTAATGGATCCCAATTTACTAATACTGGTTTATGAGGTACATTAATATACCAGTTGTAAGGGGGCTTAATACATATGTATTGTTTCACCTCAACATTATTGTTAAGCATAGCATCCTTACAACTATTATAAAACTCAACATTATAATAAGGATCCAAAGTAACAAGCATTACTTATCCTCTGTAGCATCAGTGGATTCAGGTAATTCTGATGGTATCTGACTTACTATGTAACTCATTACTTCGTATAATTGATTTGGGTTATATGCTTGATTATAGGCACATTGATATACGTAGTCATCATATTCCTCATTGGTAATTCTGCCATCATCCAATGCTTTTTCAATTATTTTACTAAATTCTTTTGTACTAATTAAAGCCATAAATTATCCCTTATAGTTTTATTTTACTTAAGTCATCGATCCATATATCTTCAACAGTTGAAGATTTTAGATTTTCCATTTTATCTCTTAGATTTTTAATATCCTTATCTAAAGATTCAATTCGTTCTAATGTTAATGAATAAATTGGCATATTAAGCAAATAGTTGTAATTATCTACATTTACTATTTCTTTAATAGCTTTTAATTGGTTTATGATTTCATCCTTTTTAATATTATTTATTTTTATATTATTATTAATATATAAAGTAATAAATAATTTTTTACTTAATAGGATGCTTAAATCATTATTGTATTTATTTATATAATGATTCTTACGATTTAATACATATTTCTTTTTTACCTCAATATAATAATCAATAATTTCATTAACTGTATTAAATACCTTTATTTTATTCTCTTCATTAACACAAGTATAATTTTCTGTAATAGGTTTTACCAATTTTAAATGTTCGTATAAACTATCTAAATTAGTATTTAATCCTTTAGGTAACCATACTCTAAACTGGAGTTTATTTTCACCATCTGATTCATCTTTGTACTTAGTAATTTTCTTTGATTCTAATAACGCATCTAAAACATCTATATAACTCCTTAAATCGTACTGGTAAGGAATTTCCTTAATCAAATAGCAATTACCACTTATACACTCTAATAAACCCTTAATATACCACTTTCCTGGCGCTTCAACATCTTTATCAATACTGCCATTAAACCCTCTAAACCAAGGATTTAACCAGTCATTTCTAGCAGGTTTACCTTGCAGTTTGGCATTAATATACTTTTTGATATTTTCAGGATTACGTGGTAAAATCTTTTGCGCAAAGCCTGAGGATACCCCCTCACTTCCATTTACCAGTAACATAGGTAAAGTTGGAACATAAAATTTAGGTTCAATAGGATAACCTTCAAACTCCTGTTTTTCCAACACAGCATCATCTTCGTATCTAAACAACTCAAAAAATGCATCACTACCCTTAGCAAAGATATATCTTGGTGCTGAAGCTTCATTCACTGACCTTGTACCAAAATTACCAAATTTTTGAAGTAATGGTATGTTGTTGGTACCTGTATAATCTTGTCCTAAAGTAACAACAACCCCATCGAGACTACCATGAAGGTAATCTGAGAACTCAGCACATTTGTTAGCTAACTGTAATACCTTTGTTTTCTCTTTTATCTTTTTTTCATGTACTGTGTACATAACTTTGCGAGATGCATTCTTAAAACCATCGATGCAACTAGCTATCTTTCTTAGATTATCATAGCTAGCATAATCAACCAAACGTTCGTTTAATAATTCTCTAATCTTCATAAATTTCCTTTATAAAACTATACTCTTTGTTAGCTTCTTCAATATTAACATCCATTTCTGATAATGCATCTATTAGTTCACGTTTAGCATTATACATTTTTCTATAGTAATCAATTAAAACTTTAGCTACCTTTCCTTTTGGATCGTATTTCTTTACATCCTTAATCAAGTCTCTTACAACATTAGCTTTATCAACCATTGCAACACCACTATCCTTGATGTCTATAATATATTGATTTACTAAATGTTTGTATTTTATATATAATGGTCTTTCATTTACAGGGATCATTTCAATAAATGAATTTACATCCATACCATCCGCTTTAAGGCTTACCATTCTAAAGTATTCTACATTTAATCCTTTAGATTTCATTTCTTCTAAGTTATATGCTTTGATCTTAACAGAAGCATTATGTGCTTGTTTTACGCTTGAATCATTTTCTTTGAATTGCTTAACTAACTTAAAGCAAGCATCCTTTAATTTGTCAAAACGTTCTTCCGTTGTCAATAGTGATACTGTATCAATAGGTTTAGCCTTTGGTTTAGGACCTGTCTTTTTCTTTACTGCAACCTTTACGTAAGCCATTATAATATACCTCCTGCTTGATTCATTTGAGTTTGTTCTTGTGCAAGCTTTGCACTAAACATTTGTTGGCGTTGTCTTAACTGGCGTGCTTGTCTAGCTTGTCTTTGCTGTCTTAGTACTCTTGTTCTTGTTCTCATTCTCATGCTATAATCCTTACTTTATTGCTTTACCTACTAAACTCATATGAATTTGATGTATTATATTAAGCTTCTACTTCTTCAATTGTTCTTGGTATGTAATCTGCATATTCACCATAACCATCACCACAATCGTAGCTTGCGTTTCCTGTAAAATGATCGCCAGTTTCTTCGTAAATTATGTATAAGTGTGCATCTTGAATACCAAAGGTTACAACTGTATCAGCAACGTATTGTGGAACTTCAGCTACTACTATTGCTTCACCAACTTCCTTGTCAAAGTGCATTTCTAATTTCACTGTCTTGATTTTCATATCCGTTACCTCTTAAGTTTTCTTTAATTCCTTATCTTTATGTATATATTATAGCATACTTTAAAATAAAAGTCAACCCCTTTTTTAAATTTTTTTTAATTTTTTTTAGTTTCTTATATAATAATATTAATATAAACAAAAAATCCTATCAAAGATAGGATTTCTTATTTTAATATTTTAAATTGAAGCTATACTAAAATCATTATCTAAAATGTATTTCTTTCTTGGTTCTGAATCATTACCCAACCACTCTTCTAAAGATTCGTCACAATCATTAAAATCTAAAGGTACAATCATTTTACCAAAACCATCAACTTCTACAACCTTTTTAAGGTCTTCCTTATCCCAAGAACCTAACCCTTTATAATAAAATGATTTTTCATCAGTTTCAATCTTATCATTTAGATTATAAATCCATCTGGTAAGTTTATCACCCTTAAAGTAACCTATTACAGGCGTTTCAAGCATACCAACATTAACATCTAAGTCACTTAAGTACTTGCGTACAAATCCGCTTAGTAATGCACGAATATGAATACCGTCTATTCACCTTAATTAAATTATACCGACCCCAAAGGGTCAGTCTAAATCCGAGTCAGTGGCAAATACAATATCAGTATACCCACCACTGATTACTTTTCTTCTTCTAATATTAGTATTCGCTTTGTACTTAGTTAATTCTTCATTTGATAATTTTTCAATCTTTTCTAATTTCATATTCTTCACCTTTTCATTTATACAATTTATATAATAAAATCATAATAAATCTTTTACTCTAACCCATTTATTATCAATCATAATATCATCATTCTCATTTACAATCATTTCTTTACCATTAATTTCCAATTTATACCATTCACCATCTGGACAATCTTCCATTATACCTTCATTTTTAATTACCTGGTACAAGCCACTTAACTCCTTATTGGCTGTGAATTTTTGTTGTGTGCTTGACCAAGAATTTAATGGCTTGCCCTTTAATGTATAATATCCAAAATCCTCCCTTCCACATACAGGCATTAAACCACCTTGTGCTGAAGCTCCTTCGCATACTAATAAATATTTCTTATTTTTAGTAGCTGGTGTATAATGCTCGTCCTTAATCTTTTTAGGTTTATCTAAAGCTTTTAATTCTTGTTTGCGTTTAAATTCTTCCTTAATCTTAAAGATATCGATTATAGGGTTAATGATTTCATCCACCTTCATAATAGATTTTGCAATCTTATCATAATCAATATCACCTAAGTATGTATTTACCTCACCAACAGAATTAGTTAACTTTTCCTTAGTTTGAGAATTAAACTTAGGGTTAATAAAATCCTTTAAAATGGCAACCACAAATAAATGATTTTTAATATCCGCGGGTTTAATAGTTTTATATTTCTTTTCTAACTTCTCTCTTAGTTTAGTAACAATAGAATTACTAATATTATCAATATGAGTACCACCTTCAGGTATCTTTAATCCATTTACATATGAGAAGTGTTGAAATTCATCTGTATTAGATGGCAATACAGCAAATGAATATTTTTCATCATTATATATTATATTATAATTAGAGAAATTATTAATATAATCCTTAAAATTTTTTATATTAAGCTTTTTACCATTAAATTTAAATTTAATACCAGGGAAACACATACTTAAATTTACCAATCTTTGGTATATTATATTTTGGTGTGTTTCATCTATTTTATCAATTTTAAACCTTTCTAAGTCAGGATAAAATTTAACTGTAACGCCATGACCTGTTGACTTTTTAGTTACATCGTTGTAAGTTTTGGCATTATCTTTAAATGTAACTTCGTACTTATTAAATCCATCATCTGAAATACCTGTAAATTTAGTAGACCATACATTTGTACAATAACTACCAACACCATTCATACCAATAGATTTTCTATTAGCATCATCACTAAAGTTAGAACCACTTAAGGCACTACCCCAGCATACAAAAGGTAAATATTGCCCTTTGTCATTTTTCTTTACAGGTATACCAGTACCATTATCAATAACTTCAATGTAAGTATCAGTCATTTTAACAGAAACTTCATTACAACCTTTGAAATCTGTTTTAATTGCTACATCGATACTATTATCGATTATTTCATTAATAATTTTAATAAGACCCGGAATGTATGAAACTTCAGTTAATTGCCCATTTATATATTCCTTAAATACTTGAGAATCCACAGCACCAATATACATATTTGGTCTTAATAAAATATGCTCTCTTGAGTCTAATGATTTAATTTCACCAGTCATTACCAAAATTTCTCCTCTAATTCTTCGATTCTATATTCTAAATCTTTTACTTTCTTTATTAAATCTTCTATTATCTTATCCTTATCTTTTGGTTCTTCTTGGAGTTTATCAGGTTTATTAACCTGCTCCGTTGTTTTGCGGTCTATCATTACCTTGCAATTTTCTTTAAAATCAATCACATCACTCATTTGATTTCCTTTATCTTATTTTATATAAATATTATATATTTATTTAACATAAAATAAAATTATTAGATAACAGGTTAGTTTAATAATTATTTAAGTATTTTTAAGGGTTGCAAATGTTCCACCATAATACAATAAGAAGGTATACATTAGCGTTATTGGATTTCTTTAATGATATAGAAATACAGTATAAGGATAGTAATGGTGCTTTAGTTACTAAAAAGATACCTATTCAATATAGAAATAAAGAAAAATATGAAATGATGGATAAGTCATTTCAACAAGAAATTTCAGGTAATATGGAAGTGTTGCCTAGAGGTACATTAAATCTAGCGCAGATATCAAGAAGTTCTGATAGAAATACATCTAAGTACAATAAATTCAGTAAATTTAAAGGTGCTGATATCATTCAAACTATGTATAATCCTGTGCCTTATGACTTTACATATGATATGTCTTTTATATGTAGAGGTATGAACGAAGCTTGTCAAATTATTGAGGAGATTGCACCTAAATTTAACCCAAATATTGCTATTGATGTATATGATTCTGAATTGCAAGACGAGCCTACACGAATCCCTGTACAGTTGTCAGACATCAACCAAGAATTTTTGGGGTTAGATGAACTTTCTACAAATGTTATACGTGTGTCCTGCATATTGCAAGTAAATGGATGGTTATTCCAACCTATTAAAGAATTTAGTAAGGTAAAGGAATATAAAATTTCATTACAAACTCCAAGCAGAGAAACTGAAATTTTAAATTTTGATGTTATTGACGGTAAGCCACAATGCCCTCCTACAATAACAAGAACTCCTGATTTAGAATCTAAATTGTATATTAGACCTGTAGAGTTGGTAAAAGATGGTAATGAGGTAATTGTGATATATGAGACTAATTCTAGAGAAAAACCTAAAATAACATTTGTTTCTACTGAATGCAATATTTCTCAAAATAACAGTGATAGATGTACTGTTTCTAAGAAAAATATGAATGATAACAAATTTAATATTTGTGCTATAATAGAATTAAATGATGAAAGAGTATCTATTTTAGATGAATTTGAATTTTAAATATATTTAAAGTGTTTTATTTAATAATATTTTGTTTATTAATATTTTATTTATTAATATTTTATATATAAGAAAACGAAAAAAATCCTATCTTTCGATAGGATTTTTAATCTTTTTTAATTTTATTTATATTTTCCTAGTTTATAAGCTAAGTATAACAAAATAATCATTGTTGTCATTGTTGTTGTATTCAAAACTAAGTATGTATCTAAACTCATTTTGTCTCCTTAGTTAGCTTGTTTATATGTTTATATTTACAAGTATTCCCAATTCCAATGTTTAGATTTAATTCTAGATAAAACTGTTCCTTTACAAACACTAAAATGTTTTGAACATTCGGTTACACTTTCAAAAATTTGTTCATCTACTTTAACCTTTCTTGCATTTGAAGGTATTTTTCCTTTATGTATTTCTGATAATTTACGTTTAGTTTCTGCAGAATGATGTTTACCATAAAAAGGATTCTTTTCTCCTTTAGCAACACCATTTTCAATTCTGGTTTTAGATATATTTCTTTTATGCTCTTCTGTTTTTGGAATACCTTTTAGTTTTGAAGGTCTTCCTTTATTAATTTCAGATAAATGACGTTTTTCTTCTTCAGTTCGATGTCTTCCGTACATTCCATTTTTATCTCCTTGTCTACCCCATTTTTCTTTTCGTTCTTCTACAGACATAGCACTGTTCTTATCGTTCAATGTTTTCTTAATTTTGCTGATTATTTCTTCTCTTAGTGGGTGATTTGTCAAACTATCTCCAAAACTAGCATCCGCTATATTGTAACCGTTCTTTTTTGAATTTAAAGTATCTATCCAATATTGTTCTCTTTCTAAAATTTTATCTTTTTCATATGGGATCTCTTCAATTATTTCACAAACAAATACATCCTTACCGTGTTTATTATAAGAACGTTGCAATTTTATAGAACTATGTCGTTGTTTTTCTAAATCATTAAAATGTCCTTTCCAACGTTTTTGAAAATCTTTTGTAGACCCGACATAAGATTTTCCATTTAAAGTATTGACTATTTTGTAAATTCCACTATTCATATAAAAAGTCCTAAAATTTTATTTAATATAATATATTAAATTTATATTAGGACTAATATTCAATATTTTAAATTGCCATTGGATAAACTATTTTAGGGTCGTGTTCATAATTTTCCAGAGTAAAGTCTGATGTTTTAACTTGTTCTAAATAACTATCCAAATCTGACCAATACACTTCAGGTAGTTTTAAAGTAGGTAATTTATGTGGAGTTCTTTTGATTTGTTCTCTTACACCGTCAATATGATTTTTATAGATGTGGCAATCACCCAAATTACCTATCAATTCATAAGGAATCTTATTAGTCATATAAGCAATTATGTGTAACAATAATGCATAACTTGCAATATTGAACGGAAGTCCACAGGCACTATCAACAGATCTTTGATTCCACATTAAACTTAGTTTATCGCCATCTACATAGAATTGAAAGCCATAATGACAAGGCGGGAGAGCCATTAAGTTTAGTTGCCCAGCATTCCACGCATTAACCATCAAACGTCTTGAAGTAGGGTTTCTTTTTATCTGTTTGATAACTGTCATTATCTGGTCATTTTTAATAATATCATAATAGACATTATATCCCTTTACTACTTCAACTTCTCCATCAAAATAGGTAATAGGATCTTTAACTTCAACAGCACTAATCCAATTTCTCCATTGTTTCCCATAAACAGGTCCTAGTTCACCATCTTTATATCCTAACTGTTTACCTTGATTTTCTGCATTATCAGTCCAAATGGTTTTACGTTCCTTTTCAGATAGTTCAGAATAAGGTTTACCATCATTCTTTAATTCTGCAAGTCTATGCTCACTTGTAGAACCTTCTAAGAACCATAGTAACTCTGAAACTACAGCACGCCAGGCTAACTTCTTTGTGGTAACTGCTGGAAAACCTTTAGTCAAGTCGAACCTAATTTGCCTACCAAAAACGGAAATAGTACCTACTCCCGTACGATCTTCGCGCTCCGACCCGTTTTCTAAAATGTCTTTTAATAAGTCTAAGTATTGTTGCATATTTAGTCCTTGTATTCCTTTTTAAATCTTTCAAGCAATTCTCTATATTGTATGTATTGTTCGCGCATTGCTTCGATATCTTCAGGTTCTAAGTAGTTTGCTGGATCGCAATTGTCAGCAATACATAGTAAGTTACTTATATAAGCCATAAGGTTTTCGAATTCTTCTTTACTTATTTCCATTACACACTCCCAATAATCTTAATAATCACCTTCGTAGTAATAAATTTCACCATATTTAATTGTACCTACATACATAGTACAAAATGCTTTCCATAACTCTGGGTCATCCCAACCACCATCTGTATATTCTCTACGCATCACCTCAACAACACCTTCCAATATAAATGGTGTTAATTCAATATACATGGCATTATCACTATAACGATCTGCATCTTCAGGATTTTCTTCCTTCCATAATCTAAAAATTTCCTCATGCAGTTCGTAGAACTTACGAAAATACAATACCTCTTCTAACTTATCATCAAATTCATGTGTCCAGTCAATATTAAGTCTTTCACCATTAACTAACAAACAATGTCTGTTTAACTTATTAAAAGGTAAACGTTTCGTTGCCTTAAAGAAAGTCATATCTAAACCCATATTAACTCCTTAAATCCAAATACTACGCATAATAAGTACAATAGTACAGACTATATAGTCTGTCTTTTAATAATATCTTCCCATCGTTTGTATTTTACATTAGAATCTTCATCATCTTCTGTAAAAGTTTCATATTCTTCTAATATAAATTCAAGGATGTATTCATCATCAATTGTAGCTCTAAATCCGCCTGTAGAAACACTCTTAGGCCAAGCATCTGCACCTTCATCACATTCTTCTGCGATTTGATCTTCCATGCATTTAAACATATTCTTAACTCTTTCTTTCATTTTTTCTACAGTCGGTACAGCAGGTAATTCGTTAGAGCCAGCTCCTGCCCATCTCCAATCGAGTATCTCCATAATCTTATGTACTTTTTCAAAATCAAAGTTTTCAATCACTTCTTCTACAGCAGGGGTACATTTTTCTTCCGGGATTCTCTTACTCAATTCATCAATAAAAATACTCAATACTCCTGAAAAATCTTGACTACTAACAGCAATTCTTAACTTTCTAAAAACTTCATCTGAAATACGTCTCATTTATTCTTTCCTTTTATTAAATTATTTAACATCTATATTAACTTATTACATTTTATTACATTAATTCGCATAATCCTTGTAAGATACCTTTCATATATCTATCACTAATTGTTCTGAATTTTAAGTTACCATTAATGTATATGTTTGCATATCCTAATGAATCCTTAAGTACGAATTTATATTGTTTTGATCCAACAATTATTAAAATGCTATCAAATCCGTTTTCTGCTAGGAATCCAACCTTTGTAGTTTTAGGATCAAAACAGCTTTCTTCTAAGATTCTCTTAACCTTTGGTACCATTGTCTTTGCAATTCGGTTACAAGCTGTGCTAGTGTGTCTGTGAATTGATGGTACCCAAATGTTTGTGTTGCTTAAACCGTAAACATATTCCTTGCATGTAAGCTTACCACGAACTTTAATAACATTGTTAACTGCTTTAAAGAATTCTTCAACTGTCATTAATTGCTTTACAAAAATTTCATTTATCATATCTATATTCATATCGTTACCTCTTAAGTTTCTCTTTAATTTCTTATCTTTATGTATATATTATATAATAACTTAAAATAAAAGTCAACCTTTTTTTTAAAAATTTTTTAATTTTTTTTTTAAAAAATTCTCTTATTTATCGCGAGATTGATTGCGGTTGATAGCTAATGTCATATTATATATTTCAAGATATTTTTTAATTGTTTCAATATCCCTTAATAATGAATTGATATTAGTTTGGTCTGTGAAGCCTAATCGTTCTAAATCTTTTAAACGATTATCTAATTTAGATACCTCTTCTTGTAAATCCAATACTGTCTTATCCACATTCTCAACTGCTTTTTTAGTATCGTTGGATATATCCTGTACAAGTCTTACAAGGTTATAAGTTTCAGTGGAACTCTTAGCTTTATCCTTTAAAAGTTTTTCATATCGCTTCCATATGTATATTAAAGCCGATGCTATTGCAACAATACATACTCCTTGTGTCAATCCTTTTTCTAAAATTTCTTCAGCAAATTGCATCTTGAATTCCTTTATTACTTTTATTACAGTATTATCATTTATATATTTATAAAATATAAATAATAAAGTACATACGATGTGATGTGCGGTTTTCGTCGCCTTTATGGGACATAATTTAATTTTAAATAAGGAATAAAAATGTTATACGTTAAAAAGTACAACCCGGAAAATATGTTAAAGTTTCCATTTGAATCATTCATAAGTGACGCTGAAAAGCTTATGAGAAACCAATTTAGTAAGAAGGATGAAGCTATTGTTCGTTACCCATTAACTAATATAGGTTATGTTGGTAAGAAATTAGTTTTTGAAATTGCATTAGCAGGATTTAAAGCTGAAAATATTAAATTAACTAAGACTGGTAATGTAATTGTTGTTAAGGCATCTTACAGCGCATCTACTTCTGATGGTACTAGTATACAATGTAATTGCAGTACCTGCCATCCTGACATGAAATACATTCAACAAAATATCACATTCAAAGATGCTGAAAGAAAGTTCTATCTACCAGAATCACATATGGATGGTGAAATTACTTCTAAGTATGTAAATGGTTTATTAACAATCGTTGTTACACCTAAGTCTGAAAATTACTCAGATATTACTATGAATACAGAAGATATCGATTTATTAGGTAATAATTGCCAGTGTGATTGTGTATGCAACAAACCAAGCGAAGAAGAGCCATCTGAACCATCTGAACCATCTGAACCATCTGAACCAGGTGATGGAGAAAATGGTGAAATAGATGAAGATATAGTTTAATTAGTATTTTAAATTTACCTTAACAAAGTAATCCTTATTTCTTTATAAATAATTATATTTTAATTATATATGAAATAAGGATTTTTATGAAGAAACTAATGAAGTTTTCTGAATTTAGATGGGATTGTTCTAAGAATAATCTTAACGAATCACAGATGTCTGATAATATTATGCATAATATATTCCATAAGGGTGATTTCAGTTACCTTTCAAAGATATCTGAATATATTAGAGCTAATAAAAGTATTAAGTTGGGTAATGATGGTGAGAGAACCGCTAAGGCAGATGAAGCTGACGCTAAATTCCTTGATGATTTAGCTAAAGAGCTTAAAAAATGTGGTAGTGAGGACAAAGTCCGTGATTATTTGAATAGTAACCACCCAAAACCAAAAGCAGGTTCAATGGCTAAAAATAAATTTGATATTGTATTTCCTAGCGGTTTCCACTTTGGTGAAATATTTAAAGGTGAATTTTCAGGACATGGCGATATCAATATCACATCTAATGAGGAAACATCTATAAAGGAAACATTGTGTTCAATAGCAATTGCTATAAATGCATCCACTGATGATGAAGCTACAAATAACAAAATTAAAGGTATTTGTGAATCCGGCACCTTAAATGGTGTTGCTAAAAGTGATTTAAACGTAATTAAAAAACTCACTGGAAAGTTTGGGTTTAATGAGTTTATATCAAGAAATTATGTATCATCAGCTATTAGTTGTTCTAAAGCATTTTATAAGTTCTTTAAAATCAATATTGGTAATTATACAGTTGAACGTCAAAAGGCTGATATATCAAAACGTTTTTATAATACAGTTAAAGATTTAGGTGGACCAAAGGAAGGCGATAATTGGAATCCAGCTGACATATGGTTATTTTCAAATGAATTTAACGAATCTAAATTCCACAAGACCGTTAATGCTATAAAAGGTATGGATGATGGCGAATCTGATGGTAGATTATTAGCGTTTAATAGATATGTATTACAATTGATGGATATGAATATTGTATTACCTGTTTCCTTGAAGAAAATCGAAGAAGATGAAAATGGTGAAGTTGGTCATTGTACACTAATGGTTTCAAGTGATTTGAGACAGATGCCAGAATTTGAAGGATTAAAACCATTAAAATTCAGTAAACTAGAATACATGAAAAATGCTAAGAATAAAGATGTTGTTAGTGGGTTCCATATAAGTTTCGCTGATGGATATAAAAAGACTTGGAATTTTACATTATGGGAAAAATCTAATTCAGGTTTTACTACTGAGTTAAGAGATCCTAATAATTCAAACAACAAGTCTGGCGTTGCTAAAGAGTTAATGAAGAAAATTGTTCCTAATTTTGATAACTTAGATGCTATATATAACAAAGGAAAATTCACTAAGTTATATGATGATGCTAAGAGGGTGTTGCTTAAGTATAATAAAGATTTAAAAGGTACTTTTGATTTCTTAGAGAATCCGGAAAATATTAAGGATATAGAATCACCTTTAACAGTATCAAATAAAGCAATATATTCAATTCTTAATTCTTATATAATGATTAAAGAAGTAATCGAAAAAGATAATACTGATGTAATTTACGAAATGTATTTAACAGGATTAAAAATAAACAAGGGTTTTTGCCCACATTATAAGATCTACTAATATTATAAATAAAATAAAAATTAAAGGATTAAAATATGGAATTTAGAAATTTTTTAAGTACATTAGTAGAAGCTGATAATGAATCAGGTATGATCATTGGTAAGTTTAGACTTTTAACTAATGCACACGTACAGCTAATAAACGATGCTGTTAAACAATTTGGTAAAGCAACTATTGTGATGGTTACAGGTAAGGATACAACAGAAACTAAAGATTTAAGATACAAAGCATTAAAGGCTACTTTCGGCAAGAATAAGAATGTAGAAATTGTGCAAGCATCTGGGGCATTTATTAATAATTTCTTGCCTAGTTGTACATTCAACCCTGTAGCATTACTTTGTGGTACTGACCGCGTTAAAACATATGAAGGTATGTTAAAGAGATGTAATTTAGACTGGGATATTGTTGAAACTAAGCGTGGTGATGAAGATATCTCAGCTACCAAAGTTATTACTAACTTAAATGACCAAACATTCTTCGAAAAGAATACACCTAAGGCGATTCACCCATTATATAATGAATATATTGGTGCTTATTCAGCATTAATGTCGGAAGGTTATTATGATATATTTGATGGGTTAGAAGATATCCTTGAAGATTGTGATTTACCTGATAACCCTAACCATAAGATCTATCCATCTGCTTGTGCTGAAAAGGTACGTGCTAAAGGCGATAATGAAGATGCAGATGATGAAAAGACTATTGAAGGTGGTGAAGATGATTTAACTTGTGAAAATCGTTGTGCTTTTAATAATTCTGCATTTGATGGTCCGTTGGATGCATTGGACGAAGATGAGGGAGGTTGTGGAGAAGCTGATAGCGTTGGCGTTGGTGATAGCGTTGGTACTGGAACTTCTGATATTGCTACAGTTGACAATGTTATTGGTGATATGGTAAAGCGCAAAAAACCACAAGTAAATGAAAGCCATAAATCATTTAATAACTTCTTCTAAAGGTATTCCATATGAATTTTCAAGATTATTATAACATATACGCAACAGGTAATACTAATTTAAATATATACAAAGGTATAAAAAAATCTGAAAATCCAAAATGGTTAGGTTGGAAGGAAATCCAAAGATGTAAGTCTTTGGGAGAGCCTTTAGAAAATGATTATTTAAATGTTTTAGTTTACAATTTTTATTTATGTGAATTTATATTAAATAAATTATATATTAATTAATATATTAATATATTAAAGTAAAAAAAATCCGCTGTACAGCGGATTTTTAATTAACTTATATTATACTGGTAGCAAATCTCTGTAGGTGTGTTTTTTCAGCAATGTTGCAATTTCCTTCAAACCTTTAACCACATCATCATATTCACCTTTTTGATCACCAGTAAGTACGAAGTTCGTAGATACCTTAATAGGTTTATCAAGTTCATCTTCTGTAACAGCTACTACAGATGTTCTACCTCTACCTTTACTATCCTTTATTTCTACGTATAAAGAGTACCCATTCTGTACATTATCCCACCATTCAACCATATAATTTACAGATAAGCTCATATCTTTTCTGCTGAAGCCGTTATAACTATAGTCTTCAACATTGTAATGAAAGTACCTAGCTGGAGAAAAATCACCATTTGATGGTTTTGCATATCCCGAACTTGGTGTTGGTTGAACTCCTATAGTTTGACATATCTTTTTGATTTGCTTAACTAATGGTGGATCATTCACATTTACAGCTTCGTTTAATAAGTATTCTCTGAATTTCATTTTGTCATCCTTTTAAGTAAGTAAGTATATTCTTTTTGCCAATAACCAGCGAAATCATCCAATCTCGATTCTAAGGCTTCATTGCCTTTAATAGCCTTACGCATATTAGTTAATGTCTTTAAAATGCTATTTAAAAGACGTAATCCCTCTTGTATAATTGTTTGTTCTGATTCTAAACATTCTTTAGTACTATGTTTATTTAAAGGAATATTAAGGGTATTGTTCCAAACTAATTCTTCATTAAAATTAACAGGGCAACATTCTTTAGAACCTGTATTGTAAGATGCTATAATTTCCAAAATATAATCAATATTATTTGAAAGATTATGGTAGTAATCATCAAATCTATTATGTAAAATCTCAAAAATTATACCATTTGAGTTTAAATGTAAATATTTAAAATCATTATTAATATGATTTAATATATACACATCCTTTGATAATTGGCTAACCACACTTGGGTTATCTTGGATTTCATAACCTTCATTTATAGCATTTAAATCCATATCAGTTTTTAAAAACTCTTTAAAATTCATCATTATAGCACCTCCACTATAACTCTAAACTGTATACTATCATCATTAAACACTTCATCTAATTCATATGCAATAATTTCTCTGTCACCAATAATAACAAACTTATTAAAATTATTAGAAGGCAAGTCATTCCATATGCATAACTCACCATCGTACACAGTTAGTACAGTGTTAGGATATTCCTTTGCTAAGCTTTTTACTAACATGATATTGTTATTCCTTTACTTCATTTACTTCAGATACAATTAAGTCATATAATTTAGCAGGACTAATTTTACTAGGATTTTCAATACCTAAAGCTTCTGCACACCATTCTGAACAAAAATATCTCTTTGGATCATCAGGATTACCAAATACAAATCCTAAACAACCCAGGTAATCGTACTTTTTGCCTTCTGTTTTAGCATAAAAGTCTTTAATATCCTGAGCTTTAATATCTTTAAATTGTGTCTTATTTAAAGGTAATATAACCCAATTGTCATTTATGTCAATCCAACCACATCTTACACCCTTACCCAGATAAGATGAATAGCCAAAGAATTTGTTATCTTTAGTTGATTTTACTGTAACCAATTCACAATGGATTATTTTAGATTTTGTAAAGTAAGAAATTAAATTATCTATAAAAGAACCTGTATTCTTTTGAAATGCTATGTACATTATAATTCCTTATATTAATAATATTTTTAATATTATATTTATATTATACAGGTTCTTATTTTCTTATTTTTTTATAATTTTGAAGCTGTTTTTAAACCTTCGATATAACCTAAAATATTTGAGAGCTCTTCCATTTTACCTCTAATTGTTTTAATATCGGGCATATTTTCATCTATACTTCTATCTTCTAAGATTTCCACTTCATTTTTTAAAGTTTTATAATGCACCTTAATTAGGTTAGTTACTCTGATTAAATCAGCTTTATAACTATAATCATCGTTCTTTTCTACAATTTCTGTCACCATTTTATTGAATGTATCTAAGTTTTCCATAATTTACCTTCCTCAATCTTAATTTTCTTTATAGTATTCATTACGTATTTCAAATCCATCACTGTTAATATATACTTTACGTTCTTTATCATATTCACATGGCCCATAAGGTGTTGCATAAGGTTCATCATCCACTGTGAAGAACCAGCCTTCAACCAATTCATCTTTTATTGTTTCTAACACATCGTCATCAATATCTGCGATTTTTATAAAATCACCGTTGATATACGCTCCACACATCCACGATGGTGTTAATGATTCACTTTTTTCTAGATCTTGTTCATGATAGTATTTCATATTCGTTACCCTAAATTTTATTTTTATCTCTTATGAATATATTATATAATAAAATGATTCAAAAATCAAGTCTTTTTTTCGATTTTTTATAAAAAAAATTGAAAATTTTTTTAGTATTATAATAAATATAATAAAATATATTTTAATAGGTACCTTTATGAAACAATTACAAAACGGCATATACACATTTAATGCAGGCGAAAAGAACTGGGGTGAAGAAGCTAATCAAAACTTTGAAGCTTTGGATAATCTCATTAGCGGTGTAACAGGTAATAATAGCAAGATTGAATTATTATCTGAAAAAATCCAAACTAACACAAATAACATTAAACAAACAAAAGATGATTTAATTGATAATATCACTAACACTAAAAATGGATTGCAAGATCAGATAGATATCTTGAACAATAACATGTTAACATTAAAGTATAAAGTTGATAATATGGATATTAATGTTGAAGGTGTAAAATATGCTGAAGAAGCTGATGTTGCAAAGAAACTTAAAAAATCATTAACTATCGGAAATGTGAGTTTTAATGGAGAAGCTGATACTACCATTGCTGTTGATAGTACACCTACACAAGATAGCTCTAACCTTATAAATTCTAACGCTGTGTATGACGCACTAGAACTAAAACAAGGTAAAGCAACAACCTTAAGTGGGTATAACATCACAGATGCTTACACAAAATTTGAAATGGATACAAAATTAGGTGAAAAATCTAATGCAGATCACACTCATAGTAATTACCTTACAGGTGTAACTAAAGCAATGGTTACAGATGCACTTGGATATACTCCTCCAGCTCAGGATACAAATACTACTTATACAGCAGGATCTAACTTATCTTTAAGTGGTACAACATTTAATGTTTCAGACACCCCTTCATTTACAAGTATTACTATAAGTGGCTTCTCAATAACAATAGATTAGGAAAAGAGGAATAGGTTATGTATACATTTAAATTTGGTGATGTTTCTGCATTAACTTTAGATGAAAGAATAACAACACCTAGCATACACATGCAAAAAGATGGCAATCATTGGTATGTTCCGTTGTTTGAAGGTGATAAAGATTCCGTTGTCCAAAATGGCGATTATAATTACACTTTAGGTGGTCTTAAAGTTGGTAATCTTAGGGTTGCAATAGGCAGAGAAGAAGTTGAGATTACTGTCGTTGTTTCAAAGGTTTTCTCAACTCCGTACACAACTTGGGTCTTAACGCAAGATGGTGAACTTTATGGTTGTGGGAATAATAATAACGGGGAACAAGGATCTGCAGATACGAATAATGTTAAAACATTCACTAAACGTGCTGAAAATGTAAAAGATGTTAGTTGTTCGCAATATACAACTTGGTATATAGATAATAATAATGATCTCTATGGATGCGGACAAAATGGTGATGGTCAACAGGGATCTGGAAGTACATCTAGTGTTAGAGCATTCACTAAACGTGCTGAAAATGTTAAAGTAGTTAGTTGTAGTATTGATACAACTTGGTATATAGATAACGACAATAACCTTTATGGTTGTGGAGATGGCATTTGTCAAGGATCTGGAGGCAGAAATGATGTTTTAACATTCACTAAAAGAGCTGAAAATGTAAAAGAAATTAAATGTTCACAATATACAACTTGGTATATAGATAATAATAATGATCTCTATGGTTGTGGATATAATGGTAATGGCAATCTAGGTAATGGAAGTACATCTAATGTTTATACATTTACCAAAAGAGCTGAAAATGTAAAAGATGTTAGTTGTTCGCAATATACAACTTGGTATATAGATAATAATAATGATCTCTATGGTTGTGGATATAATGGTAATGGTCAACAGGGATCTGGAAGTACATCTAATGTTTATACATTTACCAAAAGAGCTGAAAATGTTAAAGCAGTTAGTTGTTCAAGATATACAACTTGGTATATAGATAATAATAATGATCTCTATGGTTGTGGATATAATGGTAATGGTCAACAAGGATCTGGAGATACAGATGTCAATGCTAATGTTAAAACATTCACTAAACGCGCTGAAAACGTTAAAGAAGTTTTTGACTGTGAAGATATAACTTTTTACTTAGATAATAATAACAATCTCTATGGTTGTGGATATAATGGTAATGGCAATCTAGGTATTGGGGATACGAATAATGTCTTAACATTTACTAAATGTGTTGAAAATGTTAAAGATGTTAGTTTCAGTGGTAATACAAATTGGTATATAGATAATGATAATAATTTATATAGTTGTGGGAGTAATTTTTATCACAATCAAGGAGTTGAAAATACAGATACATCTAAAGTTTTAACATTTACTAAAAAAGTAATATATAAAAATATATAAAAGAGATTAATTTTATTATATAAATAATAAATAAAATATTTTTTAAAGGAATAAAAATGGCTAATAATGATATTTCACAGTATTATAAGATGGTGGGTGGATTGGATTTAACATCTGATACCCAATTCGCTACTTTAAGTGGTGGTACAAAATTAGAATACAAACCAACCCGCGATAGGTATATCAAAAACGCTAATTACTCTAATGTATTTGATAAAGCGAGTTCAGATGCTGTTAGTATAATTACTAATGCTGACGAGAGTGGTATTTGTAGATACTTTGGAGCCGATGGAAAACAATTAGGAACATTTGGTGTTGGCCGTAGAGATATTGATACAAGTGGTTTAATAAGTACCATTGAAGATGCAGATAGTAATGGTTCTTGTATTTGTAAGAATTCTGATGGTGAGCAAATAGATACTTTTAAGTGTCACGTACCTGTGGAAGATAAAAAGAAAATTCTTGATTATGGTGTGAGAGAAACTCTTGCTACTGTAGATGGTGTAGATATTACAGTTACCATACCAAAACCAAACCCTTCAACAGGTGAATACTTATCATATTATCCTAAATTTGGAAATGGTTACTATACAAAACTTGAATACCATCAAGATGGTGATATACTTAAAGGTGCGGCATCTACCCCCTATATCGTAAAAATTAGTGATGGTGATGGATGGTATCTAATAACTAGATCTACTAATAATGACGCGGCTATGGGCGTAGATTTGATTACTAATAGTAGCAAATCTTCATGGGGTACCATAATTGACTGGGATGCAATGGCATCTGCTTGTAATTGTTCTGTAAATGATTTGAAAAATATAAGTAACACAAATCATGGAACTTGGGGTTACGGTGGTGATAGAACAGGTACTTATCCTGATGGAACTTCTTTCAATAAAGGTGACATAATATTAAAACATCCTATTAGTGACTATGATGAATTAGTTGTAGTATACTGTGCTGACGAAGGCCAAAGTGTTAATACTTATGTTTGGAAGTCTGAAATACTTATAGAAATGATGACAGAACCAAGAAAAATAATAAATTTTATAAACCAAGATTACTGGGAATGGTATATTAATACTTGTAACCATCCTACAAGACCTTCCACACCATTAGACCCTGAAAATCCTAGATTATATTGTAATGTTCAAGACTGCGGTATTGTTGAAATTTATGGTGTTAAGTATGCCGGAAAAGTACAAACTAGTGACACTGCTTTATCTGCATTTAACGCTAGATTAGCTGAAATTGAAAATAAAATTGCTAGTGGTGATATTGGCGGTTCTAGCAGTTCTGGTTTTGATGGTGATTTTGAGTACGGGGGTTATTATATGCGTTCTACTGATGGTGGTACTAGTGAAGTAGGTCAAGAATACTCTGGTTTTGATTTAGTACCAGATGTATCTATATCAACCGGTACTGTAGAATATCCTAAAGGTTCTTTTGGGGCAGGCAGATTTATTTGTACTTCTCGTAGTTATGTTAATATTTCTAATAGTAGTAATGGGTTATGTATTAGTAAAGATATTGGTAAATTTAAGAGAATAGGATAACATAAAGTACAAAGTGGCATAACTTATAACAAAATCTTTTTTAAAGCACTCATAGAGTGCTTTTTTATTCTAAAATGCATATAAATATTTAAATATTTTAATAATCTAAATAAAGGAAATAATATGAAAGTATATGAATTAATAAACAAGGTAAATGTTGATAACATCGGTATTAGATTATGTCCTAATGAAGAATTAGCTAAAAATCGTTCATATAAAGACACTACTATTATGTATTGGGGTTTATTGGAAGATATGCCTGCTGAATATGCTTCATATAAGATTATTTCCTCTAACCTTAAAAATGGGATGTTATTTTGTTGGTGTATAGAGGATTCAATTAAAGTAAAGGATATCCTTGAAGCTGATGGATCTACTATTGATAATTGCCAAGAATATTTAACATTCTTTAATTATATTTCTAAGCATGATGCTAAAACTAAAAATCATTCCAATGCTATTGAAATTACTGATATAAAAGGTATTGAGAATGAAAGTATTATAGATACTGAAATAATTAGCGACAAAGCAAACATTTATTTATTTAGAAATAATATTAAATCTAATATATTCGATAAGAATTATGAAGGAGTATTAGAGTTTAGTGAAATGTAAAATTAATTATATTAATTATATATAATAAAATATAATAAAATAAAAAAAAATAAAAGTGGCGAAATGCCACTTTAAATTTATTGGGGACTCAAAAACCTTTAAATTCCCTTAAATTACTGCAATAAACTCAAAATCAATGAAGGATTCTGGTTTGCTTGTGCTAAAATTGATGTAGCTGTTTGCTGTTGGATTTGTGATGCTGTTAATTTAGCAGTTTCCGTAACAAAGTCTGTATCACGTATTCTGGAACGAGCATCGCTTACATTCTCAATTACATTAGACTGATTGCTAATGGTTGACTCTAAACGGTTTTGCTTAGCACCTAATGTACTTCTATAACTATCAACATTCTTAATCATTGCATCCAACGCCGTAATCATTGAGTTAGCATCATCAACACTTTCTAGGGATAACGAATCTAAAGTAATCTTTGCATCCTCTTTACCCTTAGCTTGACACATTTCAGAAATTGATTTTAGTTTTAAATCAATTGTTTGACCAGCATTAGCACCTACTTGGAATTTTATAGTTTGGTTATTGTTATCATCTCCTAACACAGCGAAATTAGCACCGTACGTGGTATCTGTTCCGATTCTTGTAATTTCACTCACTAATTCATCCACTTCTTCCTGTAAGGCTGTGCGTTCTGAATCACTGTTAGTCCCATTAGAAGATTGGAGGGCTAACGTTCTCATTCGCTGTAACATTGTGGTTACTTCATCCAAAGCGCCTTCAGTTGTCTGGCAGAATGCTATAGCATCACTAGCATTTCGGTTACCTTGTTCCAGACCATTAATCTGAGAAGTCATTCTGTTGGACAATTGTAACCCACTAGCGTCATCCTTGGCACTATTAATGCGTTTACCACTAGCAATTCTTTCACTAGCTTGAATTAGGGCCTTATTGGCTTCGTTATATTGTCTTTGTGATTTCAAAGACTGAACATTGGTTAATAAACTTAACATATTTTACCTCTTTAAGTTGTACTAGTTACACTAATTAAATTTTAAACCTTCAAAACGGATTTTACGCATTTTTAGCATAAAATTTTTACGGTAATTCTTGCGGTTTTCTACTAATTTGCTTATTTCATTAGGTGTTAATTTTTTATTCTTATTAATATAATAAAAATCTTCATCTATGTACCCCCAACAATCATCATCAGCATTAGTATTGGATAAAATCCAATCATAAAGGAACCCAATCTTAACCTTATTCTTTTGAGCTTCGTACCCGTTATTCTTTAAATCCTTTGCAAATAATCTTAGAGCTTGTACTGATGAGGGTGCTTCGTATTTACTGGTAATAACCAAAAGTTTTTTAGTAACTGAATCCCTTGCACTAGCTTTAACGGTGTATTCTTTAAGTGTTGATTGTTGTACCATATTCGTTACCTCATACATTATAAACCTAATGAATTTCTAAATTTTTCCAAATTATTATCGAATTTTCCTAAATCACCTTTACTAATAACCATTAAGAATAGTACTATACCTGCGATTAAGAGCATAGTAAGTAAAACTGCTGATACATAAAATACCATTGCGATTCCAAAAGGTGCGAGTATAACAATCCACCAACTCCAAGTAATAACACCGATTACCTTTAGGGTAACGAATACTATCAATAATAATACTGCTAGGTTAGCCGGACCGATTGCGTTAGAACCTTTTGTTACCTTTACATTTTTCATATGTGGCTCCTTAACCCTAATTTGATACCTTAGTTAATTTCTACCTTTCTATGAATATATTATATAATAAAATGATTCAAAAACCAAGCCTTTTTTGCAAATTTTTTGTAAAAAATTGAAATTTTTTTCAGTATTTCTATATAATATAATATTAATAAAAATATTTTAAAATATAATAATTGACCGTACCATATACAACACCACCATTTTATAAATATAATAAATATAACCAAAACAATAATTAATGAGGTGAATATGGCTATAATTCAATCAATTCCATTAAGAGGTTCTGGTTGTTCATACATAGATATGACTACCGAAGAAGCAATTGATGGTACAAACACCGAAGAACGAGTTATTAGTGCTAAAGTATTAAACGACGCAATAGATAATAAAATTCCAACAGTAAATAATGCTAAATTAACAATTCAAAAGAATGGTACTACTGTTAAAACATTTACAGCAAATGCCGGTTCAGATGTGACTTGTAATATCGAAGTTCCAACTAAAGTTAGTGATTTAACAAACGATTCTGGTTTTTTAACTGAACACCAAGATATTAGTAATAAAGCTGATAAAGCAACTACTTTAAGTGGTTACGGAATTACTGATGCTTATACAAAAACCCAAGTAGATAAAAAGGTAAGTGATTTAGTTAATTCTGCTCCAGAAACATTAGATACTTTGAATGAACTAGCAAACGCTTTGGGTAATGACCCTAATTTTGCTACTACTGTATCTAATCAAATCGGTAACAAAGCTGATAATGATAAGGTTGTTCATACTTCTGGTGATGAGACGGTTAATGGGGTGAAAGATTTTACATCATCTCAAAAAATGAAAGGTTTGATTATTAATCCAACTGGGACAATACATAAAGAAATGTACGGTAACACAGAAGGTGCAATAGGACCATATGGCGCAGGTGATGTTCCAGAATCAAATACTAATCCCTTTAGATTTTATGTTGGTAAGGCGAGAAATTATACTAGTGCTCCTATCGTTTTTGATACAGGTATGACCCCTTCAGGTGGTACATATATAACTTTAAGATCTGCGTCTAATGAAAGTGAAAATGCTGTAGATCATAGAGTAAATATTAGTACGTCTGTTACAGATAACAGTGATGGAACTAAAACAAAGAATGCTTATGTTCAATTCTATAATACAAATGAACTTAGATCAAATAAAAATAATTATTGTGATTTAGGAACAGAATCGTACAAATGGAAAAATGTGTATGCTACAACATTTAATGGTACTCTAGTAGGTAATGCTGATACTGCTACAACGGCAACTAATAATGCTAGTGGAAATGAATTATCTAATGATATTATTAAAGGTTTATCTGTAAGTGGAAAGGTAATTACTTATACTAAGTTAGATGGTTCCACTGGAACTATTACAACTCAAGATACTAACACTACATATAATGTTGCTACAACAAGTGCTAATGGTTTAATGAGTTCTACAGATAAAACTAAGTTAGATGGACTTAGCAATTATACATTGCCTACTGCAAGTTCAACATTAGGGGGTGTTAAAACTACTTCAACTGTAACTAGCACATCTGGTTTAACCGCTTGTCCTATTATCAGTGGAGTTCCTTATTATAAGGATACTAATAATACTTATAGTTTTAGTAACAACGCGCCTACATTAGCGTGGGGAACTACAAGTACCATAGGTACTGTTGGGGGTACTGTTTTAACAGTTACTATGCCTGCTAATCCAAATACTGATACACATTGGACAACTACTCTATATGCTGGTGCTAAAGATGCTAAATCAAATGCTGCTACTACCAATGGTAATACATACATAAAACTCTATGATAACAGTACAGTTAGATCACAGTTGAATATTAAAGGTTCTGGAGCAACTACTGTCACTACAGATGCGGACGGTGTTATAACTATAAATTCTACAGATACCAACACCACATATTCTAAGTTATCACAATTCACAAATGATAGTGGGTATATTACAGGTATTACCAAAGCAATGGTAACAACAGCACTTGGGTATACACCACCAACTTCTGATACTAATACATGGACTGCTTTAAAAGGTTCTACAACAAGTGCCGCAGGAACAGCAGGATATGCTCCAGCCCCAGCCGCAGGTGATGCAAATCGCTATTTAAGATGTGACGGTACTTGGCAAGTTCCACCAGACAACAACACCACTTATTCATTCACAAATAAGGCGGCTACTCTTGCTTGGAATACTACATCCACAATTGCTACTGTTGGTGGTGTTGATATAACTGTTAAATTACCAGCGAATCCAAATACAGACACTACATACAGTGCTGGTACAAATATGTCTTTGAGTGGAACAACATTCGCTACAAGTTCAACACCTTCTTTCAGTAATGTAACAGTTACTAACGATAGTTCTAATGGGGTGTTATTTGGTCCTTATCGAGTATATGTAGGTTAATTATGAATAGAGAGATCACACATCAACAATCAAAAAAGTTTATAGGGTTGGATATTTATTTATGCAAACATTGCAATCTTAATTGTAAAGGTTGTTCAAGATATTGTGGGCTCTCTAAACCAACATTTTACGATTCTGAAAAACTTATAAATGATTTAACAATACTAAAAAATAAAGGTTTAAATGTAGGTAGACTAACATTTACTGGCGGTGAACCTTTGTTACATCCAGATCTATATAATATAATAAAGAAAACAAGATTATTATTCCCTGACATACCTTTAAATATTTTTACAAATGCGAAAATCTTTTTAAAGAAAAGGGGTTTAATAGAGGTTTTAAAGGAAAATAGGATAGAAGTATTGTACTCAAGATATGTAGAATCTGATATAAATTACGATAAGGTGGAAGAAGTTTGTAAAGATAATAATATACTAATATATAATATTCAAACATTTGATAGTAAACGAAAGGATAAGTATATTAAAACATTCAGTATATCCAGACTATCCTATGACAAATATAATTTACATAAAAGTCAAAAAGATGCATTAGATGTAATGAAAAAATATTTAAATATATGCAATGATACTTGTCCATGTTTATGGAATGGTAAGATATTTCTGTGTGGTAGATGCGCATTTATAGAAACATTAAATAATTTAGGTGAACATTTTAATGTTTCTAAAAAAGATTATCTCGATATTAATAATATTAATAATATTAATGATTATTTAAAATTTATATCAAAACCAATTCCATTCTGCAAATATTGTTTTAATCGAGATGCCGAGCACATTGAATGGACTACTGATAAAAGTACATTAAAGGATTATGTATGTTAAAAATTGCATTTTGCACTTGTTTTGTGCCTAAATCAACAATAATAGAACAATTAAGGATAAGTATTAAATCATTTTGTAAATATAACAATTATAACGTTGATTGGTATATTTACACTAATAGTGTTAGCTATGTAAAATACCGATTAAGGGATATAAATTTTAATAATGTAAAATTAATAATAAAACCATTTAATATACCCGATATAGATCGTTCAAAATTTTGTTCAAACCTTTTTAAAGAAAAAGCAAATACATATGAATACCACGAATATGCTTGTAATTATTGGGAATGGACTGATGTGTGTTTATCTAAGGTGTTTGGTTTGGGTGAAATAGGTCGTTTAAATGAATATAATATAATTGCTCATATAGATGTGGATACATTATGGACAGGTAATTTTTATACTGTGTTAGAAGAATTTTATGGAAGTAAAAAACATCACCTTCACCTTGGTTGCGTTGGTATTGATACTATTAATAAAAAAGACCAGATTGATATGGGAGCATGTTTTTTAAGAAATACCAACCTAACAAAATTAAAATTAAGAACCATTGGTATTGTTATCGAAAAAAGTAATTTTGGTTTTAATAATTGTGGCCCAGAAGAAGTAGCTATGGGTATGCTAAATTTCACACACATGGGTTCTACTGAAATATGGGGCGGATTAGACAATTTTAAAACATTTAAAACAGTGTTTAATATGGATAGAATACCATATTTGACCCATTTACACGCTAGTACCTGGTTAAGAAATTTGATATTCTTAGATAATGATTTTAGGTACAAAACTACTTTTGACATTAATAAGTATCCATTTAATGAATTAATGAATCAAATGGTGTATATGGTGATACCTTACTATTATAATTTTTCAAAAGAATTTAATGAAGACGTCGGTATAGATAATATAATTAAATATATATTAGAACATTATGATATAAGCAAATATAAGACCGATATCAATTATATAGAGGATTTTTGGAGTAATATAAGTAATATAAATAATATAAATAATATCATTACGAAATAAAAAGGATTCTAAATGGCTAGTATTAAATTAGTTTATGGGAGTACTACTGAAACTTGCTGGTCATCCACAAGTAAAATTACAACTCCCTCCCTGATTCTAAATGATAATGGTACTACCAGGTATACTCCATTGTTTAGTGGTAGTGCTGGTGGTTATGGTTATTCTGGGAATTACAGATACACCCTAGGTCATTTGATTGTTGGTGGGAACAGAGTTGCCTTATCTCAGCAACAATATAAATTTGCCAATAGTGTACGAGCTAGAGCTCATCAAAATGTAGGGTATACACAAGCATACAGCTACCAAGACTCATCATACCCGTATACTAAATATTACAAACATACTTACTATAGATATTATTACATTACTTATAGTAGCTTATCGACTGGTAGAGGAACATTTGGTGGGGTTGAATGTACATTGAATACATCAATTAAAGCTAATGCAGACTTTTGGACAAAAATTAAGACAGATTCAAAGACGGCAACGTATAGTGATACGAGTAACTATAGTAATTACCCGACCGCTAGAACAACAAGTAATGGTGATAAATTAAATGTTAGTTGGACTACTAGCGGATGTACAAGTAATAGCATGTCTTTATCATCTAGTGCAATCCCATGGAATACTATTCAAGGCACTGAATGGGGTGCTACATTATCTGGTACATTCCAGTTATCATAAGGAAATTTATAATGAAAGTAGCTTTAATATATAGATGTTTTAACCAGGAAGAAGTTGAAAAAGTTAAATTAAGTATTGAAACATTTAAAAACGTTAATAATAATCCAGATAATGAATATAATTATTATATCTATGGTGGTAATGGGATATTAGATGATAGTGTAACTGAATGTAGTTATTATGACTATTTGAAAAATGTTGATGAAGTATTAAATGAAGGTTACGATTTAGTTTGTTTAGCTTCTTGTGAATGTTATTTCCATAAATCGTTGGAAGGAGTTTTCTCAAAACTATTAACATTGGACAACGAATGGCAAATAGCTGGTAATATTCCATTCTCATATTATTCCATAGATAACGATACTAATTATAAGATATCTGAAGATGGTAATGAAAATTTATCCACCAAATTTATGATTATAAACCCTTTAGAAATGTATAATACATTGATGGAGTACTTTGTAGTTATGCTTGATGATGGGATTGATGATGAAGATTATAGTGATATAGAAGATGAGGTTAATGAATTTTTTGGTGATGACAAAGAGGATTTTTATAGTTTCCAAGATTTGTTACTAAATTCGTTAAACTTTAGAAAAATAATATTATCAGAGATCGTTTATGATACAGGGTATAATATCAAAAACATAAAAGATGGTATTGTATACATATTGAATTTAAATAATGGAAATGGTTTTTTAATTAATAACAATCTGATTAATATTGGCGATCTATTTGAGTTTGTTAATCATAATGATGGTGTTGACATTAGTGATAAATATTATAAATTATTAGAAGAGTATGTATTGATTGTTGGTTCTAGTGATTTAGATTCAAAACACAAAATGGAAAGATTGGAAGGGAAGATTGCTTTACAAGAATGGGATGTGAAAATAAATACACAATAGCTATCGTTAGTGATAGCGATTATATAGATAATACTATCATATGTTTGGAATCCTTTTACAAGTATAATGATAACCATATAGATATACATATGGTTAATTCTGAGAAAACTGATAAGTTTGATGTATTTGAAAACGTATCAGTTTTTTATCACTATTATGCTATAGATTCTGCAATATATAAGGATAATCCATATAGGTCGAAACTTGAGGAAATAATATTCAAATTGATCATTATGGATAATGCTAATACTGAATATGTGTGTATATTTGATACTGATACTCTGTTTAACGGTAGTATAAGCAATGCGTTGAAAGAATATGATACACACTTGAATGTCGTTAGACAAACCTTATTTGATGGAATTAATGTAGGTTTTTTAATATATAAAAAGACTAATATAAAATTATTTGATTCATTTATAAAAACTGCAATTGATGGATTATTATTTGATACTCTAGAAGAGGAGTTTTTATACAACGTATTTAAAAATGATATTACATTTTTAGATGGTTCATATAATTGCTCAGAGATTTTAGATAAACCGAAAGAAGATATAAAGATGTATCATTATTTGGGTAGTTTTAAGCCATTTAAGAAAGAAAAATATATAGAACCATCTAGGTGTTTGATAAAATACTTTGACAAATATTATGATTTCTGTAAAGAAAGCAAATATATATCGAATGATTTTAAAAACAAAATAAATAATATATATAAATTTTACAAGTTTCTAAAAAGGATGAAATATGACAGAGGTTGTTGAAGAATTAGAGGAATTAGAGGAATTAGAGGAATTAGAAGACACTGAGTTTGAGGGATCTGTTGGTGAAACAGAGACCCCATCAGTAATTGATGAATCTAAAGAGATTCCTGTGATGGAATTAACCTACACTACAATTGCATGGGTTGGCCAAGACATGGAAATCCTACACGTTGTAGATTTAAAGGTGGGTGACGAATTTTACGGTACACAAATAATCCCAGCAAAGAGTGCTTTGGGTACAAAGATTGTAAATTATTTAGTTGCTAATGATATAGTTATTCCTATTGAATCTGTAAATGTAGAGGATGAAACTGAGATAACAGATGATCAATTATTTGTGATCATTCAAGAGAATGTTCAAAATTTACTTGATGCATTAGCAAGACAAAAAAATTATGATGATGTATTTACCTGTATCTCATACATAAACTCTACAGTGCCAAGTTTCAAAGAGGAAGCTCAAAAATTATTAGATTATAGGGATCAATGCTGGGTGATTTGTTACGATTTATTAAATAAGTATAGTGCTGGAGAAATTGAAAGACCTACACTGGAAGATGTAATGAACGCTTTACCTAAATTTGAATGGTAATAATATGAAAATAATAACATATACAACTACTACATCTGATAACCCTTATTTAGATTATCTTAAAGTAACATTAAAATCTTACAGGAGATTTAATGATAATAAGGTAGTTGTATTTGTTTTAGATGATGGTGTAGATAAAATAAAATTAATTACTAATAATTATAATAATATAGAAGTAATTAATTTTTCTAAAAATAAAACTAGTGATTATATTAAAAGTCTACCTAGTAGTATTGATTGTTCTAAAACATTCTCATTCGATAATTCTAAACTAGTTAATATATTGATAGGCCCAGAATGTTTGGATTACATGTATAATAACTATGATTATGATATATTATATAGAACTGATACTGATGTGGTATATAATGGTTACTTGGATTTTAATAATTTTTATAACTCAAACAAAGCATTTGGTGGATGTAAAGAATATGAATGGAAGAAGTGGGCTTTAGATACATTTAAGTATATTGTACCAATTGAAGATGATGTTTTAAATGTTGGGATGTGTTGTTTTAGAAAAGATAAACAAATTCCAAACACGTTTGATAAAATGAAAGAGTTGTTTGAAGAATGGAATTATAAATTTAATACATACGAGCAAGATGTAATAAATTATATATATCAAGGGTCAAAATATGATTTAAATAATGATGGCTTTTATCTAGGGGTTAACAAAAAACATATTTATAAAGATGTTAGGTGTAACGCATTTCATTTTGTTTCAAGTAATTTAAAACCATATTCTTTAAGTATATCTGATAAACCGTGGTATGACTGGATCTTGCCTATAATCAAGAAATACACTTCTTATTCCGATAAATATATAGAGTATGAATATAAAAAATCATTTTTGGATGAAAAGTTGATGAAAATTGCATTTTATTCTAGTTGTACTAACGATGAAAAATTTATTGATATGGGTATAGCCACTATATCATCGTATCTTAAGACAAATAATTTAGAAATAGACTGGATAATAATAGGTAACTCCGAAGAGGATAATATACGTAATAAGGAAAGGATGAATTTCTTAGAGGAGGAAAACCCTGATAGGCTTCATTTAAGATATGTTACAATGCCCACTGATGATGTAGGATTAGATTATCACTCGTATAATACATTTAACTGGACTAGTGATAAAGCTTCTGAAATTTTTTTAAGACGAATTAAGTTCGTTGACGAATATAAAGACCAATATGACGTGATGGTATGTGTTGATTTTGATATCATATTTACAGATGATGTGGTTAATTTTATAGAAGAGGTTTACTTTTCAGATAGTATTGAAATTGCCGGTCAACAAGAACCTTTTATGCTAGAATATGGCTTGAAAAAATTGATGAATATTAATGATATTAAAATACCATATGACATATCAGGGTATATAAATTTCGGATTTGGTATTCTTAACTGCAAATTGTTAAGGAATGATAATTGGAATCATTTTATTAACATATCAAAAGGTAAAGAATATTATTGGAATACCCAAGAACAGGCATATTTTTGTTCAGCATATAATAATAAACAATTATCAAAAAACCTTCAAATGTTAATATATCCAAGAATAGTAGATAAATCATACAGAACTAAAAACAAGTTTAAAATGATTCATTTTACACCTTGCAAGTTTATCACAACTAAATTAGAATCCAATTCTGATTTGTTAAAATTTGATAGAAATAATGACACAATGTTGAATTTCGTTTGCTTTTGTTATTTTGATTTTTACTACACTATAGTTAAAGAATCCAAAGGCATTTCTAAGGAATTTTTAGAAACAATCGAACATAATAAAAAAATTATAGATGCACATAAAAAGAAATATCATACAAAAATATCTCTTTTAAGATTGTATTTTGGACTATAATTTTTTAAGTATTTTATTAATATTATATTATAAGAAAACTGATTTTTTTTTATATATTTTTCAGTTCTTCAAATAAACAAAAAACATTAGTGATTTTACCACCAAGGATTGAATAAACATCTTTATGATAAGGTTCTTTCCTTATGAAACAACTTCTGGATTGTGTATCGACTATAGCTTTCTCACCAAACTGAGAATTAATGTATTTTAACTCAATATCTGGTATATAGTATTTAACTCTGTCAAAAGCCTTTTCATAATTAGTTTGCCATTCATTATTTAACTTAATACAGTTATTAGTTAATTCGGACGCCGTCAATGTTTTTATCCCATCATATTTCTTGGGTAAACACATAGTGCTGAAATAATCGCCATCCACCACTGTTACAGCTAAATCACCTAGATTATCTTTATAGAAAATCTTTTCAGAATGAATGATTTTTAAAGATTCTATAGGATCGAGCTTCGTGTTAATGAGTATATCGTTAATACCTGCGTAATTGCACAAGAATATTTTTTCGTACTCTTCGAGTTCATTCAAGTTATTTACTTTTGTATTATACTTAATTTCCACATCTTTATTATAACATTGACTTAATAATGTTTTTGTTATTTTTGTTATATCAAACGTAAATTCTTTACATTCAAAAACAGCTTCAATATTATCAAAGCATTCATTTTGAATTTTTTTAATAGGTAGTCCTAAATCTTTCTGTATCCTATAGAAAGAATCAGCATCAACTAATGAATCTTTAGCTACTGCGTAAACAGATTTAAATTCATCATATATGCAATCCTTGAATTTAAGCATAAATGGTTCGAATGTTTTTAAACAATTTATTGCTGTTTTGATACTTCTTGGATACATCATTCCGGAGTGTATTCTCATTTGGCATAAAGAACTCGCTTTACTCATTGCAATATCCTCTTGTTCAAATACAGTAACTTTATACTTCTTGGATAAGAAATTAGCTAGCATCAAACCGTAAAATCCCGCACCAATAACAGCGACCTTAGTATCAAACTTCATAGTAACCTCACTTTACTCAGAACTCAGTATATAATCATCACGATTATATTTATTTAACTCATGCTTTATGAAGTTCGTATTCTCGTGACTATTAGTTGTAGGATTCCAGCAATAAGCACACATTTCACACCCTTTGGTAACATATTCATAAAAATCATCATATCCTTTTAAATCATACATATTAGTACCTTCCTCAGGAAAATTAAAATCAAGGGTTTCATTAAGAATTTCCACATTACAATGTATACCACACTTATATATTTTAGAATTAAATATTTGTGGGATGTCACATCTACATGTTTCAAACGATTTCGCAATGATGTTAGAATCAGGATTTAGATTGAAATTCAATGTATACATCTCTGATTTTTCACGTTTATTGTATATGGGGTGGGGATCAATATCACCAATAGCATGTATATGAAATCCGTAACTTGCTAGTCTTTTTATCTGCCTAGCGTATATCTTATTAAACATCGAATAATTAGTGTAACATATACCACACCTTAATGTGCATAAATTATTGATAAATTTTCTATCTAGTTTATGCAAAAGGGTACCGTTTGTGAATATAGATACATTAGTGTCATTAATGCTTGGAAAATATCTTCGTATTTCTTTTATATATTCTAATATATCATCTTTTAATAAAGGCTCACCACCAATTAACACAAAACTACCAACATTTATATTCTCTGAAAGATATTTCATATCTTTCTTAAATAAATCCAGATTGTACTCCATTTCTTTAGTAGAATATTTTGATAGATTAGAGAAAAACCTACAACTCCTACAATTCAAATTACATTTTCTAGTGAGCATTATCTCTATGTGAAATTGATTCTTTTCCAAACACTCTTTCTTATAATTATTCATATATCCAATCCGATTTACAAGCTACGTGATGATCCCAATTCTGATATGGGTTATCACAGTTATAACAATACTTACAAAATGATGTGGGATTCAACCAAAATTTAAATACTTGCTCTGTATTTTTAATTTCAGTAATAATCATATAATCATCATCAGAAATTTTGAAATTTGTATTATATTTTTCATTTAAAGCAAAGGAGAATGGGATAGTACCACATTGATATAACCTACCATTCCATAAACAAGGGCAGTCATTATTACAAATAACATATTTTTTAATTTCCTTTATACACGTTTCATTCTCAGAGAGCCTATTTGTCGAAAATAATAACCTTGTTTGATTCTTATAATCTTTCGTTCTTTTATCTACAATAAAAATATTTCTGTATTTTATATTATAATAATTACATATATTAATCAATTCATTATAATCTATCTTTTCATAAGGGTACTCTGTATAAGTAACATACACATTATTATCCCTTAATACTTTGTAAAAAGTTTCCGATTGTTTGTTAAATATCAATCCATTAGTGATTATCGATAAATCAATATCAGGAAACAAAAATCTTGTATATTCAATGAAATTTATTATTTTAGGGTGTAGTAAAGGTTCACCTCCAGAAAATGACAAAAATTTTAAATTGAATTTTATTTTTTTAAGATGTAGAATATCTTTTTTATACTGGTTAAAATCATAAAAATGAGCTTTAGATATACTCGAAAATCGTGTACAACTCCTACACTTAAGGTTACAATGGCTACACAGGTATACATCAAACCCAAAATAACCATCTTTGATAAAACTTGCAAAATTAGGATTCATAATCATTAACCAACCATTCAAAAGGTATTTTATTAGATTTTCTCCAATCCACCAGTTCATTTTTGGTATCTACTATCCAATCAGAACCACAGTATTTACAAAATGGTATAGATTTAGTGAGAAAATCCTTTATTTCATCAATACATTTTATATTCTTTAAAACCAAGTAATCTTTACCCTCAATTAACTTAAAATCAGTTCCAAAGGCTTTATTTAGGTTATCTATAAAAGGAATAACACAAGGGTATAGTTTACCTTCATGGATGGTTGGGAATATAGAACCACAACGTTGATATTGAGTCTCCCTATCGTAACGACCTTTAGGGTCATTTTTAATAAGTGCAAATTTTATTTTAGCACATTCACCATCTATTGTAAACTTATTTCTACATGTATCATCATCATCAACATTGTTTAATCTAACATTATATTTTTCACATATTTCTTTTATCTTACTACATGAAAATTCTTTAGATAATATATAGTTAGAAAAATATATTCCAACTTTATTTCGTCTTAATATGTTGTAGAAACGGGCACCCATATTAGGAAACTTCAATCCATTTGTCGATATTCCTATACCTATATTCCTAAATTTACTTGCTCTAGTTTTTGTTATAAAATCTATTATTTTAGGGTGTAGTAAAGGTTCACCACCAAAATACCCAATAGCTACAGTATTCTCACGAAACCCAATTCTATACAATTCATTCAGGTCATCAATATACTGGTTTATATCAGCATACCACTCATCAGCAAGTGGTGAATACATACGGCAACCAATGCAATTAAGATTACAATGCTTAACCAAACAATAATTAAATGTTATAACACCTTTTTTGATGTATTCTTTATAATCATATGGACTCATTTAGGCCTTCCAAATATTGTATAATCTCTTCCTCAGTTAATTTTTTATTTGTATAATTCTCAAGTGATATATCATAACCCCTTATCTCGGTTATATCTTTACCAAAAGGATAATGTACATTAACTATATTATATTTATTTGATATATCAGAAAAACACTCATTTTCATTTAAAATGGTGCCAAAATCTACATGTATTCCTGGTGCATTTATTTTCTTAGAAAAACTAATTAACTCGCTATGATTTTTTAACCAATTATTTTCATAACATTTTGGGGATATAGCCTCAAACATCAACAATAATCCCATATCTTCACATTGGTGATATAATTGTTCAAAAAAGTTTACAATATCATTATTGATATTTTTTCTAAACCTCGCCATACCAAACATAAGTTTAGTAACACCTATATCTTTAGCTATATTGCATGTATCACGTAGTTCAACAGTGAATTTGTTACGATCTTCCGGATTTAGTAAGTCATACTGATTAATAACCAAGGATGAGAGAACATCACACTTAACATTTATTTTGGAGAGTTCTTTAGAGTTATCTAAATAAAATTTCTTAGTATATTCGCATGTATCAATTAAATCTTTAATATTTTTTAATATATTAATATCATTATTAAAAGTTAAACTATTTATACCTATTTTGCACATTTTCTCTAAAAAATTCCTCTAGCTTACTTAATATATAACATTTATCTACGAATTCACCATTTGAAATTTTATTATTATATCCGTTATTTGACGGTTTTAATACTTTAATATAATTTTTATTAATATTATTATATATATTAATAATCTTAGATATTTTTATTGGTTCTGAAAATTTATTTGTTATATGTAAATCACTTTTAACCATTGAATCAAAATCATTTTTTAAATCATCTAAACAATACAATTGCATAGTGGTATCTTCTTGAACAGTGTCTAAATAAGGATTCTGAGTCATCAAGTCAAATATAATATTCTTTCTTAAATTCTTACCAAATAAACATCCTATTCTTAATATGTATGAGTTAAAATTGGATTTGATAAAATTTTCAAATAATAATCTATTTTTGCCATATATTGTTGGTGGTTCGACACTATATGTTTCATCAGAATCTAACGTTGAGTTGCAATCCTGTGAAGAAACTAAAAAGAAATTGTCACATTTAACAGTTTTTAATATATCAATTATATTGTATATATTGACAAGATCTTGCTTTGGGTTTTTATTAGCTATATATTTAACACCAGGTATACAGGCACAGTAGATATTCTTATAGTATTTACCTTTAATTTTACCCAAATTCTTTGAATTATACCCATCAAAGTCTTTAATTTGTAATGCGAGGTTTGAACCAACAAACCCTGTATAACCTAAAATAGCATTTTCTTTCATGATAATTATTTACAAATTTATATGTTTATATGTTCTTGTTTGATGTAATTTTGATACTTCAGTTATATTAAGTGCATCTGATTTATTAACTCATTAGAATTTAATTACTTAACTTTCTTTTGTAATTCTTCTAACTTATCAAATAATCCATTTATCATGTTCTTAAAATTTGTAGGTATATCAGGATTACCAACAAAACCCACACCCCTGAATAAACCATTTTCCTTATCATCTATAAATTCGTTAACCTTTTCTCTAGTTGTTTCTATTTCATGGCATTTTGTTTTATAACCATGATAGTAATTGTCCTTATGATATAGTTCGTGACGGATTTTGTTAATTATTTCATTGATTTCTAATTTTAATTGAACTTGCTCTGCATCGATATTTTTAAAATCAAATCTTGCTACAAATTCTTCAATAGTAAAGATATTCTCAACTGCTTCAAATGCTGGTTCAATAACATTTTCAAAAACTACGTCTGCAACTTCGTCTGCAACTTCGTAACCAGCTACCTTAGCAAATTGTTCTTTTTTCATAATCGTTACCTCTTAAGTTTCTCTTTAATTTCTTATCTTTATGTATATATTATAGCATACTTTAAAATAAAAGTCAACACTTTTTTCAAATTTTTTTCAAAAAATTGAAAATTTTTTTTAGTTTCTTATATATAATAATATTAATAAAAAAAATATTAAATACCAATCTTTTATAAATATAATAAACATATAAATAAATAGGGAGAAATTAAATGGCGGATGAATTTAACGTTTATGACCATAAACAACAATTACCTCATGGTATTTGGGTATTTAATAAAGGCAATAAGGAATGGTCCGATGAAATGAACCGCAATATGGAAGTTTTAGACGGTTTATTGGATCGTAAAACTCTTACTGTTAAGGATTCAGAAGACAATACATTAGTTGAATTTAATGGTAACACTGATAAGGTTTTAACATTACCTGCAAATCAGGCTACTGTTGAAATTAAAACATTAACTATTAAAGATGCAGATGGTAATGTATTAGCTGTATTTGATGGTTCAGAAGAAAAGGAAGTAACTGTTGGTAATGTAACTAATGTAACTAATATAAATGTTGATTATGAAGATAATTCAGCTTTAGATTTCATTTTTGAATAGGGTTAAAGGGATTAAGGAGAAATTAAATGGCAGAAGTTTTAACAAAAGCTTTATCAAAAGAAAACTTAGCATATTATGACACAAATGTTAGACCTCAACAAGTAAAAGATGTAGAAGTACAAGGTTCACAATTAAAAATTACTAAGCGCGATGGCTCAACAAATAATTTAGATTTACCTAGTGGTGATTCATTTGTTGTAGAAACAGAAATGCCATATGCAACAATATACCTAACAGAAGAAGCAATCAGAAAATTAGGTTATTCAGGATTTGAAGATGCTGAATTATTAAAGTACAGAAGTACAGTTGGAAAATACAATATTAAAGATGTTGCTAATAGTGGAACTTTCCTTGGAGGTTCTTGGGATGCGACTCCTTTGAACGGGTTGGAAGTTGCTGATGGTAGGGATATCTATGATAATAAATACGAGCCAAATTTTAGACAATTCAAATATCCTTATACTCCATATAATACAGCATTAAGGGTTAATGTTCTCGATGAAAAGGAAGTTAGTTATCTTAGTACAACTGTGGAATATCTTTCTAGCATTGTAAAAAATAAAGTTAATTCAATGACTGGCTTAGAAGCATTAAAAACACGCTTTAACAGTGTAGATGATAATGGTGTTCTAGAAGTATGTCTTGCTATATATGATAGTAATAATTATTTAAAGAGTATGGCTAAAGGATGTATGAAAAAATATACTGTTGATGGTGATGATATAGCAGATGCTATTAGTACATTAATCACCGATTACGGTAGTGATGATTATAGATTTGAGAGAAAGTTCACCCAGAATTGTATAATTAAGATTGCAGTTGCTGTAACAGAGGTGGATGGAAGCCACGGTGGTATTTATGGCAGTAATATGTATTCTTACCAAGGTTTGGCATATGCTGATCCAAGAGGTATATTGCAATGTTATTGGGGAGATGGTGAATCCTATATTAGTACACCTAGCGAGTTTGATTCGTATTATGGGGAAATGACTTCACAAGGAAATATCGTTATTTTTACTCAAGATCTTTGTACCTATCAAGAATTTCAAGATAGTATTGTTCCTTTTAGTACTACTGGATTACCTATTAGAGTACCCGCTGATAAGATAGAGTATTCTGATTATGATGGTGATGGTTCTTTTATATTTAATTACTATACATATAAGCTTTATATACATAAAGGTAATAGTTTTGGATATAATGTTTTCTTTGGCCAGAATATCGGAGATGGTTTATTAATTGGTGTTAAGAATGATCAATTAACAAAAATCGCTGTTGTTGAAGGTGATGATGAATGCGGAGAAACTACTTTTAGAGAAGTATATCCTAAATGAGAATTGTTATAATGACCTACAAGGACGCTCCTCAAGAGCGTCTTGATAATGCTAATAAACTTGCAAAAGAACTAAATGGTGAAGTTTATGTAGGCGGTACAAAGTATATTGATAATATGTATGCAGTATTTAAGAAATACGCTGGTAAAGATGATTTATTAATGTTTGAGGATGATGTTTATCTATGTGATAATTTCCTTGAAAAGGTAAAGAAAGCTATTGAAGAATACCCAAGTAAGGTGATAAACTTCTTTAATTTACATCATTGTATAAATAGAAGCATTGTTATGCCTTTTACTTCATGGACTGAATGTCAATGTTATTATGTTCCTAAGCATATCGTTGGGAGATTATCTTTATTTTATAAAGCATTTATCAAGATAGCACCAAAATCTTATGAATGTAATATTGCTGATAATTATATGAGATATTGCTTACATGAAAGCTATATTTTACATTATCCATCTTTAGTTCAACAATATCCATTTAATAGTGTTATTTTTGAAGGAAGAGTTGACGAACAATCAAAGACATTTGATAATTTATAATATATTTTATAATATATTAATTATATAATAATATATTAAAATGTAAAAAATCCTATCCCTAGGATAGGATTTTAGTTTTAACTAGTCTTCTTTAAAATTCTATATTCATATTTATATATTTAAGAATTTCATTAGACATAAAAACCCATCTTTCGATAGGGTTTCTTTAATTATTACTTGTACCAATCTGGTTCTTTATCTTCTAAAGGTGAGTCCTTAAACATATTCGCCATGTTTTCAACTTTAGAAACATCCCACTTTGAAATATCCCCATTAAATTTAGAATTCTTAAACAATTCGGACATATCAGTTATTAAAGATGTATCAATAAAGTTAAGGTCACAATTGTTACCCTTTTCTTTAATTGTGTCTTCGATTATATTTAAAAGTTCATCTTTGTCTTTTGGTTTAACTGTATATTCAGATTTATTAAATTTATTATGTAAAAATTCTCTAAATTTCATTTTAAATTCCTTTTTGTATATATTTATAACTCTCTGATTTTTTGAACCTCTATATAATAACTCTGAGCTATACAGATCTTGCATAAAAGGGCCATCAACCAAAACATCTACATACTCAAGAATTTCATTATCCTTTTCATTTTCATATAAACGGCCTGTCCATAACCAAATATCTTTATTTGGAACTTCTTGTTTAATTGATTTCACTAGATCTAACACATCATCGTGTAACTTTGGTTCTAAAGGATCTCCGCCTAATAATGAAAAACCATTTATCCAAGGATTTTTAAGTTCTTCAATAATTTCATTTTTAATTTGTTCTGTAAAGGATAAACCTGCATTGAATTTCCAGGATTCTTTGTTAAAGCAACCTTTACAACATAATGTACAACCGCTAACGAACAAACTAACTCTTATACCAGGTCCGTTAGCAGTGTCATATTTATTTAATCCTATATAGTTCATAGTTAAATTCTTTAAACTTAGTTGATACATCGACATTATTTATAATATAGGGTACAATCGTACCCTAGTATTCAATTAATCATAAATGTCATAGTCATAATCATCATCAGGACCATCATATTCACCTGGTTCCCAACCATCATAATCATCATTACGTTTATTTTCCATTACACCTACAATATAATCACAGTATGCATCATAAATATCACTTTCAGCTGAGGAAACAATTTTACAAAATATTACTCCATTTTCAATTAGTTCTGGAATTAGCTCTGTTAGCACGTTATCTAACTTTTCATCTGCTATATCAATGTAAGTTTCATCATCTACAATCCAAGTATCTGAAAGATTATAATCAACATCTAATCCACCAGGTTCTGAGTCAGCCATTGTTGGTCCCCAATAACCAGGGTCATTATCGTAGTGAGTTAATTCTATGTCAGAAGCAACTGTCCAATATAACTTACCAACATTTTCATCATGTACAAATATATCACGGCAATAAGTAACAGAAGCTGTATCATCAGCACTTACACCATCAACGATTGCATCACCAAACTTAAAATTCTTTACATTCATTACGTTTGTCATAATCATTACCTCTTATTCTTCACAATCATCTTCATCTTCATAATCATAGTCTTCTTCAGTATCCGGGTATTCGGTATGTAATGAACCTTCCTTGGTACGAATTTCTACTACTATCCAATCTGAATCATCATCATTAAATGTTACATCTCTTAATTGTTCTGTTTCAAATACAGCACCAGAAATATTGTTTTCTTCAATTTCTGCTGTATAATCAGCAACGCATACTAATCCAGCATCTGCAAAAAATTCTTGTTCATAAATCTTAATTTCTGAGTCTGTGTAAAGATGGTTTGTCCAATCACCATAACCAGTATCACTAATTTTTAAAAAATCTAAATTTAAGTAATCCTTTAACAATTGTTCAGCATCTTCAAATTTGTCTGCAAACCATAGGTTACAAAACTCTCTCCAAACAGCGCGGTTTTCATCTTCGTTAGCGTTGATGTGCATTAGATAGCATGGATCTGTTACAATGTATTTTTTCATAATCAATTACCTCTTAGATTCTATTTCCTATTTCTTATCTTTATGTATATATTATATAATAACTTAAAATAAAAGTCAACCTTTTTTTTAAAATTTTTTTCTCTTTTTTTTAAAAAAAAATTTTCAGTTTCTTATATATAATAATATTAATAAAAGAATATTAATATAAACAAAAAAAATCCTATCTTTCGATAGGATTTTAATGTTATATAATACTAAATATTTCTTTTTATGAAATTTATAAGGCCTCTTTCGAAGAAATCAGCAATGTGCTCAGTATTTAGTATTTATACTACTTAAATTGCTTTAAGAATTTTAAGAATAATTTTTGGGCTATAACCAGCTCTCAAAAAGAAAACTATTCCACCAATGATATTGATAGGGAATGAGCCATCTCGGTCAACAATTTTTCTAAAGAAATTAATTTTACCATCAACCAAACAAGCAAATATATCGTTGTATTCTTGATCAGTTATCTTCAAATTCTTGTATAGAGTGGTATTTTTTATATCCTTTATACCAGTAATATACTCCTCAGAACCGTTAGATGTAACTTCTTCACCTATAAATTCACTAAACTTCATTTTAATTCCTTATATAATTTTTATATATTATAAAAGAGCTTAATTAACTTAATTTCTTTAAAGCTTTTAGTATCTTTAACCATGTATCAATATTTTTAAAATCTATTGAGCTTACGGGTTGACACCACTTTAAATCATCTCCAATATACACATCATCGCCAATTTCAGGAAAGTACACTACACAATAACCGCTTTCATAACCACAAATTTCACAGTTTAGTTTTAACTTACCTAATTTTTCAGCTAGTGCTTCTGTATATTCATTAGTAACTCTTGAAGTAACATTAACAGGTTTAACTGCTTCACATAAATATTCACCAAATTTCATTTTTTACCTCTTTTTGTATAATTTATTTATATATTTATAAAAATCCTCTGCAGAAAACTGTGAGTTACCCCTTATACCAATTTGGTTCTTTATATCTACGACTAAGACCTGAATTTTTAAACATAGCCCCCATGTTCTTAACCTTGGAAACGTTCCAGTTTTCTATTGGCTGGTTAAAGGATTCTGCCCAAAAGAACATTCCATACATATCTCTAACATTTGAAACGTCCCAATCTCCTATTGGTTTATTAAAGGATTCCGCACCATAGAACATATCACTCATATCAGTAACATTTGAAGTATTCCAGTTACCGATTGGTTGATTAAAGGATTTTGCATCATAGAACATACCACCCATGTTCTTAACCTTAGAAACGTCCCATTTCGAGATATCCCCATTAAAAATAGAGTCTTTGAATAACTCAGACATATCAGTAATCAAAGATGTATCAATAAAGTTAAGGTTACATTTAGGACCTTTTTCTTCAATCGTGTCCTTGATTATTTTTTGAAGTTCTTTCTTAGTCTTAGGTTGGACTGTATAATTAGATTCATTAAGTAAAAATTCTGAAAATTTCATTTTTAATCCTTATAAATTAATTTTTATATATTATAAAAATTTATAAAAAAGGACCCATAATGAGTCCTTTAAATCCTTTAAATACACATTACATACTTACCCTGTCTTTGATTTCACACATCTTACCATCATTCATTTTATTCCGAAAATTAAATTCCCACAATCATAAATCCATTTAAAACCATTATTACTCATATTTTCTTGTTCTGTTAACTGTTCATCAAAATTACTTAAAATATTTTTTAATTTATGCTTTTGATATTTAATTCTCGATTCCAACATATGATTTACAAGGTAAAAATAATTCGGAGTGGTTTCTTGAATAAATTTTAATCCTAGTTGTTTATAGATATTTCCATTACTAAATCTTCGGTTAGCATAACTAATTACCGAACCATTATATTTTTGAGTAAAATATTTAAAAAGTTTACTAGCACCGCCAATTACATTAAAATATTTCTTAGTGCATAATCTTAATAGTTCATAATCATAATTTTTGTTAAATCTAGGTTTTCCAAAAGTCATTACTTCTACAAGTTCATCATTATAGAATAAACCTAAATTTATTTTAGAAGGGCAAGTACCTTGTAAATGATTATTAATTAAAAAATCTTTAACTTCTTTATATTCTAATTCTTTAATAAAACATTTTCTAGCATATATCTTTGTATTTAAACCTAGTTTGCTAGAAATCATAGACTTCCAAATATCTAAATCGTCAGTTTCAAAAATAGTGAAAAGTGTATATCCTTTTTCTAAACATTTTTTAGTTTTATTTAAATGATAATTTTTATCTTTGAAAATATTTGAGTGCCAATAAATACCATTGTACTCAATGGCAAGATTAAAATCTGGTAAAACAATATCTAATTCTAACGGGGTTAAAAGGTTTCTATCATTCTCAACAACCTGTTTATTTGTTAAAGATTTTATGTATCTAACTATTTCTTTCTCATTTTCTGATCGGCCTACAAAGTCTTTCAATTCAATTTTACTAGGTTCTTTAATCCCAAATTTATTTTTAAATTTAAATGAGTTTTCAAAAGTGCAATTATAAAATTCACTAAATTCTTTTGACAAAAATAATCCATCTTTTATAAAATTTTTTCTTATATATTCTTCATTATATAAGTCAAAATTTTTAAAATTCTTATACGTAATGTTGTCTACACCATATTTTTCTAAAAAAGCTTGCTTTATTTTTTCCTTTATTTCATTATTTTGAAAACCATATTCACAACCATATCTTTCTAAATTAGTTTGCTTTATCTTTTCATTGATGATTTTAGATTGTCTTGCATTTTCACAGCCATATCTTTCTAAATTAGTTTGTCTTGACTTTTGTTTCATTTGTTCTGATTGCGTACTATACTCACAACCATATCTTTCTAGATTTGTTTGCTTCATTTTAGTTTTAACTATTTCTGATTGTGAACTATATTCACAACCATATCTTTCTAGATTTGTTTGTTTTGTCTTCTCAATAATCTTTTGTTTCATTTCTGGTGTTCTGTGAGAATTATTATACTCACAAGCACATTGATGACAACAGAATTTTCTAATCGCTAAATTATCACAATTTAGACATTTATGATATTCGTTATTTAAATATTTAAAAACATATTTAGATTCATTAGTTTTAATTTTTTCAAAAATGTCTTTAAAAAAATCTAGTTCTTTTAATTCATTAAAATATTTTTTATAAAATTTTCCAAATTCATATTTTGAATATTTTTTAAAATTTTCATTTAAAATATCATCTATAAACATCTTCAAACCTTTAATTTAAGAATAAGCAACAGTGCTTATTCTTATTTATGCTATATTACATACTTACCCTGTCTTTGATTTCACACATCTTACCATCATTCATTCTAGTTTGTCCATTTAAGTTAGAATAACCTAAATAACCACAAACTCTTGAAATAGTGTTAATATTTGTGCTACCACAATGAGGACATCTCAAAGAACTATTATATGAAGTTTGTCCACACTCGTTACACTTTGTACTATCAAAATTCACACCTTGATAAAAGCCCATTTCCATACCACGTTGTATAATTGATTTTAATGCAACTAAATTCTCTGGATTATCAATTCTTACATATTGAATATGTCCACCAGCAACCTTATGGAACAAGTTAAATTCAGCATCCTGTTTTTCAATAGGTGTAATATGTTCACTAACATGGCAATGGAATGAATTTGAGAAATACTCTCCAAACTGATTATCACCTGTTAAATTAGCATATTGCTGTGCCTGTTTCATACATAATGATTCTGCAGGAGTACCATATAAAGCATACAAATATCCATCAGCCTTTTTGTATTTCTCAATTCTATCAAGAATAAAATCAACTACCTTGTTAGCAAATTGAGATTTGTCTTCATATATAGACTTTCCATTCCATAAAATAGTGCTTTCGTTTAGGGCTGTAATACCAAATGAAGCGGTCATATACTTAACTAAATCACCTATTTCATCATCTGGTTTTAAATTACCTTTATAGAAACCACCTTGTGTAAATGCTAAAGGGTTTGTACTTGCTTTAGTATGTCTAATTATATCATAACGCTTTTTAAGGAATTCTCTAATTGTTTCTAAGCGTGAGTCTAACAAGGTCCAGAATTTTGACTTCCAATCATTTCCAAATTCTCTTTTAGCAACTGCCATAATAACTGGGATATTCAAACTCACAGCACCAATATTACATCTTCCAATAGTACGTGGTCCATTTTCATCATCGAAGTGTGATAAGTACGCCCTACATCCCATCGGACTTATTATTGTTCCATAATCCTTAAATTCTTGAGCAACCTTATTAACTTCAGGGCTTCCATTCAAACTCAAATAATCAGGATACATACAGGTTGACGAAGTCTCAACAGCTTTATCAAAAAGTTCTGAACTGTAATTATCATTTTTAATTTGTTCTGAATCGTAAAGATATACTAATTTAGGAAATACAACCATAAACCCATTATGACCTTTCTTACGGGTATTAAGAATTGTTTCACCTATTGTCTTTAACCAGAATTTATCTTGATTATCAAGGTTTATATCCCATTGACCAAATGTTAAAGTAGTAAATGCAAAATCGCCTCTTGAACACGGTACAGTATTTAATTTAAGTTCTAATGATTGAAAACCTTGTTCTAATTCACGGATTGTTTCTTTAATAGCGAATTCTTCAACTTTTTGTGAATCATTAGTTAATTCAGCGAATTTAGAGCAATTTGTTACAAATGATTTCTTAACATAAGGTAATAACACCTTATCAATTTCCGCTAGTGTAAATCCACCAAATTGTTGTGCTGTTGCAACAAGTGTAACATCACCTATCACCGATAATGCCGCGACGACAGTTTTAGGTTCGGTATAACTAACTCCAGACATTTCAAAGCCATTTTTTAATACATTACCTACATCAAATAAACAACAATTCACAGATCCAAAAATCATATCCCTAAGGTCGTGAATATAAATATCGCCTCTTTTAGTCAAGAATTTCTCGGCATTACTTAAGTAGAATTGCTGGTACAATTCTTTAGTTAATGAACCCTTTACCAATGAACCTTTGGTTGATATTAAAGAACTATCGAAATTAGCATTTTCTCTATCACCTAAAAATATAATAGTATCGGCATCGTTCTTTAATTGCTCCCAAGATTTAGCATAAGTATTCTTGTAATCACGGTACTCTTGGTATGCGTTGGATATTTCTGTATAACCCATTTCATCCAATGTATTTATTACTATACTATGCAATTTTAACGTTCTTGTATCACTAGACACTTTTGTTTTGCATCTGTCAGCTACTTGGTATGCTTGTGCATAAGATATAGAACAATTTACACGTTCGGCCGCTTTTAAAACAGCTGAGATAATTTTTTCATTATCCCAATCCTCATATAAACCATCTTTTTTAATTATCTGCATTATAATAACCCTTTAACCTTATTATATTGTGTTCAGTAAAATAAGGCAATCTGCCTTATTTTAACGATTTAGTTATTTATATTTCTTATCGTGCTCCGAGTTTAATCCGTATGAGCCATTATATTGCTTTAGTGATTCAGCTTTAAATGATAAGTATTGACCTACTCGTGTACCTTTTTGAATCTTAATAGGACCACCTGTAACATGCATTACACCAGCCATTACTCCATTATAACCAGAATCATAAAGACCTGAGGTAATAAAACAACCATTACGATTTAAGGTAGAACGTGTAATAACCCAACCAGCTTCATCCTCACCCACTGTAATAATATTTTCCATTATTATTTCATAGCTACCCGGTTCTAAATACCAATAACCATTTTCATCTGGTTCAATTTTATTAGAACCTCTATGTGTCTTATTATTATCACAATCGATTTCAAATAACGCATCTCTAATCTTAAACACCTTATCCAATCTTAAATCAACAGCGTTTGGTTGGATATCTTCTTCCTTTACATTAGTTAATTTTGAATTTGACTTTTTACCAAAAATATGAATCATTTTTATTCCTTAATTACTTATCTTAAAAATTTTATATTAATATTATATAATAAAATACTTAAAAATAAAATTTTTCAAAAACCTTTTAATCACCATATTTTTCTAATGGTTGCACTACCCATTCATAACCTGGTACTAAAGTACTGTAAAAATCAGGTTCTATATCCCTTTTAACTTCTTTATTCCATAATACAGCTGTCATAACAGAATCTACGTTATAATGCTCTTTTATGTGGTTTACAAAGAATTTCAAAGTATTACCTGAATCGATTAAATCGTCTACTATAAGCACATTACCTTTAATTAAATCCTTGTTTATAATCTCATCGGATAGCAAAATCGGACCTTGAACCTTATCATTATATGAGCTTAATTTTGCGATTACCAAAGGGATTCCTAAATATCTTGATATAGCCTCAGCGGGCAAATAACCCCCTCTTAAAAGTCCTATAACACAGGTAAAGTTACAACCTGCTTGGTTAAATCCACTAGCTTTAGATACTAATGCTTCTATTAAATTAAAATATTCGTTATAATTATACATATTCACAAGGGTCCTTCATATTTAATTCTTCAAATATACCTAAACGTTCTTGGCATGTAGGACATTTACCACAAGCCTTACCTTCAATTGGACTATAACAACTTAAAGTATTTTTCATTATTATATTAATATCTAATCCTAATTTTTCACAAGAATCAACGGCATCCTTAAGTACATCCAACTTATTTACTTCTACATATGGGTTATATGCATGTATGTGATTAGAATCCCAATTACCTTCACAAAACGCTTCAAACAACTTATTAAAGAATTTAGGTGTACAATCGGGATATGTGGAAGTTTCGTTATTATGAATACCCATACAAATACTAACTTCATTACCTGTATCTTTATATAATGTTAGTGCTTGAGCGAATATAATACTTGCAAATATAGCATTTCTATTTGGAACAAATATAACTTCTTGGTTTTCTCTACTATACTCACCTTCTGGTGTTTCAATGTCATCTCTAGTCAATGAACTTTTAAGGTTATTCATTGCTGATGAAATATCAATGGTTTTATAATCTATTTTATAGCCTTTATTCTTCAAATAATCTACGTTATTTTGAAGCTTCTCAAGCTCATACGTATTTTGCTTAGAGCCATAATTGAAGTTGTATATATGTACGTTATACTCATTTTTAAGTAGGTTTAAAAGTAAACTAGTACTGTCTAAACCGCCAGAACAACTTAAAATTGCTTCTTTCATTATTACCTCATTTAATACATTTAATATTTTGATTTAATAATACGATTATATAATATATTAAAGAATAATAAAAATATTCAATAATATATTATATAGAATTGATTTATACTTTATACTGTTTCGATTGGGTCTTTTAACCCTAAAGATTCAAATGCTTTTAATCGTCCTGCACAACTATGACAAATTCCACAAGCCTTACCATTTTCATCAGGTCCATGATAACAAGTCCATGTATCTTCAAATGGTACTCCTATAGCATTACCTAATTCAATTTCATCAGCCTTTGAAAAATATAATAATGGGACTTCTACCTTAATTTTATACTTGTCATTTAATTTTGTTAATTTATTTAAAGCTTTGTAATAATTCTCTCTACAATCCCAAAATCCAAAATCATCATCTAACTGAATACCTAAGTATACAACTTCAGCTCTTAGAGATTCAGCATAACTCAACGCAATGCTCTGAAACATAAGATTTCTATATGGGACTACGAAATTTGCTTGTACATCTTCTTTAGAATCCTCATTAGTTGGTAGATCTACAGTAGTGCTTGCACTTAATGAACATACATCCTTTACGATATCACCAACAAATGAAATATCAACTATCTTATGTTCTACACCTAATTTAGAAACTGTTATCTTTGCTTTCTCTAATTCAACTGAATGTCTTTGTCCATAATTAAAACTAATTGCTTTAACATTGTTAGCACCATATTTTCTAACTAATGCATAGATCAACACAGTGCTATCCATTCCACCACTTAATACACATACAACAGGTTTATCAGTTTTTACTAATTTAAGTCTTTTAGTCATTCTTCACTCCATTTATTACATTTTTAATTGTATTCATTCTGTTTTCAATCGTACCGGTTAATACAACTACATTATTTAAATCTTTTACCAATTCTTCAAAATATTCTAAAACTTCATCTCTGAAATCTAAATTTAAACTCCTTACACCATCTGGAATAATGTCAAATTCAGGCCTAATATAAAAAATTACATCGTACTTATTAATAATACTATTATATAATTCTTTTATATAATTAAAAGTATTATCATCAATTTTATTATGCTTGTACGCATAGATTGTATATGCCATGCAATCCAAAGCACATCTATCTAAAATTTGATTACAAATTTGAGAGTTATATTCATGAATTTTCATGATAGTTATTTGTGTGTTTTCATCTCCATCTTCGTTAATTTTAATTTTATCCTTAATGCTTCTGATACACTCAAATACTACATTATAATCCTTGAATAAAGGGTCATTTTCCATTTCCTTTAATAATGTACTTTTACCAACACATTGCACTCCAGATAAAGCTATTTTCATAATAGATATTCCTTAAATTTCTTAACATTATACATTATACTGCAATATGCATCTTCATCTATTTCAAAATTATGATAATCATCAATCATTGTCTTTGGCTTTTCATTAATAGGATACCATTTCTTTTCCAATCCCGATACAATAGGGTTTGATGTGTCAATAGTTTCGATAAAATTCAAATCCTTATATGCAATAAAATCAGTAGGTAAATAACAACCCAATAAATGGTGTTTCTTATTTGGGTTAATTACCTTATCCCTTATCATATCGTAAATAATTTGTTTGCGACCATATATAGGATTTCCATATAATTTGTAAATATTTTCAGCAAAATTAAATGCTATCTTAACGTTGTACTTATCAAAATATTTGTATGATTCTACGAAATCACTGTATTTTTCACCATGTATAGTAACTATTTTAGTTCCTGGTAAATCACAATACTTAGTCATCCATTCATCAAATAATTCAATATTCTTATCTTTATTATTAAAATAATCAGGTACTAAATATTCTGTGGGTTTAAATCTTTTAACATTTTCTGCAAACTCATTAGTATCAAAAGATTCACCTAATTCATAAGCAGAATTGTCAAGGATCTGAATCCTATTAGCCTCCTTAGAGGCTTTAAATAAGTCTTGATACTCTTTGTATTTTAGTAATTGATGTATTAAAAAATAATCGTAGTCATTAATATTAAAAATATTAAATCTATTATCTTTTAATAAAGATAAAGGCATTTCATGTGATATTTTCATTCCAACTCCAAATTTAAAATATTACATATATTATATAATATAATATTAATAAATTAAACTAATCTTCAATAGGTTCTAAACCAAATTTCTTTATTGGATTAGATTTTTTACGTTTCCATTTTGATTTTGGAACCACCATAGGCATATCAAAAAATTTTCTAACTGAATTTTTCACTATGTATGATGGTTTGAGTCTTTGCATCGCTAACCCCTCATTACTTGCAAATGTTCTAAAGATTTCATTATATTCATCATCTGAAGGGCTATAATGGAATTTAATTTCAGGAAAATCCTTTTCTAACCTATTCATAACATTTAAGTAATTTGGATAATAACTTGCTGGATATGCAACGAATGCAATCTTTTTATATTCTGTTACCTTGAGCAAATTATATAAACTCCAATACATAAAATCTTCTTCAGCTTGTAATAATCCTTCTATCTTAAATTCATCCATATGATTCCAGTTATAATATCTAAATGGATAGCAAAAACTAAAATCATTCCCTTCGTTAATTGGTATTACACCACTATTTGACATTACTACTGTATCACTAATTGGCTTATACATTTCAAACAAATTGTTAAGCGAATATGGCTTTGATTTAGAACAACTAAGTACTATTAGTGTATCCGTATCCTGAATATAATTATTAACAATATATTCATTTGCAATTTTAAATACAGGGTGATGTAAAATTTCGTACGTGCATCCCAATAACGATTCTAATGGTGCCCAGTCTTTCCTGTGGATAAATTCATCTTCATCTGGAATAATAGGTGCTTGAAATTTATCAAAAATCTTAATTTTTATAGAATCATCTAATGATTTTGACCCTTCTCTATTATATCCAAAAAACTTTAACTGTTTACGCATAGTCCCATTAAGGTTATAACCATATATGTTATTATATAAGCTTAATTTAATTCGTCATCTGTTGGGGCTTTAGATACTTTTTCATATGGTGGGTATTTGGTTAAATCCACTTGATATTCGTTTTTGTGTTGAGGTTTATAAGTTGATTCACACATATTTACATCACCCATTACATTAAGTTAAACTTAACATTACTTAGCACTTAAAAATTCTTGACGTAATTTAGCATCTTCCAAAAACTTGCCTTTACAATACAAAGTAACTGTATTAGCATTAGAATCTTGGGCACCTCTTAAACTCATACAAGTATGTGCTGAGTTAATCACTACAGCAACATCTTCAGTTTCAGCAATAAATGAAATTGTTTCAGCAATCTGCGCTGTTAATGTTTCTTGAGTATTAGGACGCGCCCCTAAGAAGTTAACAATACGACTAAACTTAGATAAGCCAATCACCTTATTCTTTGGGATGTAAGCGATTGTACAACCAGGCCCAAAAGTTACAGACCCATCTGAGTTACCTTTAACTCCGAAGAATGGCATAAAATGATGGGAGCATACTGAAATAATCTTAACATCTTTTACAAGTACAAAATTATCATAACCCACAAATGTATTATCTACAGCTGTACATTTTGGAAATTTAGTCCAATCTAACCCACCAAATAACTCATTCACATATAACTTAGCTAAACGCTTTGGTGTATCTGTTAGGTTACCATCTTCTGAATTTAAGCCTAATACGTTTATTAATTGTGAGAATAAATCCTCAGCATACTGTTTACGAATATCAACAGGTAATTGTTCTTCCTTCTCAATATTTAAAAGACCCTTTGATCTTAAATGATCTCGAACCTTTAACCCTAATTCTGAATTTGTTTGATTTAATTCCATGTAATTTCCTCATATAACTTGTATAAAGGGTGTAACACCCTCATTGTTAGTTAATCTTCGAATTCATCTTCGAATTCATCTTCGAATTCATCTTCGAATTCATCTTCATCAAAACCACCATCATAAACAACACGATCACATTGTTTAATCCATAGTAATAATGGGTAACCCATACCTGGATCCATTTCAAAAACTGAACTTTCTACGTCTTTGAAATCGTATTCTTCACTTCTGAATCCATCAATGAATTCTTGATCCCATTCAGTGTCAACCCCATCTTCTTCACAAACATCTAAAATTGTTTGCAATGCATTAAGTAATGCATCCTTATCATCAACTGAGTCAATGGTAAATGTTTCAACATAATCTCTAATATCACCCATACCTCTGTTAGCACACTTAGCATTGTCTGTCCATCTAACTTCATATTTTGTCATAATCGTTACCTCTTTAATTTCTCTTTAATTTCTCTTTAATTTCTCTTTAATTTCTCTTTAATTTCTCTTTAATTTCTCTTTAATTTCT